ATGGAAGCATCAACATTAAGTGTTCATACAAAAGTAGAGCTTTTAGTAGAGAACGTAGTCGGTAATGATTTTGATTATTCAGTAACACCGTAAATGGAGATATAAAATGAAACAGAATATTAGTATGCAAACAAAACATGTAAAAACAATTCATAAAGAATTATTACTAAACGGTGGTGATCTGGATTTATATCTTGATCTTTTCCTTACTGATGAAAATGGTAAAACTGAAAAAGTATTAACCAAGAAAGCCGATTCATTATTAGCAAACTTTCTTAGGATATTATATATACAAATGTCAAGAGATAGACGAGTTAATGTAATGGGAGGCACTTTTTATACTTTAAGAAATACTCTTACAGCTACTTCTATTACAAGTTTATCGGCAGGAGTCGGTAATAAAATAAGAATTACATTTTCAATTCCTGCAATTGATACTACAAATACAACAGGATTAATTACATTAGGTGGTTTTCAAGGTGTATCAATTGACGGACAATATACTTTTACAAGAATTGATAATTATAGCGTCGATTTAGAAGGTACAACTTATTCTGCTGGTTGGACAACTGGAACCGGTGGAGTTGCTATATATCTTCCAGTTACTACTATGTATGGTCCTTCACATAATTCTTTTCATTCACAAGGTATAATAGTAGGAAGCGGTAGTACGGCAGTAACAGTTGACGACCAATTATTAGAGAAACAAATACCGAATATATCTACACAAGGAGGTTTGACATATAATACTTCTACTGTATCACAAGATACAAGTGATGCTACTTCAGCGCAGATAACATTTACAAGAACTTTTACGAATAATACACCAAATACTACACAGGTTAATGAAATCGGAATGTTAATGTATGGAGGTAGAAGTACCGGTACTTATTATACATTCTTGACAATGAGAGATATTATTGCCGGAGGAGTTAATGTTGCAACAGGTAAAACTTTAACAGTCAATTATCGTATTAAAACTACTTTAGGAATCGGTACTGATCCCGGTGGATTTTTATCATCATTTATGAGACTTTTATATCGGATGTGCAGCGGTTTATCAAGAGCTGTTTTTGATATTACTAATACAAGTAGATCATACATAAATGATCCAGGTACTTTTAATGTACTAAGTTGTGGAGGAATAAATAAGACTAGATACTATGATGCTATAGAGGGTTATAAATGCGGTATAGTTATTGGAACAGGTAATACAGCAGTATCAATGAGTGACTATTATTTGGAAACTCCAATAGTTCATGGTACTGGAAGCGGTGAAATGTTATATTATGGAGGATTTGCTGAAGGTTTTACCATTGGTGCAGGATATGCACAATTCAATATATCCAAGGCTATTGAAAATAATTCTGGTGGAACAATTACAGTAAAGGAGTATGTACTAACGGGTTCTTCAGATTCTCAGACAAGTAGTCCTCAAGATTGGTATGATAATTTATATTACCAATATACTTTAACAAGAAACGTATTAACAACACCGGTAAATGTATTAGATCAAGAAATATTAAAAGTAGTATACACAATTAAAGTAATTGTTGTATAAACAGTTTTATTAAGAGTGAGAAAAGATGAAAACGTTTCAAGAAATAAAAACTGCAATGCGATCTTTTATCAGAGGAAAGAATACTTTAATTGATTTAAGTGAAGGTTCGATAGTTGATGATATAGTCATTTCCGCCCCTAGTCAAGAAATAGCTAAGTTGTATGAAGAAAATAATATTACGTCTCAAGGTCAATCTCTTGAAACGTCTTCTGATTTAGCTACGGATAGTTTAGGTAAAAACATAGGTATTTTAAGATTATCTTCAAGAAGTGCTTCTGGAACGGTTAAATTTTTTACCTTTAATGCTCCTACAAATGATATTACCATATCTGTAGGTACAATTATTTCTACTTACGCAACTAACGGTGCTGAAAGTATTCAATTTGTGGTAACATCTACTGTTTATATGTATGCCCAATTGGCTGCTTCATATTTAAATGTTACGAAAAATGTTTATGAAGTTTCTGCTTCAATTGAAGCTTTAAAATCAGGGTTAGATGGAATAGTAGGTCCTCAAGCTGTAACTCAATTAGTAACTGTTATACCCGGTATTGATGGAGTTTATAATGATGATTCAACAGCAGGAGGAGCTGATTCTGAAAGCACAAACGATTTAAAAATAAGAATTGCTGCTAAATGGAGAGGTAATTCAATTGGAGTTGCAGATGGTTACTTGAGTGAAACTTTAGCGTATCCAGGAGTTGAAGATGCTATAGTTGTAGGAGGTGCTGACACAGGAAGAGATGATTTAGGACCGGTAGATATATTTATAAGAGGTAAAAAAATAACCCCTGTACAAGATAGTTTTATAGCTTATACTGATTACCCTGATTTAATTTTATCAAGACAGCCTGTTATAGATTCTGAAACTATAAGTGTTATTACAAATTTAGGAGGTGTGTTATCACCTTCTTTATATACTTTAACAAAAGATACAGGAGTGTATGCAGGTTCTGTTAGAGGACAAGATAATGTACATTGGATTTACACCTTACCTACTAGTTCTGGATCTGTTGTAGTAAGTTATAGTTATAATAGTTTAATCTACGATTTACAAAATTATTTTTTAGATCCTTCACGCAATGTTCAAAATATTGATTTACTCGTAAAGTGGGCTACAGAAATTAAAATTGATATTACCTGCAGTATAAGAATAACACCGGGTTATGATAGTAATAGTGTTATTTCAGAAATTAGTACTCAGCTTGCTTTATTTTTTAATGATTTAAGTATAGGATCTTTAATTCAACAATCAGAAGTGGCTGAAACAATTTTATTAGTAGCAGGAGTTGATGATTTACAATTACCCCTTACTCTTTTCCAGGGTGAGAACGGATCAGTAACTGTCGATAGTTTTGGTAATTTGCAGTTATTAAGTAAGTCATATGCGGTAATTGGTGATTTAATAATTAATGTAGTATAAGTTTATGAAAAATTGGCGTAACGTATTTGGATGGATGAAAACAATACAAAAAGGTGATATTGTTGAAATACTAAAAGATATTAGTAGTGATTTTACCTATAATTTTTTAAGACCTTAAGGATATGTTACAAAAGTTAACGACCAATATGTGTTTATAGTAACTCAGTCTAGTAAAATGAAAATACCTTTAAAAGATTGGCAAAAATATTTAGTTATTACTAAACCAGTTCCAATAATTTTCGAAAAGAGTTGAAATGGGTTTTTTATTACAGTGGAAGAACTATTCAGTAAGAAGTAAAGAGAGAATTTTAGCAGACCTTTATTCTTATCTTTCTCACAAATGGTACTCTGTACGGATTGTAGGTTCGAATATTTATAATTTTTTTGATATGTATGCCGATCAACTTTCTTCTATGTCTGTAGAAGTACAACAAACATTTGATGATTTGAGTTTATTAACAGTCAGAAACACACCGATTTACAATCGTAGTACTTCAAAATTGTATGATAATTTCGGAAGCATTTTTGAGGTAAATAAACTTTGGAATCAAAATAATGATACTTATAGTTCAAGTTCTTTACTTTCTTCTTACAGACAACAATTAAGATTTTTATCTGAAGCTTATTTAGTTGGTTCAACAATTAACGCTCTTCAAAAAACTGGAGAAGGTTATACAGGAGCTTCACCTATTATATTACAACCTTACGTTGACCATATTGGATGGAGATTAATTTCTTTTTCAGCTTCTGTAATTGCTGAAGGTAAAAATGTTCAAGTTTTAGATACGTATTATCCAGGAATTGGAGATATTATATACACAAATTTAAGTTCAGGATCTACCGGACACATACTTAAATATTCACATTCAAGATTGGGTTACAATACAAGACCTGTTAGTAGACAACATTTTTACAGCGGGTTAAAAATATTCATATACGGCTCTACAAGTGTTAATAATAGTATTGCTCCTTACCTTACTAGAACTACTGGAAGTATGAATGGGTCTTTTGATTTATCGATCGAAAATACTATAAAAAATCTCGTAAGAGCTGATATTGATCCACTTTTCTTTTATTCAAATAATTACGTATATGACAAGTATAACCTTGGAGATACTATTTTAGGGGATTCTAATTTTACTTTCTCTAGTGGTGGGTTTGTTTATAACCGTACAAGTTACGGTAGTAATTTGAATTACATAGTAGTACCGGCTACTTCTCCTTATAGTGGTAATATATTCAGTGGAGAAATTAATAAACCAACAGGTTCTTTATTAAGAAGTAGAATTGTTACTTTACCCTTAAATTATGCTAATTATGTATGGTTTTACGACTGGTCTACTCTATTAAGGAATGACGCTTATTATAATGCTCAAGTTAGAAGCTATCCTTCTGCTTCTATACCTAATACTGTTTATTATAAAGATGTTAAGTTTGTGACACCTAAAACTTTATTATTACAAATGCCTTCTGGAGCAACTGGAGCACATTGGTTGTTTCAAGATAAAAATTACGCTCAAGACATTACAGGAAATGGAAATAATTTAGCTATTAGTACTGCTTCTGTAAATAATATATCTTTAATGAGACCTCGACAAGGGTTGAGATTAGGTATATACGGAGAAAAAGGATCTTATTTATATAGATACATTACTAGTGATAAATTAAATTTTTATAGTGCCGATTTTTTTCTTGAAGCTTGGATAACTGGTATAGATAAATCTGCAGTAGGTAATTTTACATCTTTTACTGTAAAAAGGCAATCAACAATTAACGATACTTATAATTTAACAAGTAAAGGATACGCTCTTATAATTACCAGTGCTTCTCAAAGCGTAGCTTTACAGATCAGAGATGATAGTGGTGAAATTTATACATTAAATGGTTCTATTGCTGATTTATTTACTGAAGAACCGGAAAGACCTCATTATTTTGCAGCTAGCTATAATAATGGAAAGTGTTTTGTATATTTAGATGGTAGACAAATAGCTACAGGTTCATCTACTGTAATTCCTTCCGATGTTATTCAAGGTTATACAATTGTTAAATGTGAAGGTACTGATATAGGGGTAGATGAAATTATAGCATCTACAGGTCAGTTATTACCTCCTTCTGCTTTAAGTAGATTTAATAATAGTAAACCTTATCAGTTTGGTTATAAAATTGATAATTTAGATTTAGAGAGATGTCACCAATTGCAATTAGAAGTGCATGCTTCCGGATCAGCAGATTTTGAATATCATCAATTCTCAATTAGAGGTATAGATGATTTATATTTACATTCACCTTCAATAACAGTTATCACAGGTAGTGTAATTTAGAAAAAATAAATGAACATAAATATTTTATAAATTTTTAAAAGGTCGCAAGTATGTTAAGCAAACCTCATTTTTACAATGATATTGATGTGTTATCTGATGACCTTAATCAAATAGGATCTCATTCATCAAATGAATTTAAAAGTACTCTTCTTGCATTTCTGGCTAATGCTGGAGGTTTTAATAATTCTCCTTTTGGTTCTCGTACAACTCCAAAAGGAGTTATAGGATCCCCTGCTGATTATGTATTAGCTAAAAATTTAAAAGTTAAAGGAGTTAAAGATGAACCTAATCAAATAAACGTATGTCTAGGAAATGGGTTAGATGATTATGGAAATTTAATTACAATACCTAGCACTTTAACAATTACTTTTGGAGATAACACTTCGAATTACAAATGGACAGATGCTATTTCAGGACTTACATATGTTGCTGTTCATTATCAAGAGTCTTCAAGTAGTCTTAAATCAGATCTTGTAGGAGCTTTATATCCTACTAGATATACTCCTGGTTATTTTGTAACAGTGGGCAATCTTCCTACAAGTAATTATATATTATTAGCTTCTTTCTATACAAGTCTATCTGGAAATATGATAGGAGGTGTTTCAGACTTACGAGAGTATGTAAGATTAAACGTTACAGCTAGTAGTGTTATTTTAAATCCAATTACACCTTTTAAAAAGTCACCTTCTACACACGCTACAGTTGAAGATCACGTTAACGCTGTAGGTACGGGAGTTGTATCAATACAAAATCCGCATGGCCTTTCTTTAACAGATTTAGGTTATTCAGATACTAGTATATCTTTAATTAATTCTCATTTAACCAAAGATCACCTTAACGGTATATTAGTAATAAACCCTGGATCAGCATCTGCTTGGAATTCTTTTAAAGCTACTGTAAACAATCCCACTAGTAATGCTTATTTAAGTTTTGCAGCTCCCGCAGGCGCTATATTAATAGTTAATGGAAGTATTATAAGTACTTCTTTAGGTACTCTTTATGCCTCCACAGCTCCAAGTGACGGCACTTACTGGGCTGTTTGCGATGCTTCAGGAAGTCTTTCATGGAAGAGTTCAACATTTTTCACAGATGAAGAATTACTTGTTGGAGCTATTACTAGAACTAACCATAAAGCTTCTCAATATTATATTTTAGGTCTAGCTACTATTGCAGATAGTATGAGTGATATTCCATCATTTGTAGATCATAGAGGTTTTAATTCTTTTGCAACCAGAGATGTAGATTCAGATATTGAATCGCAATTAGATCCCTATTCTGTTGCAGGTACTCTATATGGAAGTAGTTCTTTAACTACTAGTCTAGCTCGGTTAAGGTTTCAGGTAGCAAGAGCAATAGGAACTGTAGGTGGATCTTGGCTTACTAATACTTTTCCTTTAACAGATGGTCCTTTATCTAACGCAGATCTTTACCATGCGCATAACTTTGATGCTTTAACAGATGTATTAGCAAATCCCAATGTTACAATGAGTAACCTTGTAAGATCAACAGCAGGAACCAGTTCAGTCGTTGATGATTTACACACGCATAGTTTTGCTAGTTTAAGTGATATTGTAGCAGCAGGTATTACTTTTGATGATTTACAAAGAGTTGCTTATGGTTATAATTATAGATTTTACAAAGCTAGTGATGTTTCTGCTACAGGTTCTGAAGACAGTGATAATTGGTATATTCCTTCAGATCTGAGTTACCGTATTCTCGGTTTTACAGAAGTTATGACTGGTGAAGTAGTCCCAATTGCAATTGCAGGGGGTATAACTTTTGAAAAAGCCGGCTATTACGAAATAGAAGCGGCTGTTCAATTGACAGCTGCAGGTGTTACCGATGCAAATCAATCTGTTCTTTCACTTGTAGAGACTGGAGCTGGTAATACAGGTTCTGTTGTAGTTAACACAACAATTCTCAATGTAGATGGAGGTGTTAACAGAAATAAAATTTTGTATAAAGTTCTATATCCTTCAGGTAGTGTAAACCAAAATAAAATACAGGTATATGCAATGGCTAATTTCTATTTATCAGCGTCTCCTGTTGATGCAGGTCTTCCAAAAAACACTACTGCTGCTTATTCATTTAATAATTTTCTTTCAGTGAGAATGGTTAAAAGTTTATAGTATATGAGTTAAATATGTCGATATTTAAGTACCCTTTATTAGGAAACATTGTAGGAAATATTTTAGTTATTGTATATAAAGGTCAGAAAGTAAATGTAAAAATACAATCTACCTACCTAGTAAAGGTGTTTGTTGTTAACAAATTAATTCCTTCTTCAGCAGTAGCAATTACTTACGGCACAAAAATTCTTATAAAATCAAAGACATATAACGATATTACTCAAAGATGGTTAGTGTTAAGTCATGAGACTGTACATATAGATCAATGGTGCAGATACGGTTTTTTTGGTGTAGGTTTTTTAGTAAAGTATATATTTCAGTATTGTAAATACGGATACAAAAATTCACCACTCGAAAAAGAAGCAGATGAAAATTAAAAATATTTTTTTTTTTAATAAAAATTGAAAATATTTTCAATTTCTGGTTTTAAACTTAACTCTTCAATGTATTATATCGCACGTCGTGCGTTCAATTGGAAAAGATATGTGCTTATTAATCTATCAACAAAAAATTATAAGGGGATGGTGAGAACTCTAAAAATTTATACATTTACAATAAAAATACTGTTTGTAGTGTTTTTTAGTACCGGTAAGTGTATAATATAAATTAAAAACCTTTTCTAAAAAAAAAAATACAGATTTATTACTAATCTTAAAGAGATACGTAAATGGATAAAAAAATTAAAGTCGTAGCAATTGCGGACGATATTCGTATACCGTCAGGTGTAGGTATTCAATGCAAAAAGATTTTAACAGGTCTATTAAAAACAAACAAATATGAAGTTGTAGAACTTGCAGGTTCTTTAGTGCGTGGAGATATGAATCCTGTAATGTATAAAGGTGTAAAACTCTATCCAACTGGAGGAGAAGCTTATGGAAATACTTATCAATTAAGATTACTTTTACAAATAGAAAAACCTGATATTTTATTAATTTTTTCTGATCCTCGATTTTTTCAGTATGTATTTAATATGGATGATGAAATACGTCAAAATTGTAAATTAGTATTTTACCATACCTGGGATAATGCACCTTTTCCTAGATTTAATCTTCCTTTTTATAGAGCATGTGATGAAATTATTATGATATCTGAATTTTCTTACGAATTGATGAAAAGCGGAGAAGTTCACTGTTATCATATACCCCATATGCAAGATCCAACTGAATTTTTTCCATTGCCAGCAGATAAGGTTCAAGAGGAGCGAAACCATTTTCAAAAATTGTTAAATTTACCTCGTCTTGATTTTATTATATTTTATAATAATAGAAATCTAGATAGAAAAAGACCTGGGGATGTTATTAATATTTTTGATAAGTTTAATAAAAAACACCCTAATTCAATACTGTTAATGAACACACATGCTATAGATCCAGAAGGTACTGATTTATTACAAATACAGAATGAATATGTAAGAAGACAAATACCTATACTTTACAATTTTAATAGAGTTGATAATGTAACATTAAATTTGTTTTATAATGCAGCTGATATTACAATTAGTATACCTTATGCAGAAGGATTTGGATTGTGTGTAAGTGAGTCTTTACTTGCGAGTACACCTGTTGTTGCTACACGTACTGGAGGAATAACTGAACAAATGAGTTTTACAGAACACCATGAAGCTGTTTCTGATGCTGATGGAAAAGGTTATGATGCATATGATGAGGAAATTACGTTTGGTAAACTTATAGATCCAGCAGTTAGAAATTTATTTGGGACACCTGGATCAGCTTATATTTATAGAGATTATGTAAGAGATGAAGATGTATTAGATGCTTTAGAAGTAATGTATAATATGAAAGAAAATAATAAGTTAGATGATTTAGGAATAAAAGGAAGAGATTATGTATCTCGAAAATATAATGAAAATGATATAGTTCAAAAATGGGATACTATATTAACTAATATTTACAATAAATCTTCTGAATATAGAAGAATTAATTTAGTTGAGGTTTAAAATGTTAACATTTTTATACACAAAATATTTAAATAGAGGTTTTGAGATCTTTATACCTTCTGTTATAGTTTCACTTATTGTAGCATGTATAGTTTGTACTGATGTAGCTATATTTGCAGGTTTATTATATCTTATTGGAGTAGGTAGATGAGACAAACTATTGTAATTCAAGCACCTGTTTTTTCGTTAAGCGGATACGGAGCTCATAGTAGAGATATATTATTATCTCTTTGGGATACTCAACAATTTAATATCGCATGTGTGCCAACAGGGTGGGGAAGTACTTCTTTATCTTTTAATTTACCTCCTTCTCAGGTTGATATTTTAAATTTTACAACTCAAAATAAGATACATCCAGGGGTTGAATTTATTTGGTTACAAGTAGGTATACCTAACGAGTTTGATAGAAAAGGTAAAATTAATATAGGGGTTACTGCTGGTATTGAAGCTACTGCTTTACCTCCCGGTTGGAAAGATGGCTGTAATAAGATGGATGCAATAATTGTACCTTCTACTTTTATTCAACAGTTATTTATAAAAGAAGGAGTTACAGTACCTGTTTATATTGTTGGAGAAGGAGTTGATACATCTATTTTTAATGATCAATCTTGTAAGGAGAAAACAGAAGTTGATACTATTTTAGATTCTATTAGCACTGAGTTTAATTATTTAGGAGGAGGTCAATGGCTAGGTGGCAGTATTGGAGAAGATAGAAAAGGTATAGGTTTATTAATTAAAACTTTTGTAGATACTTTTGCTGACGATAAAAGAGTTGGATTAGTGTTGAAAACATTTTGTAATAATAATTCTTCTGTTGATAGATTTGACACAGAAGAAAGATTAAAAGAAATAAAAGGAGGTAAAAAATTTCCAAAAGTTTATCTCTTATCTGGTGATTTTAAAAACGATGAATTAGTTAGTTTATATCATCATTCAAAGATAAAAGGATTTGTCAGTTTAACGGCAGGTGAAGGTTTTGGAAGAATGGGTTTAGAAGCTATGGCTTGTGATTTACCTGTTATAATGACAGGGTGGTCTGGACACATGGATTATATGTCAAAAAATCATTTTAGTTTAGTAGATTACGTATTGGATAAGGTTCCAAGAAATGTAGTAATATCAAGTAGAGGTTTATTTCAACCAGATATGATGTGGGCTAAAGTGGATACTAAAGATGCAAAATATAAAATGAAAAAGTTATACGACGGTTATTCAATATCTAAAGAAAAAGCGAAAGAAGAAGGTATAAGAATAAGAAGAGATTGGAATAAAGAAGTATGTTATAAACAATTGATAAATGTAATTAATACATTTGTTGCAAAAATACAAACTCCACAAATTTTAATGCCTGTAGATAAAGGTTAATAACATGATAAGAAATATAGGTACAGTAGTGCCGGTATTTAATAATTTATTTTACACTAAACAGTTATTACAGTCAATAAAAAGAGTAGCTGTTACATCTAAATTAGTTAGTAAATTTAAAATAGTTGTTGTTGATAATGGGTCTACTGACGGAACAAGAGATTTCTTACAAGAAGAAAAGTATTCAATTACAAATAGTTCTGAAAATGCTACAAATATTGAATTTGAATATATTTTAAATGAAACTAATCAAGGGTATGGTGGAGGTTGTAATAGAGGAATAGAACTATTACAAAAAGATGAAATAGAGTATGATTATTTAATTGCAAATAACGACATGATTTTTTTAGATAATGTGTTTGATGAGTTAATAAAAGCGGCTTACTCAAAAGATAATATAGGTATTGTAGGAGGAAAATTATTATTTCCAGATAATACTATTCAACATGCCGGGGCTTTTCTTAATGTTTTTGGATGGGGTCAGCATATTGGAGGAGGAGTGCCTGAAGACCAGTTACCATCTAGTAATGCAATAGAAGAAATGGAGTATTGTACAGGAGCTCTTCTTTATATTAAACAACAAGCTGCTAAATTATTAATAGAAAAAGAAGGGCATATATTTGATGAGAGGTTTTTTATGTACTTTGAGGAGGTTGATTTAGCTTACGTATTAAGAGAATATGGATATAAAACAGTTTACGCTCCCCTTTCTAGAGCTATACATTTCGAAGGTCTAAGTTGAGTTTCGAAGGACATAAACTTAGTACTATAATGAAAGGGAAAACTTTAGGTTATAAAAGATCAGAAGAAACTAAAATTAAAATAGGAAAAGCAAGTAAAGGCAGATTATTGGGGAGAAAGCAGTCTCCAGAACATATCAAAAGACGTATAGGGAGAAATAGAAATTCTTCAAAATCAGAAAGATTATGGGGTAAAAAAGTAGAAGAAACTTTTGGAGTTGTATTATTATCTTTTGTATGGTTAGAAGGTAAATGCTATGGTTATGGTAAGTATTTGTTTGAAATAGATTGTAAATATTGGCATTCTTCTGAAAATGCTATAAAAAGAGATATTGAGAAGAATGAAATTGCTAAAAGACAGGGGTATATATTACTACGTTTTGATGTTAATACTATTTCGGAAGTTGAAAAAGCTATTAAACGTGATTTTAATAAATTAAAAGAGATATTTAGTAATGGCTAAAGAAGAACAGAAAGGATTATCAGACCTAAGTCAAATAAAATTTTACTTAAAACGTGATGAAGAAAAACGACATTTAAAAGAAAGTGACAACCCTAACAAACTTCTTCTTACATCTCAAATTTACGGAGATTGGTCATTCTGCGGTGTCATGCGAAATCTTGCAAAAGGTTTAAATAGAAATGGGGTTGATGTTTCAATAGCTCCAGTTGAGTATCATTACGATAAGTTAGACATGACCGATTGGGAAGTGAAAGAGATGATTAACAAACCAAATGATTATTGGAATAGAACAGTATTAAGATCGTGTGAAGGAGATCATATGTATTTAATGCCTCCAGGGAAACAACGTATAGCTCACACTACTGGAGAAAGTAATAGAATTAATCAAGATTGGGTATTTCAATTAAATAATGTTGATAAAGTATTAACTACTTCTAATTTTTTTAAAAAAGTAATGATTGATGGAGGAGTTAAAAAACCTGTCTTTGTATTACCTAATTCTGTGAATTTAGATTTATTTACGCCGAAAGGTCCGAAATTACATATTGATGGATTAAGAGGTTTTAATTTTTTATCTATGTTTCATTTCGGTTCACGCAAAGCGCCTGATATATTAATTAAAGCTTTTCATAAAGCTTTTCAGAATCATGAAGATACCACTTTAACTATTCATTCACTTTCAATGACACAAAATATAGGAAGAATAGGTAAGACTATACCGCAATATATAGCAGATTTAGTAGGTGAAAGAAAAGATAATAATATTTTAATTACATCATCTTATATTAATGATGCTTTAGTACCTATGTTAATGAGAAATTACGACGTATTTGTATTACCAACAAGAGCAGAGGGGTTTGGCCTCCCTCTTATAGAAACTGCTGCTCTCGAAATACCTTCTATAGTTACAGGATATAGTGGATGTTTAGATATAGTAGATAATACTAATGGATGGTTAATTGATTATGATTTAGAAGATATACCTCTTCAATATTTACCTTATTTTCAAAATTATATTGGAGGTAAATGGGCTAAACCTAAAGAAGAGCATTTAATTGAATTATTTAGATATACTTACGAACATAGAGACGAAATAAAAGAAAAAGGAAAAGTAGCTAAAGAAAGAGCTCAAGCCTATGGAATTAACAACATTGGAAAATTAGCTAGGTCAATAATTTTTGAAGATTAAATAAATTGTGCGATTGTGAAATTATCTATAAAGAGTTTAGAACAGGTCTAAGCTTTAAAGATATAAGAAAAGATTTAAAGGTTGAACAAGAAAGAAAATATAGAGATTATAATGAGTATATGTTTGTAACAAGACATACTGTATTAGGAAGGTGGAGAGAGATTAAATTAAAAATGTTTTCTCAGTTTCAAAAGGATTTAGAAAAATATGGGTGTACTTGTAAAAACAGATAACAGTAATCATGCTGAATTTTATGAATGTGATTGTCATAGTAGAGATCATTTGATTATTGTGCATAAAGATACATTTAATTATTCTACTAAGGATGGGGAATCTTTTTTTGATATAAATCTTTTTTTAGAGTTTGTAATAACTAAAAGTAGTTATGAAGCAAATAAATTTAAAGGTTTTAAAATTACAAATTTCTTTAGAAGAGGTTGGTGGATACTTAAAGAAGCAATTATAATTTTAGTAAAAGGAAGCTATAGAGTTGAAGATTGTTGGATGCCTTTAAGAATGGATGATGAAATACATCAGCTTGTTGGAGTTTCGGAAACGAGAAGGTTAGGGGAAATGTTAATTAAATTTGCTGATGATGCTCAAAAATTTTATAATAAAAACAGTATTTGCGCAACAAAAATTGATCAAATCAAGAGTTAAAAGATAACATGGCTTTACAGACTTGTAAATGTATAAATTCTTCTTGTTCTGAATACAACATACAAAAAGAAATGGTTTTAAAGAGTGGTGAAATTCCATATTGCAAAGTTTGTCAAAGTCCTTTAAGTATATTATTTCCTTGTTTTTTACATGTTAAAACTAACAACAAAGAAGTTGATGGAAGAGATAGAGGAAAAGTAACTCAAGAAAAAAATGAAGCTTTAAAGAAAAAGCATAGTGGTTATTCTTATGAAGAACAAAATTTACGAACTAAAATGACTAAAATGGCTGATAAAATTATAAAGGATAAGGAAGCAAAAGGTCTATGAAAAACTTAAAAAGTGATAATAAACAAATGCTAGAATACTTAAAAATGGATTATCAAGATTTTAAAATAATTAAAAAAGTTACAAAGAATATTTTAAAGAAATTACATTTGTCAGAAAGTACAGATAACACAGCAATAAAACTAAATTTATATTCTTTTTTAATTTTAACCGATGCAGCTTTACAAACTTTGAAACCTTATAATAGAAGAAAAAATAAATGAAGAAACCTACTCTTGGTATTTATCAATTTATTAGAAATGGAATAAAGTATGATTATCCTTTTCAAGAATCTCTTCGTTCAGCTCTTGAAATTGCAGATGAAGTAGTTGTGTGTGAATGTGAGAGTGATGATAAAACTTTAGAAGTTTTATTAGATTTACAAAAAGAAAGTAATAACAAACTTAAAATAGTTAGTCAACCATGGGTGTTGCATTATACTGATTTATGTATATTAGGCAATTATGCAGCTACTTTTCTATCTACTGATTGGAAGTGGCAGCTTCAAGGGGATGAAATATTGCACGAGAGTGATTATAGTTTAATTAAAAGTAAAATAGAAGAAGCTGCTGCTAATTCACGTATAAATGCTTTAACTACTAAGTATTATCATTTTCTTGCGAATTATAATACTCTTTTTCCATTTATGTATAACGAAATTATTCGTATATATCGAAGCGGAAGTAATTGGAGACTAGTAGATGATGCTTGCAGATTAGATGGAGGCAGTGCTGACGAAGTTTTATTTACCGATATTAAAGTATATCATTATGGAAAAGTAAAAGAAGGTCATATAGGTTTTCAAAAAGAAATAGATTTTCAAAATTTATATACTGAGATTGGTTTTCCTGATCCGAAAATGGCTATTATGAAAGATAAGTTAGGGGAGGAGTTTTGCGATTACCTTTTTTTATTTGAGAAAGCTATTAAAGAGGGTAAAATAAGTAAATTTGAAAGAACCCACCCGAAAGTTATGAAAGATAGAATTAAAAAGTTTGAGGATGAAGGGTGGGAGCAATTTCTATCCAAAATAATAGAAGGTTTAAAGATATGAAATATAATGCTCAAGATATTAAAATACTAAATTTTGTAATTTTATGATAAAAGAAGACGATTTTACTATTCCAAAACATACTCTTTTTATCTTTCATCAAATGTGTAGAGAAATAAGAGTGTCCTGTAAGAAAATTGATTTTAACAAAACAGAATGGTACCTGAAACACTCTTGGACTAATTATAAACAAAATAAGTTTATTAATTGGCTAACTAATTATTTATTTAACAATAAAGAAGCGAGACAGGAGATTGTAGCTTCTCCTTCTCGTAAATCTAAAAAGTTTTTAAGAAAAGTTGCTACAGAATTTATCTTAGTATACGGGTGGAAGATTAAAAAATGAGAATTACAGTTTCTGATGATTTACTTGACCACTTTTTTAAAGAACCGCAAGAAGGAGATTCTGAATTTTGGGCCTTTATTTGGCCTGTAAGAGCTAAAGTAGGAGATCCAATATATTTTTATAATAACAAAAAATTAATAGCAAGTGCTGTAGTAAATCGAGTAGAGAAACCTGGAGAAAGTAGTTGTTTAAGTACTGGGCAATTTAAGAATAAATGGAAAGTTCATTGGTTAAATTCTTCATTCAAAGATGAGAGAAAGAGGTTGAGTTTTTCTGATTTACAGAAGAGATATAAATGAAGATTACAAAAAAGAAAACGATTAAATTGTTATATGAGAAATATAAAGATACAAATCAATCTTTTGAAGATTTTACGCGAGCGAACTGTAACTACTTTTTTGAAGATGTTTATGAATACCTAAAAACAGGATTAATTTGTCTTTCTAATAGTTTTCAATATCAAGCAATCGTTCAGAAAGCAGGATGTTACATTAAGAGATCAAATGAAATGGACTAAAGGAGATATCTGGATTTATCACAAGCTTGGAAAAACTATTGTTATTCCAACTAACGCTGGATGGAAAAGCGACGGAAGTAATGTAATGGGAAGAGGATTAGCTAAACAAGCTTCTGAGAAATTTAATTGGCTTTCTCAAGATTACGGGCAATATTGTAAAAATGAAAATCCTTATTGTTATTATTCAAATGTTAATTTAATTTTAGTTCCTTCAAAAGCACTTAATAAAGAGAAACCGTTTTTAAGTTGGCAACATGAAGCGGATAAAGATACAATTACTTCCTCTTTAAATTGGTTACAAGATAATTCAATTAGTTTTCCTGATAAGATTTATGTACCTATTCTAGGTTCAGGAAATGGAAAGATGCAAAAAGGTTTAGTAAAAGAATTAATGGATAGGATTTTAATCAGTGGAAAATTTATAGGAGTAGAAAATTGAAATTTGTATGGTTTCAATCTTTAAAAGGTTCTAAATCTTTAAAAGAAACATATATTAATGCTTTTCACGATCCTTTTTATCTTTTGTTATGTATAGGACCTATTTTACTGTTCTTTTCATTTAAGTATTTAGGAGTGATAAAATGAATTTTAAAGTTTGGAAGATAAGTACAGAATCGTTTTTAGATGAAGTTATTTCTGAATACAATTGTATATGTAATTCTCATTTGGAAAAAGATTTATTATTTTTTGAAGAAATAAGTATAGAAGGAAAGAAATTTTATAATGATTCAGATATACTTAAATTTAAGTATTTAGAAGAGTTAAATAAAGAAATAGATTTAATAGGGAGTTTTCATTTTAATAGGGATGATTTAAGTTATGAAATAGATATTTACAATAATGAAAGATATATTTGTCTTAATTATGTAGGAAACGGAATATTTCGTGATTTTGAAAAAATAGGAACAATACAAGAAAATCCAGAATTGACAAGAGGAGAAACTTTTGAATAGTATTTCAGTTGTGTTACCGCTATATTCAAACAGCCAAAAATATGTAAGTAGAATGTCTATTATTCGAAGAACTTTAATATCTCTTAAAAATCAAATAGATATAAGTTTTGAGGTTATAGCTGTTGATAATGGAAGTTTTGATGATACTTATACTTTATTTAGGCAATATTTTCCTAAATCTTTATATTTATCTTTTCCGGAATCGCGTCAAAGAGCAAAAGCTAGAAATTTAGGAGTAAGTTTAGCTCGTAATGATAATATTTTATTTTTAGACAATGATTGTTTTACTTATCCAACATGCATTAAGAATTACAAAAAACTGATTAATTTATTTCCAGATACTGTAATTCAAGGTATGTTTTTGCAAAGTCAAGGACTTTACCTTTCAGGGGATGAATATATAAAAGTAATAGATAACAAAGAAACTATTGATTATGCAAAATACGAAAGTGAAATTCCATTAGAACGATCGTACAGGCAAGAAGATTTAAATTCTCATACAGTAGAATATTACAATTCAGTAGAGTTAAGTTACAAAGATGCATATTGGGATCCTGCATTACATTTAGGCAATTTACTCTACCCTCGTCATTTAATAAACAAATTAAAAGGAATAGATGAAGATTTTATTGGGTGGGGTCATGAAGATTCGATGTTAGGTTACGTTACACACTATTCTAAAATTCCTGTAAAGCTAGCTCTTAACACAATTGTTATTCACCAATTACACAGAACAGGAAATGATTTATCTCATACTGAAGACTGTGCTTCTGAATTAATTAATAGAGAATTATTGTTTAAAAAAGTTGCAGCATTACGGCAAACGTAGGAAATATTAATGATTAAAATTTCCGTATTACACCCCTCTCGACAAAGACCTATTTTAGCAAAAACTGCATTTTTAGAATGGTTAAACACTTGTGAAAAACCCTTAGAAGTAGAATATTTACTTGGATTAGATAGTGATGATCCAGTTTTAGATGAATATAAAAATTTATTTACTCAAGAAGATATAGATAAGCAAGTAGGAAGATTTGTAATGTTTATAAGTAACACTACAAACATACCTGCAGTTGTTAATGAATTAGGTAAAATAGTTTCTTCGACATCTGAATTATTAGTAGTAATAGCTGATGATATGGGTAGTGTAAAGAAATGGGATATAATTTTATTAGATTCTTTAAAAGATGTAGATAATTTTAAAGAGCCTAAATACATAGGTGTATGTGACGGTATTCACCCTTACGGAGAGGTTTTATTATATACTATAATAAACAAGGCATTTTATAATAAATTTAATTATGTCTTATACCCCGAATACACAGGTTGTTTTGTAGATCTAGATATGTTCGAAGTAGTAAAGAGAATGAATTGCCTTATTGATTTACCTTTTGTAGTTTTTCAACATCATCATTACAGCATAGGTCAAGCTTCTTTTGATACAGTGTATGCTAGACACAATAATCCAGTCACAAATGTTTACAATGAACAAGTATATTTAAGACGAAAATTACAAAATTTTGGATTTTAATATGAATATATTAATAACAGGTATTAGCGGTTTTGTTGGTTCTAATTTTACAGATTACATATTAAAAAATGTTCCAGAAGCTAACATATTTGCTATTAGAAGGTGGAAAAGCTCGGATGAAAATATAAAACACCTATACACTAATGAAAAAGTTAGATTTATTGAAGCCGATTTATTAGATAGAGGAAGTTTAGAAAATATTATTAGAATAGCAATTCCTAGTTATGTTTTTCATTTTGCAGCTCAGAGTTACCCTATGAGCAGTTTTAATACCCCTATTCATACACTTAATACGAATGTTATAGGTACTGTTAACTTATTAGATGAACTAAGAATTGCTAGAGATAGAAAAATATGTGATCCTATTATTGTAAGCGTTTCATCGAGCGAGGTTTACGGAAATCCTTTACCTGAAGAAATTCCAATTAAAGAAAGTAATCCAATTAGAGCAGCAAATCCATATAGTATATCAAAAGTAGCACATGATCTAATGTCACAGTTTTATTATCAAGCTTATGGGCTAAAAGTAATTATAACAAGAATGTTTTCTCATGAAGGTTCTCGTAGAGGTAAATTATTTGCTCTTTCTAGTTTTGCTTACCAGATAGTACAAGCAGAAAAATTATATCGAGAAAGGTTAGTTAAGAATTGTAATGAGTGTTTTGATTTAAAATATAAAGTTAAAGTAGGTAACCTTAATTCAATCCGCACTTACAGTCATGTTGATGATGCAGTTAATGCTTATTGGTTGGCTGCTACAAAAGGAAAGATAGGAAATGTGTATAATATAGGAGGTACAGATACTTGCACAGTAGGGGATGCATTGAATAAGTTACTTTTATATAGCTTAGTTCCAATAAACGAATTTAATATTGTAGTAGATCCGAATAAAATTAGATTAACAGATATTACATTACAGGTACCTTGTGCAGATAAATTTAAGCAAGATACAGGGTGGGAGCCAAAAAAACATTTGGATGATATTTGTAATGACTTGCTTCAGTTTTGGCGAAAGAATATTAAGGAATGAAGATTGTATAAATAAAATTTTAGGTGTAATTAGGAGTAACTTATGAAAATTTTAGTATGCGGATGTACAGGTTTTATGGGTAGAAATATTGCAGAATACTTTGTAAAAAAGGGACATGAAGTATATGGAGTTGCAAATTTATTATCAAGTAATAAGATTTTTCCTGAAAGTGTTCCAGTTACAAGAGCTGACTTAACTTCTAAAACAGGTGTTAATTATGTTTTTGAAGGTTCTAAATACGATATTGTAATACAAGCTGCTGCAGTCACATCAGGTTCAAAAGATATCACAGAAAGACCCTATATACATGTTACAGACAATGCAATAATGAATAGTTTAATTTTAAGAGCTTGTTATGATTATAATGTAAAACATTTTGTATTTTTGAGTTGCGGGGTTATGTATCAGCCAGGAGAAGAACCTAGAAAGGAAGAAGATTTTAACGAACATGATTCTATTCACCCATCTTATTTTGGAGTAGGTTGGACGAAGGTCTATATAGAGAAGATGTGCGAATTTTATTCGTTATTAGGTAAAACTAAGCATACCGTTATCAGACATTCAAATACCTATGGCCCTTATGACAAATATGATTTAGAACATAGTCATATGTTTGGAGCTACTGTTAGAAAAGTTATGGATGCAAAAGACGGCGATACTATTAATATATGGGGTACTGGAGAGGAAACGGAAAGAGATTTAATTTATGTAACTGATGTTATTGATTTAATCAACTTAATTATATACAAACAGAGCGAGAGGTTTGATCTAATAAATGCTGGGTATGAATGTGCTTGTAGTGTTAAATCAATTGTTGATATGGTTATTGAAAAATCAGGAAAAAAATTAAACAGGTTTTATGATATTTCAAAACCAGTAATATCTACTTCTTTAACTTTAGATTGTAGTAAAGCAAAGGAAAAGTATAAGTGGAGAGCAAGTACTCATATTCAAACAGGTATTGAAAAAACATTAGAATGGTACAAGGAATATTACAATGTTAATACTTAGAGGGAAGCAAAGAGAAATTACTCTTACAGAGCAGGACCTTATTGATTTTGAAAGTGAAGTAGTTAATCAATTTGAACAAGGTAAAATTAGAGGAGCTGTTCATTTGTCTAATAATAATGAAAAGCAATTAATTGATATTTTTCAATATATTAATTCTGACGACTGGGTTTTTTCCACCTGGCGAAATCATTATCATGCACTATTACATGGAGTTTCGAAAGAAGAATTAATGAGAGAAATACTTAACTCTCATAGTATATCTTTTCAAAGTCCTAAACATCATTTTTATACATCTGCAATTGTAAATGGTATTTTGCCAATTGCAGTAGGAACAGCAATGGGCTTAAAATGGAATAACAGTGAGAGAGTAGTATTTTGTTTTGTAGGAGATATGACTTCAGAAAGCGGAGTATTTTACGAATGTTTAAAGTATTCTATTAGAAATAATTTACCTATTCATTTTGTAATTGAAGATAATGGGTTATCTACTAATACACCTACACAAGAAGCTTGGGGTACTGAAGGAAATTTAGTTATCTGGGATAAAAATTATGAAAAATATATAACTAAATATTCTTATGTTAGAGGCAAGTATCCGCATGTCGGAGCGGGTAAGTTTATACATTTTTAAAGGAAAAATAGTATGAGTAACTATTTTGATGAATTAACAAGAACGATGGCAGAGTTATCAAAACACGATAAAGTAAAATTTATAGGTCAATCTGTTGTATGGGATGGACATGCTTTGTTTAAAACTTTAAAAGACGTACCTATAGAAAAAAGAGTGGAGTTACCTGTATCGGAAGATTTTCAGTTAGGTTTAAGTACAGGTCTCGCTTTAGAAGGATGGATTCCAATTAGTATTTATCCTAGAATGGATTTTTTAATATTAGCTGCAAACCAGTTGACGAACCATTTAGTTAATATTGCAACTGTATCTAAAGGAGGTTATAAGCCTCGTGTAATAATAAGAACATCTATGGGAGCTACAGGACCTTTATATTCTGGTTTACAACATTGTCAAGATCATTCAGCGGTATTTAGATTATTATGTAGAAATGGAGTAGAAGTTGCTGAGTTGAGAAGAAAAGATCAAATATTTTCTTCTTATATGAATGCTCTTACAAGAGAAGATTGTAAACCTACATTGTTAATTGAATATGGCGATTTATATAATTTACAAGAGGAAGTAAATGTCCTGGACTGATAAAAAAGCTATACAAACTATTTTAAAATTAAGAGATGAATTTAAAGTTACTGATTTTATAGAGACGGGAACTTTTAAAGGTACAAATGCTAAATTATATTCTCAATATTTTCAAAATGTTTTTTCTTGTGAAATTAATGAGAATTATTACAAAGAGGCTAAAGAAAAGTGTAAGGATTATGAAAATATAAAGATTTATAATATTGATAGCCCTTCTTTTTTAACTTTATTAAAATACAAAGGTTACGGTGAACGTTTATTAACATCATCTACATCAATATGGTATCTTGATGCACATTTTTATGATTCTACTCTTTCAAAAGAAAAAAGATTTGTAATTTTAGATGAGTTAAAAGCCCTTTCTGATTTTGTGAATTGTATAATAGTTATACATGATTTTGATTGTGGTTGTGAAAATTTAGGCCATATAGTATATGATGGAATACCTCTTAATTTTGATTTACTTGAAGAAAGACTTGCAAAAGTAAATCCGAATTTTAAATATTATACTAATAGTAAAGAATTTTGTGATATAGTTAAGTTAGAAGATGTACTAGAAAATAAAATACAAGGAATTGAATCAACAGAAGACGTATTAGATAATTTAAAATATGTATGGAGCAGCCCTGAAAAAACTTACAGAGGTATTTTATATTGCCTTCCGAGAGGCTTAGATCTTTCAAAGTATGATTTAAAAGAGTTAATATGAAAAGTGTATTGGTATTAGGGAACAGTAGAGGTATTGGCTTAGCAATTTCAGAAAGTTTAAGAAATGAAGGATTAATAGTTTTAAATATTAGTAGATCTTCTGGTTATGATTTAATGACTAAAGAAGGAAGAAATAAGTTATTTAATGATGTAGAAGAAACAGATATTTTAATAGGTAATGTTGGAGGAATGGGTACTTGCTCTATTGATGATTATGAAGAGGTGATGAGAAAGAATTATTTTATTAATGTAGAAATACTATTGCATTATTTACCTTATATGGTAAGGAAAAAATGGGGAAGGGTGGTATTTATAAGTTCTATTTTTGGAAAAGAAAAAGGAGATAATCCTGCATTTACTGCTGCGAAAGCTGCTCAAATTGCATTTATAAAAAGTATAGCAGGAAAGTATAAAGGAATTACATTTAATGTAATTTGTCCTGGTTATATTGATGTAGGTAAAGATTTTAAGAGTGACTCTAAAGTAGTTGGAATACCTGAAGATGTAGCTGTTTTAACTTCTTTTTTATGTAATGAAAAAACTTCCCATATTAATGGAGTTGCTATTGCGTGCGATGGAGGATCATCTTATTCGTTTTAAATTTAAATTAAGTAATGAAAATATGGAGTTATTATAAATGTTTAAAGGTAAAAAAATAGCGGTTCTCGGCGGAGAAGGAATGATAGGTAAGGAACTAGTAAAACAATTACAGTTAATAGGCGGTAATGTTTTTTCTTACGATATTAAGAACGGGTATGATTTAAGTTGTTATTCTGCATGTTACCAGATTTTTAAAGATACAGATTTTGTATTTAGTCTAGTAGGAGTAAAAGGAAGTCCTAGGATGACTAATGCTAAACCTCTAGATTTTATGTTTCCTATGTTAAGATGCGACACAAACATTATTAAAGCTGCTATAGATTGTAAAGTTGAAAAGTTTTTATATACTTCTTCTATAGCTGTGTTAAATCCTAAAACGGATAGATTTCCTGCTTGGGCTAAAATGACAGGAGAATTGCTTTTAGAAGCTGCAAGAATACAATACCCAGATTTTAAATTTGTGATTACAAGACCTGCTAATGTATACGGTAAATATGATAATTTTGATAATATGAATGCGATGGTAGTAACTAGTTTAGTAAGAAAAGCTATTCTTTGTAACGCGATAGAAGTACGGGGCGATGGGTCAGAGATGCGAGAGTTTATCAGTGCAAAAGATGTAGCTAAAGGAATGATACTAACAATGTTAAAGTCCCCTGAAAAACCTGTTAATTTAGGATCGGGAGAGACTCATTCTATAAAAGAACTTGCAGAGATATTAAGTAAAATATCTAATAAACCTATTGTTTATAAACTTCTTGAAAAAGAAGGTGATAGAGAAAGAGTAGTATTTAAAGATGAAAATCGAGCAGATATAGGGTTTAAAGCAGAAGATAATTTTAAAGAAAGTATTATAGAAGTATATAATTATGCTAGAAACAAATGTGTAGAGTAGGTGATATATGTTAGTAAAAGACACGCAATTAGTAGGAGTAAAACTTATTGAAAGTATTCCTGTTTTTGAAGATTTTAGAGGAAGATATAAAGAAACTTTTAATAAAGCAGAATATAAAAAAATTATTGATATAGAATTTGTACAAGATGATATTTCTGTATCTCGTAGAAATGTTTTACGAGGGATTCATGGAGACAAAGGTACCTGGAAGTTGATTTCTTGTTTGAAAGGAGCTTTTTATTTAGTAGTGGTTAATAACGATGAAAAAAGTGCACAATATAAATTTTGGGAAAGTTTTACATTATCTGATAGTAATAATTTACAAGTTTTGATTCCTCCCAAGTTTGGAAACGGTCATTTAGTGTTAACTGATGAAACGATTTTTCATTATAAGCAATCTACGTATTACGGAGAGTTTAAACAGTTTACTATTCTATGGAATGATCCTGAGATTAATATAGCATGGCCTTCTCTATGTGGTAATAATCCAATTCTATCTTTAAGAGATAGTTAACTTATTTTAATACAGGATATTAATGTATTTTACCCGTTCCTTTATTCAATATACAAAAGAACTTTCTAATTCAATGTATATTCCTTTAACAAGAGAAGAAGAGAAACAAACTTTAATTGAGTTAGGTTCTGGTTCAACTTCTGCTTTAAATAAGTTAATAAATGCACATTTACGATTTGTAGTTTATTCTTTGAGAGATTTTAAAACACCTTCATATATTGATCCAATGGATTTAGTACAAGAAGGTAATTTAGGGTTAATTGATGCTCTTTCAAGATTTGACATTTCAATGTATAATTGCAGGGTAGCAACTTATGCCCAATATTATATTAGATGGTATATTCGTACAGCGCTTGGGTTATACGATAAGGATGTTGTTATTCATAATTCATCTGAAAATTTTAATTTAGATGAAGTTGAAAGTTTAACACCAAAAGAAGAAGAAGCAATTTATCAAGATATTTTAAAGTATGTAAAAACATTTTTAACTGAAAGAGAGTCTAAAATTATAAGTTTATTGTTTGGATTAGAATATCCGTTTACAGCTTTAACTTTAAGAGAAGTAGGTTCGTTGGTTCATTTAGATCCAGAAAGAGTAAGACAAATAAAAAAAGAAGCTTTAGAACAAATTAAATTAAGGAAATCAGAAATTGAAATATTAAAATAAGGAAGGATTTATAATACATGATCGCCGATACAAAAGGATTGGGTTTTAAAAGACATTTCACTGAAGAGGGTATGCACCCTTTTGATAAGATAAAATGGATTACAACTACAGCACAAGTCAAAGATAAAAATGGAGAAATTAAATTTCAACAAGAAGGTGTTGAGTTTCCAGATTTTTGGGAACAAACAGCTATTGATGTTACAGTTGAAAAATTTTTTGCAGGAGCTTTAGGAAGTAAGAACAGAGAAATATCTTTAAAACAAGTAATATCTGGAATTGTAGATTGGTATAAAGAAAAAGGTAGAATTGACGGTTATTTTGCATCTAGTAAAGATGCAAATATATTTGCTGATGAATTAACTTTTCTTTTAGTTAATCAATATGGAATTTTTAATAGTCCTGTATGGTTTAATGTACGTGTCCAAAAAGAACCTCAAGTATCCGCATGCTATATTCTTTCTGCAGACGATACGATGGAATCTATATCTGAAAATATGAAGATTGAAATGGATATCTTTCGGAAAGGGTCCGGAGCAGGTACAAATCATAGTAATTTAAGATCTTCTTTTGAAGAAGTAAGTGCCGGGGGTACTGCAATGGGACCTCTTTTACCTATTGCAATTTCAGATAAGATTGCTAAAGCTACAAAAAGCGGTGGTAAAACGCGTAGAAGTGCTTTAATGAAATTATTAGATATTGATCATGGAGACATTGAAACTTTTATAACCCAAAAAAGAGATGTGGAAGAAGCTGCCAAAATACTTGTAAAGTACGGAAGTGGTAAATGGGATGCTGAATTTAATGGATCTAAAAGTGTGTATGATTTATTACCTTTTCAGAATTTTAATGAATCTGTTAGTGTATTTAATTCTTTTAAAGAGGCTCTTGACAAAGATGAAGAATGGGCTTTGTTAGAGAGAAAGGAAGTGTCTGAAATAGGTTATCACGAAGCTTTACAGGAAGAACACAAACAAACTGCACAAGGGTTATTTGTTAGTCCCGATTTAGGTAAAAATTGGTTTTATAGAGTAAATGATTTAATATCCAGTAGATATAAAAAAGTTATTAAGTGGGTAAAAGCGAAAGATTTATGGAATAGTATATGTGAAGGATCCTGGTATTGTGGAGATCCTGCATTACAGTTTATAGATACCATAAATCGGTGGCATACATGTAAAGCCGATGGAAAAATAAGATCAAGTAACCCTTGCAGTGAATATATGTTTTTAGATGATACTTCCTGTAATTTGGCATCTCACAATTTATTAAAGTTTTTAAAGAAAGATAATACTTTTGATGTAGAAGGATTTGTAAGTGCAACGCGAATCTTTATTACGGGAATGGATATCTCAGTTTCAAATGCTTCTTATCCTACTAAAAAAATAGCTACAAAAACTAAACAGTACAGAACACTAGGATTAGGTTATGCTAATTTAGGAGCATTATTAGTAGCTACAGGATTATCTTATGATAGTGAAGAAGGCAGAAATTGTGCAGCAGCTATTACTGCTCTTTTGTTAGCTGCAAGTTATAATCAATCTGCAAGAATTGCTAAAGAGCTAGGAGCTTTTGAAAGGTATGAAGTTAATAAAGAATCAGTGAAAGAGGTATTTGATTTACACCAGAAAGAAATAGATAAACTTTTTCATAAAATATCACTTGATCCAAAGTCACCTAGGTTTTTAAAAATTGTAAAAGAAGCTCAAAGTCTTTTTCCAACTTCAAATACAACTGTAAGAAATGCACAAGTTACAGTAATAGCTCCAACCGGAACTACAGGGTTAGTTCTAGGTTGTGATACAACCGGTCTTGAACCGTTAGCGGGTTTGGTAATTTATAAAAAAATGGTAGGTGGGGGTTTATTGAAATTAGTACCTTTATGTATTGAAAAGGGATTAAAAACATTAGGTTATGGAGATTCAAGAATATCTCGAATATTAGATAGTATTGAAAAAGGAGAGACATTTACATGGAATTCTCATGAAGATGAAAAAGTTTTTCAAACAGCTTTTGGAAATCATAATCTTATATCTTCAGAAGCTCATATAGATATGTTAGCTGCAATACAGCCTTTTTTAAGCGGAGGAGCGAGTAAAACTGCAAATTTACCTGAAAATGCAACTGTGGAGGATTTTTCTAACATTTTTATAAGAGCATGGGAAAAAGGAGTTAAATGTGTAGCTCCTTACAGAAGTAACAGTAAAGGAAGTCAACCTCTTAATGTTAGTAAAGATGCAGTTAATCAAAATTTAAGTATTAACATATCACATCCTGTAAAGAGAAAATTACCAGATGACAGGCCTGGACACCATCATAAATTTCGTTTAGGAGGTCAAAGCGGGTTTTTAAATTTTGGATTTTATCCAGATAGTGGCGAATTAGGAGAAATGTTTGCTGAGATTAGCAAAGGAGGAAGTACCTTAAATGGATTAATGAACACTGTAGCTATATCCGTCAGTATGATGTTACAATACGGTATACCCCCACATGTAATCAGTGATGCTTATAAAGAATTAAAATTCGAACCTAGTGGAATAACATCTAATCCGGATATTCGGTTTGCTTCTTCAATCCCTGACTACATTGGAAAATTTATAGATTTTTTATTAGTTAGTAAAGGTCAAGAAAAAGTACAAGAAGAAAAATCAAATAAAATAGATCTTTCAGGACCTCCATGTACTATTTGCCATTGTTTAACAGTTAGAAATGGAACTTGTTATTACTGTCCGAACTGCGGCGAAACAACAGGTTGTAGTTAACTAATTTGCGGAGTTTAAGAATGGGTTATACAGGTCTTTCAGATTTAAAAATTTTCTTTTTAATTCCAAGAAGAAGAGGACATAATGAAGTAATAAGTTCTGTTCAGATTGGTACTACTACAGATACTGTAGAATCAGAAGATTTTATTAAGTATTTTTTACCTTTTCAAAAGAAAGTATTAACAAAAGATATTTTATTTGAAATAGGAGAAAAGATAATCAATCAATTTCGATTATCAGATCTCAATATTAGTATAAATTTTAACTTACCAATAGATAAGTTAAATGTGAATTTAGAAGATTCAATTTGTTTTATTTTAAATTGTACATACTCTTTTGCATTTAACAATAATATATCCAATACACGTCTTAGTATAATGTGTCCAGTTAGAGTTAATTATTTATCTACTATTGAAGGGAGTTTAAGTATTGAAGTAATAAATCCGTCGTCTAATTTATATTTTGAAGATATATTAGATTTAGTTATAAAGTACGGTAAGGTAATTATATACCCACTTACTCAATATTCTGAAAAAGGTTTACTTGAAATTGAAATTGATAAAGGAAAAACAGTTAAAGATTACTTAAATATTTTTAGAATTATTTTAATTAAGAGAAAAATGGCAGAGCAAGGTAGTGTAGCAATAGAATTTTATGATATTTATAAATCTTATAAAATTAAAAAAGGAATTGAGTGGTGAAAGAGGATAAAAAAGTAGCCGTATTGGAATGTTACCCGTGCGTGCAAGGAGAAGGTCGATATGCAGGAGTACCTCATATTTTAATAAGAACTACCGGATGTAAATTGAGGTGTATGTTTAAAAATTCAGTTTGTGACACACTTTTTGCATCTTGGTTCCCCGAAAAGGGTTTATTTACTATTGAGGATATTAAAAAAGTTTATGAAGTAAATCCTCAAATTAGTTATACCTTAATTTCAGGAGGAGGCCCCACTCTTCATCCAGAACTATTGTCTGAATTAGTACGAGTAGCTAAAGAGTATGATCATTTTGTGACTATAGAAACAGAAGGGTCTGAGTATGTAGAAACAGAAGCAGATTTTATTTCATTATCTCCTAAATTAAAAAGTTCAGTGCCTATTGAAGGGTATAAAGTTGAATATTTAAATAGAAAAAGAATAATTACAAAAGAAGAAGTTCAAAGACACGAAGAAGGAAGAACAAATTATGAAGCTATGAAAAAATTTATAAAAGCATTTACTGTTAGGGATAGTACGACGTATACTGGTTATCAAGTTGATTATCAATTTAATTATCAATTTAAATTTGTTATTACAGATCTAGAAGATATAAAAGAGATATTACATATACAAAGATTACTAAGTTTCTCTGATGAAGCAATTTATTTAATGCCTGAAGGTATTGTAAATAGTCAGTTACAATTGCAACGAAAAGATATTATTGAAGAATGTATAAAAAGAGGGTGGAATTACAGCGACCGCTTGCACATTATCGCATACGGGAATAAACGCGGTGTGTAATTTATATTAGTATATAATTACAATATTAATAAGGTTGTTATGGTTAACGAAGAAATACCTAGAGAAATAATTCAAAAACTTCAAGACAAATATTCTACTTCAGAGTCTAGGCAGAATCTTAGATTAAATGAGAGTTTGATTAAAGAGATATTAGATATTGTAGAAGAGAGCGGGTTTGATATTGTATCTCGATCGGAATTTACTACAGCTAATTTTTCAGCTACCGCTCTTGATATGTTTTCAGAACCTATAAAACAATGGGCACAGAGCGGTATTGATTATTATATTCCTGCAGAACAGATTTTAAGAGATTTAATGAACCAAGGTTGGGTAGTTCAACCTCCAAAAGGTGTGTAATGAAAGATGAGAGATTAGAGTTATTTCGTGAATGGAAAGCTTTGTCGTTAAAGATTCAGACACTTTCTTGCATTGTACAGAACCAAGGAACTATTCTAGAGGAGCAGATAAAAGATTGGAGAAATTTAGCTTTTAGTAATTGGAATCAATTAAAAGAGTTAACAGGAAAAACATTAAATTTTTTAAGAAATTATAAAAATATTATGAAATTTGATGTGTATACTCATGCAGAATCATGTTCTGTTTGGATGAGAGAAGCTACAGAAGAAGAAAGAGAGGAAAATTTAATTACAAGAAATGATGGGTGTGTTAATCTTTTTAAGCAAAATTTAAGTGAAGAAGAAGCAAAAGAAGTTATAAAAGGATTAGTAAATGATCAAGGATTTTCTAATTGAACGTTTCAGAAGTTCAACATACAGATAAAATTCCTTTATTAAAAGAAAAAGTAGTAATAAACTTTTCTCCAGTCTGGTGCACTATAGAAACAGATAATAGCCAAGAATTGCACGCTTTATTATATGATAAGTTAGCTTATAAAGTTGAAGGGTTTTTTTATTCTGCTAAATATCAATGTGGAACATGGGATGGGTATAGTCGGTTATACAAACCAACAACACATAAATTTAGAATAGGGATGTTACCTCGGGTTGTTGATCTATTACAACAAGCTCAATGTTATATTGAGCTTGAAAATTTTCCTAACATACAAAATAACAAGTTAGAAAGGTTTGTTTATAAGAATGCTGAAAACATAGATATAATATTACGAGATTATCAAATAAATGCTGCAAATGAAGCATTAAAAGTAAAGTATGGAATTATACAAGCACCTCCTAGGAGCGGTAAGACAGTCATCACAGCTGCTATTATTGAGCATAACGGAGAATATCCAGTTAATTTCTTTATAAGAAGTAAGGATTTAGCTTATCAAACTAAAAAGGTGTTTGACAATAATTTTAAGAGTGTTGGATTTATATGTGATGGTATTTGTGAAATAGGAGATGTGAATATTATAACTATTCAAAGTGCTTATTCTGCTTTTAATAAGAAATACATAGATAAGACTATTCCAGAAGAACAGGAAGTTACTAAAAAGTTAGAGGTTAGAAATCTAATTAAGATTGCTAAAGGCGTCTTTGGAGACGAAATTCACCATATTGGAAGTGCTACAGGTCGTTTTATTTTTGATCGTTGTTTATCAGCAAATATGAAAATTGGATTATCTGCTACACCTTTTTCAGATAAGGCTGAATCAATTTTGGTAGAGGAAACTGTAGGACCTGTAATTTTTCAGATTTCATATTCTGAATTGATAAAAGCAGGTTATTTAATGAAACCTTACATTTATCTTTACAAACTTCCTAAAAAGAATTTAGAAGGTGTATATAGATCAATTTACAAACAAGCTGTTATAGAAGATGAATTTATAAATAAGTTAATTAAAGGATTAGTAAATATTTTAAATAGTAAAAATAAATCTATTGTAATACAAACAGAGTATGTACAACATAGTAAAGATTTAGCAAAATATTTAGGTTGTGATTATTTAACCGGTAATGATAGTACAGAAAGAAGAAATGAAATAAAAACTAAATTAAACAATAAAGAAATTTTATGTTTAGTATCTACTTTGTATGAAGAAGGAATTGATTCACCAAGTCTTGATTACACGATGAATTTAGTAGGAGGTCTAGATAGTATAGGGGTGTTTCAAAAAATGCGTTCTATAACAGCTCACGAGTCTAAAACTACAGTAGGTATTATTGATTTTATACATCAGTGTAAGTATTTAAAAAGACACTCTAAAAGGAGACTAGATTTATATAATTCAGAACCTGAGTTTGTTGTTACTATAAGAGATGTTAGTAAAAAATCAATTGAAGAAATTTTTAATAAATAATTTGATTAAACAAAAACGTAATGCTATAAATTAGTTCAATTTTAATATAGTTTTTGATGTATTATATGCTTATGAATGATAAAAAAGAATTATACAGAGGATTAGTAAATAAAGAATTACGTTACACTCACGCGTCAAGCACACAACAAGCCTTATTACACATAAAACAGAAATGTAAGAAAGTATTCGGTATTTATAAAATTTCGGACCTAGAAAGACAATTGGTAAATAAAAGTTGGACTAGAGTACCATTTTAGGTTAAAATGCTAATCAGAATTAATAGTTTTTCTACTTTTAGAGATAATTTACAGAAGCAAAATAAACCTGTTGAACAATGGTCTAATAAAGATTTTCTTCTTTATTTCTCTCAAAGATATAGATTGCTTACAGGTCAATCATTTAAGATACCAAGCGAAGCTTGGGTAGGCATGATGCATCGAATAAAGAGTATAAAAATTAAATTAAAGTTAAATAACAAAGACTATAAAGAATTTATTGATAAAGTTTTTGATAATTTTTTTAGTCGAATAAATTATGCACCTAATTTTGGTTCTATTGTAAGTGAGAAGGTGTTTTTCATTACAACAAAAATGAAAAAAGATATTAATTATTCTAATAATGAATTTATACGTTTAAGAGATGAATTGTATACTAACAGTGAACTATTTAAAAATTTATTGTTATAACAAATGACCATTGATCGACAATCATTTTTAGTAACTTGTGAAGAAGTAGAATCTCTTAAATTATCAACAATAGGTAAAGTATGTAATAACAAATGTGGTGGAAGAGGTGCTTTACTAATAAATTCAAATTTTTTAAATTGCGACTGTGTTGATGAGTTTGAAAGACAATTAAGATTATTACAATCTAATATTCCAAAGAAATATTGGGATTTCAATTTAGAAAATTTAACTAAAGAATATTCAGATAATAATAATATACCTTTAACTATTATAAAAAGTTACATTAGTAAAATTAAAGAAATGGCCGAAAAGGGTGTAGGGTTATACATACAAGGATCTTACGGGCTGGCTAAAAGTGCGTTGAGTTTTTATATACTAAAAGAAGCTATAAAAGAAAAAATAGTGTGTTATAGTATTAATATGTCACAGTTAACGAACTTGTTTTATGATTTTAAAGATAGTAAGAACACAGATAGAATTGAATGGATTAAAGAGTATGTTCAGTTACTGGTTGTAGAGGAAATTGAAAAAGATTACAATATAGAAAAATCTAATACTTATGCAGGGTCTTTAGTGAATGATTTTTTTAGAGTAATTTACGATAACAAAAAATCTTTAATTTTAACATCTAATCTTCCAAAAAAGAAATTAAGAGAAGACAAAATTCATGCAGATAATGTTATAGATAGGTTTGAAGAGTTAGTAGATATTATTTTAGTAGGTAATTCGTTTCGTAAGCAAGATGAAAATTTGAAACAGATAATAGGTTAATAAAATGGAAAGAAGAAATTGGGTTTCTAACGAAATGACAGAATTAAAAAGAAGATCTGGAAATGTTCAAAGTGATGATAAATTTGTATCTTTTATTTATCAATTATTAAGAGACTATATAAATGTAGGTGATGTAGAACAATGTGTGCTCGATTCTACTGGACCCGGCACTGAAAATGTTGTATTTACTAATGGTTATTTAGCAGAGTATGCTAAAGATATAGTTAAGAGATTAAATTTATAATATGTCAATAGCTAAATTTCAAGATTCTCAAATAGAAAAATATTTGCTTGCTGCATGTCTTAAAGGACCTGAGTTTTGGAAAGACATTCCAGAAGCGTGGTTTGATGAAGATCTTCATAAGAAAGCTTATGTAGAATTTAAATACTTTCTTAAACCTCCCTATTCTACTTACCCTACTCCAGATTTAGTTGTAGAAAAAACAGAAAATAATGATATTAAATTATTAGTTAAAGAATTGGAAGCAATTAATGTAACTCTAGGTGAAGTTAATATAAGAGCGCAAGATATGTTTAGTATGTTCTGCTCACGAAAAGTTTATGACATTGCTAAAAGTTTACCTGGTGAGTTAACAAATAAAAAAATAAGTGACATAGTTAAAGATAAAATATCAATGTTGTCTGAATTAATGAACCCTTTTACATTAGGTGCAACTGAAAGAGGATTTATTTATGATTCAGCTGTAGAAAGGTGGCTGAAATATAAAGGTATAGAACACGGAGATATAAAAAACACTGCAATACCTTTTCATATAAATGATTTAGATAAACTCACTAATGGAGGTCTTCGTAAGTCTCATATGATGTTAATAGTAGCTGGCACAGGTGATTTTAAAACGGTTTCTAAAGTCAATTTAGCTTACAATTTTGCATTTTTAGAGAGAGTTGACACAATGGTATTAACTCTCGAAGTTCCAGGATCAGGGGATCAAAAAGATTATCAAACAATGATCGATGCAAGACATTCTCTTCTTGAATTTTCTGATATAATTAACGGAAAATTAAATGTTAACAGGTCAATTTATAGAGAAAAATTAATAGATATAGCTCAACAAAAATATCCATTATTTATTGTAGATATACCCGATCAGGCTACTTCAGCTGATGTAATAAAAGAATTAGAAATGTATTATGCTAAACATTCAAAATATCCTGAAGTAGTAATTATAGATTACTTAAATGAAATGTTACCAGTGGGAAGTTATGATGGATCTACATCTGCTAAATTTAAACAACTCGGTTCAGAGTTAAGAGTAATTGCTAGAATGTACAATATACGAATTATTACCAGTATGCAACTAAATAGAGAAGGAAAGAAGATTAAAGAAGGAGAGAAAAGAGATTTAGAAAATATAGGTGAATCACATTATGTATCTAATTCATTTCAAGTAATAGTTTTTTTACACAGAGATTCTAATGGAATAGATGAAGCTACCAATCAATTACACTGGACAGTGCGTAAGAATAGGTATGGAAAGAAAAATGAAACGTTTACTACATTTGCTAATCCAGCTTTTTGCTATGTGGGAGATAGAAAAGTGATATATGCCGGATTTGAACAATAACGAACAAAAAAGGTTTATAGATTTTTAGGAAAAGTATGTTAGATTTTGATGTAAGAGAAATATTAGATAGGTATGGAATTAGTTATAAAACAATTCACGGAAGTACAGATTTATTTTATTATTGTCCATTTCATGTACACAGTGATGAAAATATGGGTAGTTCAAGAATTAACGAAGAAACAGGTATTTATAATTGTTTTGCTTGTAAAGAAGGAGGTAGTATATATAGATTAGTAAGCTTACTAGAAAAAGTATCGATTAATGAGGCATATCGTTTAATTAAGAATAATTTTAATATTCAGTCAGATTATAATTTAGATAAATTACAGCAAAAAACTGTTAAAGTAGTAAGTTTAAAAGCCTCACAAGTTAAGCTAGTAAATAGTATTGTCAATAAAATTTTAGAAAATTTAATTAATGTAGGAAAAAGAGATTTTATACATAAGTGGTTAATTATTTGTACTTATATAAAATCAATTGTAGTTAGTGATTTAGAGAAAAAACAAAATGATATACTAAACATATACAGTGAATTTAACAAGGAGTTAAAAACGTTATGACTCAAACATTGCCGGATGTACAGAACAGAGAAGATCATAGAGGAATAGAACTTGACAGAGTAGGAGTTACAAATGTAAAGTTTCCTATAACTGTTTTACGTAAAGATGGAACTACTTCACCGGTTTCAGCAAAAGTAAAATTATTTGCTAACTTGCCAAAACTGGCTAAAGGGCATAATTTAAGTAGATTTTCAGAAGTATTAGTAGAGTTTGGACCTAATCATAATTTATCTTCTAGTACAATGCTTCCATTCCTTGAAAGAATGCAAAATCATTTAGGTAGTAGAGATGTATATGCAAGATTTGAGTTTGACTATTATATTGAAAAAACCGCTCCTGTAAGTAAGAAAAAAGCGCCTATGGCTTACGCATGTGCTTTTATAGGTATTAAAAAGAATGGAAGTTATTCTTTTATATTAGAAGTAAATGTTACTGCAGCAAGTGTTTGTCCGTGTTCTAGAGAAATGAGTTTGTTAGAAAATCTTTCAGAAAAAGGCTTAAATGAAAAATATTCTAATCTTACTTCTCCAGAAATTAAGTTGATTACGAATAAAGTAGGTATGGGTGCACATAATCAACGTTCCCAAATTAAAGTGGAAGTTTTAATTGATTTAAATAGTACATTTTGGATAGAAGATTTAGTAGCAATGATTGAAGCACAAGCATCTGCTCCTACCTACCCTATTTTAAAAAGACCTGATGAGAAGAGTGTTACTGAAACCGGCTATAAGAATGCTAAATTTTCAGAAGATATAGCTCGCGATGTACAATTAGTTATTCAAAGTAGAAAAGAAGTATTAGCATGGGCTTTGAAAGTACAAAATGAAGAAAGCATACATCCTTTTGATGTGGTATCAAGTTCTAAATCTGATAATTGGAAATTTTATTAATAGTATATGTTTTATAAATGTAAAAGAAAGTAGTTAAAAGTTAACTTAAATACTGTAATTTTATGTTGAAAATAAAAGAATTTCATAGAAGATACTTCTTGATTTATTGTATCCTTTATTACATATTGTAGTTGTAAGAATTATAAAAATAATCAGGAGAAAAAAAAATGGATGCATCAACGCCCGCAATAAGCATAACAGAAAAATTAAATATTCTAGAACAAGAAGTAAAACAATTATTACAATGCACAGATAAGGCTGCAAAGAAAATTGTAAAAGTAATGGATTTGTATATTAGTCCTGATTTTTCAGAATCGGATGATGCTGAATTGACAAAAGAATATTTATGCGTTGCAAAACTGGCACATATAAAGTTAAATTAATGTACAAATTATAAAAATTATTTAGGAGTATTCAAATGAAATTCACTTACAAAAAAGACATTCCAACTGGCAGATTTAGAAGTTTTGAGTTAGAACATCATGACATTAAACTTAAAAAGAAAGTAATTGGACACATTTACGAAGATAGAGAATGTCATAAATTTCATATTCAAATAGCTGTTAATAAAAAGGACATAATTACATCTACTAATCCAAACTGTACCTGGAAATGGGTATTTTTGAAAAAGGAGTTTTCTTCTGCAAACGAAGCAAGAGAGTTTTTAGATAATAAGTGTGAAAGCATATGTTCTACATTTGATTTATATTATTTTGAAGAATAAATATTATATAAATAATTTCAGGAGAAACATAGTGAAAGATTATATTCTTATCTCAAAACAAATTGATCAATTTGCAACACAAGCATGTCGAATAATGACAAAAACAGAACGTGAAAAGTTTTTCAAAGATACCGATCAAAGAAGAACTTACCTCCACGGAAAAAATGCAGGAAAAGAACGTAAATTATATATTGTAGACGGGGTGTGGTTTAATGAGGTGTGGAAATTAGTTTACCCGTATGTTTTGACATCTTGTGCAAGATCAGTATATTATAACCCTGATGAGATTGCAGATGTGGTATCTGAAATTAAATATTGGATGTTTAAAGGGTTGCAATTATACGGACCTGTATTTCACAGTAAAACGTTTTCTCAAAGAATGGGTGTAATTGTCAACATGATATTAACTAATGAACATAAAAAGAAATTGAAAAGACTTCAAATTCGTTCATTAGAAAGCATTAATGAAGATGGTGAAGTTGAACAAATAGAAATAAGAGACAATCAAAGCAATATGGATCATATAGATTTCTGGTTAAGTATTCCTCAAAAGTTTGAAGTTATTGTGAAGCAATTAATTTCTGGTAACACACTGACAGAGACAAGTAGAAATTGTAATATACCTCTTTCAGAGCTTAAAAATGAATTAAAATTTGTAGTTAGTAATGTTGAATGAAATACAGCAGTTCTACTCTAAACGTAATGTATTATATAATAAAAGGATACAATAAATGGCAGATATTGATATAATTCACGCACGTGATTGTGAAATAGGAAAAACATATTTACTTGTTTTAGGCCCTTCGTCTGTTTACAAAATAACAATTAAAAGCATAGGTGAAATGGGAGTAGGTGTTGATGATGAAAGATATCCAGGTCAAACTAATACAGTTATATCAGGAGATACTAGTCTTATAGAATATGATGAAGTTTTTTACAGCGAAGCTAAAGGTAAACGAATTGTTAAAGCACCTAAAAATAAAGATGAAGAAAATAGTATTAAAAAGGAAGATAAAGTAATTTTGGTAAAGGTTAAAGGAGAAAAAATGTCACAAAACAAAAATCCGCGAAGTAAGACTATTGATAAAATGTTATCTGAAGTTCCAGAAAATACAGTACCTGACTGGAATTTAATAGTTGACGCAGTATTGAAAGAAAGTAAAGGTGATGAAAAAGATCGATCAAATATTATTTTTCAAGCTAAGATGAGACATAAATGGTACACTAAACAAGGAAAAGTTAACCCTTATTCAACTTTAAGTAAAGTCGAATAAGTAATTATGTCTAAAATTAGATTAGCAACTTTAGAAGATCTTTTAAGTTTAAGACAACTTATTCAAGAATCTTTTAAAGAAAGTATTCAAGTAACAGGTGAAGAACCTCTCGGATATGACGATGTTATTAAACTTCAAAATCACATTTTAGATAGTCATTGTTATTTACTTGAAAATGAAGTTTCTAAAAAGAAAATAATTGTAGCTGGTTATATCTTTTATCCAACTTATCCAAAAAGTAAGAGAGTATACTATCTTTCACGAATTTTTGTACACCCTAGTTTTCAAAGTAGAGGTTTTGGTAAAGAGTTAGTAGAACATATGTTAAGTAATAAAAACGTAAAAGTATGGAAATTACATGCTGTCAGTTCTAATATTAATCTTAAAAAGTTCTACGAAAGTTTTGGATTTAAAAAAGTAAGTGAAGAAAAACCTCGGAATGTTGTATTATCTGTCTATCAAAAAGAGATGAAATGAAACCTATTTTAATTCAATTTACAGGTGCTCAGAGTACTGGTAAAACAACGTTAGTGAAAGAGTTGCAAAAATTGTATGGAGGAAAAGCGAGTTTTATAGGCGAGGCTTCTCGTACATTAAAAGCTAAAAAGGGAATAGCCGAGGTTGACGTGCAAGCCAATTCCGATATACAGATTATTCTTAATAGTGAGTTAATGTTACAATATATTGAGAAATTAGATAGTCATCCTAAATCAATAATAATAGCTGAACGTACGCCTATATGCTGTCTAGCTTATGGTAGATATGTCAAGACAACAGATTCTCACATGTATATGTTAGAACAAACAGAGCGTTTAATTGTAGCACAGCAATTAAGATCCGATATTAAAACGTTAACTTTTTACTGTCCTCTTTTAGATTCTTTTGAAGAGGACGGGTTTCGTTATAAAGAATCTCAAGAAATGATTGATCACATGATTAAGTCAATTTTAAATGAGTTCAATATTGTGCATTACATTTTACCTTTAACTTCAGTTAAACATAGAATTAAATTTGTTCAGAAAATAATAGAGGAAAATTTTTCATGGGTGATATTACAAGTCAAGAAGTTATAAAAGACTTAAAGAAATTAGGCAATCAAAATACAGAATACCCAATTGAACCTAATATAAATATCTTAGAAACATTTAAGGCACCTTCTTTAAAACTCTTTACAGTGAAGTTTGTTCAAGAGCATAACGAATTTTCATCAATATGTCCGAAAAGTCACCAACCAGATTTTGCGACAATCAAAATTTTATATTCACCAAGTAATGTTTGTATCGAAAGTAAATCATTGAAGTTATATTTATTTTCTTATCGAAATAGTAAAGGGTTTGGAGAACATATTACAAACAAGATAGCGGATGATTTACAAGCGGTATTAAATAGTCGCTGGTTAGTAGTTATAGGAGATTTCTCACCGAGAGGTGGATTGAGATGGGTTTCTAAGGTGATTAGAAATTCAGTAGATGTATGTGATTTATTTGATTACGAGAAATTAATGATTGCAGAATTTAATTAATCTAGATTTTCTCCTGAGTCTAGGTTGATTTCCTGAGCGGGATTGATAAGAGTAAAATCAAGTCTTTTCCGCAAAGGTTTTTAAATGTATTATAAGTAAAAAAAAAAATGAAAATAGTTTATGAGCAGATACGATTCTGAATTATTACTAAAAGGAAAAGTAATTAATAAATGCAGTTGTGGAGAGAAAGCTCAACCAGGAAAGACCGTAGATGCTACTTTTTACAAAACTAAAAGTTTTCATATGTGGTGTTTTTGTGGAAAGCGTACAAAAGATACACTGACATTAGACGAAGCAATAAAAAAATGGAATGAAGGAGATTTTGAATGAAAAAAGCGATTGTGATACTTTCAGGAGGTCTTGATTCGAGTACATGTCTATACATAGCAAAAGACCAGGGATATGATTTATATGCTGTTACTTTTGCTTATCATCAACGCCATTTTATAGAAATTGAGTGTGCAAAGAAAATAGCAATAGCAGCCGGTGTTAAAGAGCATCGAATTATTGAATTACCTACTCCTAAAGGTACAGCTTTAACTGAAAATAGTAATATAAAAGTACCTAAAGGTAGAAATTTAGAAGAGTTATCTATTGAAGTACCTCCCACTTATGTACCCGCTCGTAATACACTTTTTATTGCTTATGCTCTTCAGTATGCAGAAGAGGTAGAAGCAGAGGTTATTTTTACAGGTATAACCGCGGTAGATTCCAGTCCATATCCCGACACAAGACCAGAGTATATTGATGCTTGGCAAAAATTAATTAATAAAGCAACCAAACAGACAGTTACAGGTCATAGTATTAGATTAGAAACTCCTCTTCTTCATTTATATAAATCTGAAACTATAGAAATTGGAATGAACTTAGGTGTTCCTTACGAACTTACCTGGTCGTGTTACTCTCCGATTTATAATAGCGAAACTGAAAAGGATGAATATTGTTTGTCTTGTGATACATGCACATTACGAAATAAATCTTTTATAGAAGCTGGATATAGAGATCCTGGAGTAAGTGAAGAGAGATGGGGCGAAGTTGTAAAAAATTGGAATCATTAATATGTGCGGGATAACCGGGTGTATAGTTCGAGATAACAAAGAATATGCTTCTATAGTATACTCAAAACTTGTAAGGAATTCAGATATAAGAGGACAAGATGGAACTGGTATAACTCTTTTAAGAAATGGAGAATTTAAAACTTTAAAGTGGTGCGAAAGAGCCAAGGACATACCTTTTTTTATTTCTTTAGATATTGGAGATAAGATTGTAGGACAGAATAGATATGCAATTTTTGGATTAGATCATACAGATGACCAGCCCCTTATAAATGACTATTTTGCATTAGTACATAACGGTGTTTTGTATAATTATGAGGAACAGTTCAAAGAGTCAGGTTTTAGAAGAGAGTTAAAAGTTGATACTGAATTAATTTTAAGGTATTTAGAACATTATTTTCTTCCCTATGATCCTATTAACAGTATTAAGAAAGTAATGGAAGGTTTTGAAGGAGAGGGAGCTTGTTTAGTATTGACTACAACTACAGTTCCTTTTTTGGCTTTTATGAAGAATAAAATTTTGTATTCAGGACAAGATATGTATGGCAATACTTATTTCTTTTCTACAATGTATATTAAAAATAAAATACCTGAAATTTGTGAAAATATAAGAGAATTTGAAAACGGTGATGTTGAAGTAATTTATTAGAGGTACAAATGTTAAGTACAATACTATGTAAATTTGGTTTGCATAAATGGGAGATTGATACAAATTTACAATATCTTGTTGATTCTAAAGTATTGAAACTAGCTGAACATTGTAGTAGAAAAAATTGTACTTATTCTAGATTTAAATGAATAGAAACACCAAAGCATATTAAAGTTTTTAAGGAAAATTGATGATTAATTTATTTTTTTTTTCAAAAAGAGAAAACTATATTTGCTATTTATGATTGTATTATTGCAATACCTGAAATAGACAGACTTGATTCTATTCTTGTTTCAAGCATCCCTAATATAAATTTTTTTGATGGAAATAGATTGATTGATAATTTAGATAATTATAGAGATCTTCCAGAAGAATCAGGAATTTATAAATGTAAAATAACAGGAAATAGTTTTCAATGTAATCACTCTGAAGATCCCACGGAGTGGGATATGTCAATTATTGCATCTGATTTTGTTAAAATAGAGTTATTAAATAAGGAGAATTAATGTTCCATAGTATATTATGTCCAGCTGCGTGTCTTGATCAATTTGCAATCCGTTCAAAGTTTCATTTAATATTACCTCATCTCTTAGACAAATTACCTCAGTATAAAGAGTTTTATAAAGAGAGAGCAAAACAAGGAGATCATATACTTCTTGATAATTCTATATTTGAACATGGTTACAGTTTCGATTACAAGAAAATGATTAAGTATGCTGAAGAAATGGAATTAACTGAAATTTCAGCTCCCGAGGTGCTTAAAGATAGAGAAGCATCTTTAGTGTTGAGAGAAGAGTTTTTGAATTATTATGTTAAAAGTGGAAGTAAAGTTAAAATTTTAGCTGTAGCTCAAGGTAAAAATCTTGAAGAGGTTGAAGAAAGTTATTTTGAGTTGTTAAGAATACCGGAAATTACTACTCTTGGATTACCTTTTGATCTTGATGATCAGGGAGATTCTGCATATAGCGGTGGAGAGAGAATTAGAAGTTTGACTTTACGAAGAGTTGTAAATAGATGGGGTTTAGTTGATCGTATTAATGCAATATCATATTCTAAAGGTATTGAATTAAAGCCAACTCATTTAATGGGTTTAAGTGATGCTGTTGAATTGCAGAAATATAAAGATTTTCCTTGGATTAGATCTAATGATTCTTCAACAGCTTTTGTGCATGGTGTTAATCTTATTAAATATACTGATAGAGGGTTACCATGTGAAAAAATAAGTCAAAAATTAGATTTTGCAGGATGGAAGATTTTACATCCTCAACAAGTTGAATTTATAAATTATAATATAGATAAAATATTAAGCTGGATTTAATTATTTTATAAAGGAATTATGTCTGAAATTAATTTCTTACCAAGTTTGCACGGCCAAAATTGTAATAAATGTAAATTATGTGAAGTACGAAAAAATATAGTACCTTCTTATTTACCATCTACTGCTCAAATACTTTTTTTAGCGGAGGCTCCGGGAGAATGTGAAGATGAAAAAGGTACAATGCCATTAATTGGAAATGCTGGTAAATTTTTAGATGAATGTATTCATATTGCAGGTTATGATAGAAACGATCCTGGATTTGCTTTTGCGAATGTCGTGCGTTGTAGGCCAGTATCTAACGAAGAAGGAAAAAAGAATAGACAGCCAAAAGATGGTGAAATTAAAGCATGTTCTGATTATTTAGATCGAGAAATAGCTTCTTTGAAAGATTTAAAAGTAATTATATGTTTAGGTAACGTTGCAAGTAATAGAGTATTAGGAAAACTAGGTGTTGGAATTACTCATTTAAGAGATCATATATGCTATCATTCAAAATACAATGTCAATGTTGTTGTAACCTACCACCCTGCAGCACCTCTTCATGTCAACACTGTCCAAGAAAAGATAGGAATGAGGACAGCTATTGTAGAAGATATTCAAAAAGTTGTAAAGTTATTAAGAGAAGAAAAAATACCTCTTCAGCATAAATCGTACGTATGTAACAATATGAGAAGGGTGAGATGGTTATTTGAACAACTTAATAAACAAGAAATAATTTCATGGGATACAGAAACAGATGCTCTAGACTACTTAGAAGCTAACATATTGTGTCATTCTTTTTCATGGCAAGTTGGAACAGGTGTTGTTTTACCTCTTTTACAACAATACAGCAAACCATTTTGGAGTCCGGGAGAGTATGATGAAATTCAAAAATTAGTAAAAAGTGTTTTAGAGAATCCTAATATTAAAAAGATTGCTCAGAATGGTAAATTTGATATTCAGCAAGCGAGACATGCAGGAATCAATGTTCAGAATTTTTACGCAGACACTATGTTGCAACACTATTGTATAAATGAAAATATTGACCATGGGTTAAAAATGCTTGCATGGCTATATACTGATTACGGAGGTTACGAAGAGGAGTTAGATACAATAAGAGAAAAGTATGCAAAAGAAGCAGGTATTTCAAAGAAAGAAGCTTCTTTTAACATTATACCAAATGAAATTCTATGGAAATATTCAGGAATGGATCCCGATGTTACGCTTCAAATATATTATAAACTTTTACCTATTTTAGAAGCTGAAGGGACGATTAAAATATTTCAAGAATTGTATATGCCTTTTACGAGATTTGTTGCTGATATGGAGTATGAAGGTATGAATGTGGATAAAGAATATTTAATTGAGACTCAGCAGAAGTTTAAAGAACGTATTAAAGGTCTAGAAGAACAAATTTATAGAAACAGAGACGTTAGAATTTATGTTGAAAGTAGAAAAAAGAAACATCGAGAGGAAAGAGCTGCTAAGTGGGATAAGTCCAAAAATTTACAATCTAGATATAAGAATAGAGAAGAGTATTGCGAATTAAAAATTGAAGAAATTGCAGATTTTAATTATGGATCTGATAAGCAATTAAAAGAGTTATTTATTGACCAATTGCAATTAAAAATAGGTAAGAGAACAAACGGAGGAGGCGCTTCTTTTGATAAAGAAGCTATGGAAGTTTATGCTAGAAAAGTACCTATAGCTAAATTAATTGCCGATGCTAATAAGACTGCTAATTTATTAACAATTTTTTTGGACGGCATTTTAGATAGAATACGTACAGATGGAAGAGTTCATACTTCTTTAAATTTACAAATTGCAGAGTCGGGAAGACTTTCAAGCAGCGGGCCCAATCTTCAAAATATTCCCAACCGTACAAATAACCCTACCGATGCAAAACTGATAAGAGATATTTATATTGCTGATTCTCCAAATCATGTTATTATAGAATTTGACCAAAAGCAGTGCGAGTTTCGGACATGGTGCCAAATGTCTCAAGATCCTGTTATGATTCAGGATTTAGCAAATGGGTTAGATATACATACTGATATAGCTTCTGAAGGGTTTAAAATACCAAAAGATCAAGTTACGAAAGAGAAGAGAGACGGAGCTAAAGGTGTCGTTTTTGGTAAAATGTATGGAAGAGGAAATAGATCAGTTGCTGATCAATTAGGTATTTCTATTAAAGAAGCTGAGAAAATAGAAACTGCTTTATTTAGTAAATATAAAGTAGCATCAGCTTGGTTAAGACAGGTAGTTATTAAAGCAAGACATGATAAATATGTTGATAATTTATTTGGATTTAGAAGACATTTAAAGGGTTTAATAGATAGTTCTGATTCTGCTTTACGTTCAGCAGCTGAAAGGTTAGCCGTGAACGCTCCCATTCAAGGAGGAGCTTCTCAAATGGTATGTTATGCTATGTTAAAAGCAGATAAACTTTTTAAAGAAAATAATATTAGAGGACGTTTATTATTTCCTATTCACGATGCTATTTTATTTAGCGTACATAAAGATGATATAAGAAGAGCAATACCTTTAATTGAAGAGAGTATGATACATCCTCACCCGCTTATAAATGTACCTTTGGGGATTGATGGGAAAATTGGGTATAGGTGGGGGTCAACTCAAACTGTTGAAGAGTATTTACAAACAAATTAAAATAAAAGAAGGAGATGTAAAATGACAAAAATTGGTGAGTTCGACGAACAAAGTATAATTCCTGGAATTAGCATAACCGGAAAAGATCAGAAACTTCCGTCTTTAGAGGGAGAGCTTACAGAAGAACAAAAAGTTATAAGAAAAAAGTTAATAGACAGCATACCTTATCCAGAAGAGTCTGCTGAGATTAAAAAAGAAGAAGAAATTCCAGAAGACATGTCTGAAGATGCTCTAGATCCTTTTAAAAAGATAAATATTACAGATTTAGGTAATAAAATAGTTAAAGCTGAAAACAAAGAAGAAGAAGTACATTACAATCAGGAAGAGTTAATTGAACTTGTTAAAATTAATGCTGGATTTTTTTACAGTTGCTATATTCAACATAAACCACGGGTAGACACCAGAATTGAAGATGAAGCAATAAAATATTTAATTAGTTTTTACAAAAAATTACTAACTAAGATAAATCAAGGAATATAGTATGCGATCAAGGACTCTTTTATATGATTTAGAAGCAAGAACTAAATTAAAAGTCGGCATGGATGCTTTATCTGAAATGGTAAAAGTAACTCTAGGTCCAAAAGGTAATAATGTAATTATAGAAAAAATATCAGGTTTTCCTCTTATTACCAAAGATGGTGTAACTGTGGCTAGAGAAATTTACCTCAGTGATCCTATTGAAAATATGGGAGCTCAAGTGTTAAAAGAAGTAGCTATGAAGACTAATGAAACTGCTGGAGATGGAACAACAACAGCAACAGTTCTTGCACACGCTTTTATTACAGAAGGTATTAAAAATTTAACTGCTGGTTCTAATCCTATGGATTTAAAGAGAGGTATTGATATTGCAGTTAAACATGTTACAGATAGGTTAAAAGAGTTAAGTCGTCCAGTTACAGGTAAGGAAGATATAATAAGTGTAGCTTCCATTTCTGCAAATAATGATAATCAAATAGGGAATGATATAGCTAATTCTATTGAAAAAGCAGGTAACGAAGGAATAGTTATCGTTGAAGATTCTAAAGATTCAGATACAATTATTGAGGTATCTGAAGGAATGCAAATTGATAGAGGATATCAGCATCCTTATTTTATTAATAAAACTGTTACAATGGAAGTTGAGTTAAAAGGGACTTATATATTATTTTATAATGGAAAGTTACATCAAATGCACGATCTAGCAAGAATAGCTGAAGCTGTTATTCAAAAAGAAGCTGCATCTTTTTTAGTTATTGCTGATGAATTTAGTCAAGAAGTTTTGCAATTGTTAGTAATGAATAAAATGAAAATGGGTAGACAATTTTGTGCTGTTATTTCACCCGGTTTTGGAGATCGTAAAGTAGACTTATTGAATGATATGGCTGCTTTAACTGGAGGTACTGTGTTTGGTGGGGATTTATCTTTACCCCTTGCTCGAGCAGATATATCTCAATTAGGTTACGCTGACAAAGTATTAGTTGATAAGAATAAAACAGTTATAGTTGGCGGCAAAGGTAAGTCTGAGAAAGTGAAAGAAAGAGTTGATCAAATAAGGATGTTACTTGACAATACTATCGTTGACTTCGATAAACAGAGATTACAAGAAAGGTTAGGTAAGTTAACCGGTGGTATAGTTGTCTTGCGAGTAGGCGCAATTACAGAAACAGAGCTAAAAGAAAAGAAAATGAGAATAGAAGATGCTCTTCATGCTACACGAGCTGCTCTCGATGAAGGTATAGTACCTGGAGGAGGCGTAGCTTTAGTAAGAGCAAAAGAAATTATAAATAAGATTGATACTTCAAATTTAAGAGAGGATCAAAAAACCGGTATTAATATAGTAAAAAAAGCTTTAGATATTCCATTTTTAAGTATTTGCTCTAATGCAGGATTAACAGGAGAGGTAATTTTACAGGAAGTTATACAAGAAAATTTAGAATATGGATATGATTCCTTGAACGATAAATATGGGAATATGTTTGAAATGGGAGTTATTGATCCAACTAAAGTTGTTAGGTTGGCTTTAGAAAATGCTGCTTCAATTGCTGGATTATTTCTTACTACTAAAGGTGTTATTGCAGAATCAAAAGAAGAGAAGGAGTATATTGATAAATTAATGTCTCAAAGTCCTGCAAATTAGAAAAAAGAAATGGTACATGAAATTATACAAACTTATTATAGAAATACTCAAATTTTAGATAAGTTAGCAATTTTTTTTAATAATAATTTATTGCAGCATACTGATTCTTTAAATTATCTTTTACAAAGAGGTATAAGTAAAAAAGCAATTGAAGAGTTTAGAATAGGTTATGATATCAATGCTTTATCATTACAGACTTTTATTGAAAAGGAAAATATTTCTTTAGAAAGCTTATCGGAAATAGGTGTATTAACTAAAAACGAAGATAATTCTTATTATGATAGATTTGCAGACCGTATTATATTTCCAATTTTAGATATTAAAGGATTAGTTGCAAGTTTTAGTGGAAGGGTATGGCAGGAAAGTGACGAAAGAGCTAAGTATATCAATGGTAGTTTATCAAGTACTTATCAGAAATCTCTAACGTTATTTGGACTGTTTCAAGCTCTTTACGATATTCAAAAAAACAATTTAGTATTAGTAACAGAGGGAAACGTAGATGTGATAACTTGCCATGTAAAAGATATTAAAATAGCAGTAGCTACATGTGGGTCTGCCTTTACGAAAGAGCATTTTCAATTGCTTAAAATGTTTGTAAACAGGTTTATTTTTTGTTTTGATAATGATGAAAGTGGTCGAAAATCTACAGAAAAAGTTAAGGGATTATTAAAAGATGAGAAAACTATAAAAGTAGGATATTTAAATATTGAAGGGGTAAAGGATTTAGATTTATTTATTCAAGTTAATGGAGCAGCTAAATTAAAAGAGATTATTAAAGAATTCAGTAATGAGTTAGTGTTTTAAATGTATAATACAACAAAAAAAAAGTATGAGAATATTAATTTGTGGTGACAGAAATTGGAGTAATTTAAGTTTTCTTAAAAAGTTTATTGATTCAATACCTTTTGATAGTGTTGTAATTGAAGGAGAAGCTAGGGGTGTAGATCTTTTATCTAAAGCATATGCTAGAAAAAGAAATTTAGATGTAATACAGTTTCCTGCAAATTGGATGAAGTACGGTGCGGCTGCAGGACCTATTCGAAATTCGCAAATGCTAGAAGAAGGGTTACCTGATATTGTAACGGCTTTTCACTTTAATATTGCAGAATCAAAAAGTACAAAAAATATGTTAATTCAAGCTAAAAATAAAGGTGTTAAGACATATTTAAATCCTTCTTCATTTCAAGAATTAGAAAATTTTAAGTATGATTAAACAAAAAACAAGACATACTGATAAAAGCTTAATTAACTTTCCAGTAGTTTTTACACCTCTTATGATAACTAATCCTTTATATAGAGATGTTAAAGGTAATGCAGGTCAGGCTATTGTAAGAGTTGATACTAAGCGTATAATAACAATAGCTTCTGAGTATTATGAACCATTAACTCATATTGATAAAATTAATAATATGGAACAGGTTTTAAGAGATTTAGGTATAAATTTTGAATTGTTTGATATTAATATTGGAGGTGTATCTGGTAATAGAGTATTCCTTAATTACATACTTCCTACTTATAAGTTTGATGTTGAGGGTGACATTTTTGTACCATTTATACAAATTTACAGTGCTTATGATAGATACCTTTCAACTGGGTATTATTCAGGTTTATACAACACTTCGACAACAAGTGCAGTTATTGTTAGAAAAGGTTTAAATTTAGTAAAACGTAAAGCATTATGGGGAAATGTGAAATTTAATGATAGTATGATAGATATTGGAGGATGGATTACTGAATTAGGAGCGGTGAGAAGAAAATTAAAGAAATTAAAACTTGACAAGAACGTCGATAATTCATCAAATATAGTAACTGCAATAATAGAAAAAAAGAAGCATCAATTGAATTTTTATAAAGCAAAAATCTTAGAAAGTTATATAGAAATATGTGATTTTTCAGAATATTCATTGTTAAATTCTTTGATGGATTACGTCACACACTATATGAATGATGAAAAAAAGAAACGTTCTTATGATAGAATACGACATGCTCAAATTTTAATTGGTGATAAATTTTTAAATTTAAAAGGGGGTTTAATGTGAATGATTGGAGATATGCATTGGATAATGATAATAATAAGCAGCTTGATAATATAAGAAATTTATTTAGTGCGTTAAAAATTCAATCTACTTTTACAGAAGCTTTCAAAATTTTATCTTTAAGTTTCGAACCTTTTGTTTTAGTAGGAGGGTTATCTCGAAGTTTTTATACATCTCCAAGAAATACAGGGGATATTGATTTATTATTTGATACTGAGTACGATTTAAAAAACTTTTTACACAGGCAAAAAGGTAATTACAAACAAATTAGACCCCATTCTATTATAATGAAAGGCTCAGAAGTAGATCTTTTAACTTCAGAATTTTTAGGAATATCTAGCGATATTCGTAATTACGTTTTTGAAACTGCAAAACTTAGTGATTTAGGTGTAATGGTTGCAAGTAAAGAAGCTATTATTTTATTAAAGTTACAAAGATTGTCTCCAACAGATGACAATGATATAAGAGCTTTAATTGAAGCTGGAGGTAAAGATTTAAAAGTTAATGATATTTTAAGACTAGCAAAAACCAATAAAGAAAAAATTGAAGAAATTTTGGAACAAAGTAAAATGTTTTTGAAGGAGTGATAAATGGCAAAAGGTCAAGAAGTAGAACATACAAAATTCAAAGTTATTGAGGATGCTATTTCAAGTATTGAAAAACAATACGGAAAAGGTACTATAATGAGATTAGGAGATAAACCTAATCACGATATAAAAGTAATATCTACTGGATGTTTATCTCTTGATTTTGCATTAGGTGTTGGAGGAGTTCCAAGAGGAAGAATAATTGAGATATATGGCCCCGAAAGCGGGGGAAAAACGAGTATGAGCCTTCATATTGTTGCTGAATGTCAAAAAAGAGGAGGTACTGCTGCGTTTATTGATGTGGAGCACGCGCTAGACAAAAAATATGCAAAGAAACTAGGAGTAGATACTGACAATTTATTACTATCTCAACCCGATTTTGCAGAACAAGCATTAGAGGTAGTTGAAACACTTGTAAGAACTAATGCAATTGATATTATTGTTGTTGATTCTGTGTCTGCATTAGTACCTCGTTCGGAAGTTGAAGGAAATATGGGAGATCCTCAAATGGCTTCTCAAGCACGCTTAATGTCTCAAGCTCTCAGAAAATTAACACCTGTTGTTGCAAAAGCTAATTGTGTTGTAATTTTTATTAATCAAATTCGTATGAAAGTGGGAATGATATTCGGGAGTCCCGAAACTACTTCCGGCGGCAATGCTCTTAAATTTTATGCTTCAGTTAGATTAGATGTAAGGAAGGTGTCTGCAATAAAGGTTGGAGATTTAATAATTGGTAATAAAACTAAAATTAAGGTTGTTAAAAACAAATGCGCTCCTCCCTTCCGTGAGGTTCAAGTTGATATTATTTTTGGACAAGGAATTGATACAGTAGGAGACATAATTGACTTAGCTATTCAATTTGGATTAATTAAAAAGTCTGGGTCTTGGTTTACGTACGGAGAGGATAGGTTTCAAGGAAAAGAAGGTATATCAAAAGCTTTAAAGAGTAATTCTATTTTTGTAGAGAATTTGAGAACTCAATTAGTTAATATACTAAACAATCCTGAAATTACAGAAATTATACCTTCAACAGAAAATACTGAATTGCCGGAGTAAAAATTATGGTGATTACAATTTTAGGAAATATATTTCATCCTCTTGAAGATTGTTTACCTATGCTTCAAATTTTAGTAGCTGAAATTCAAGAAAGGCAAGAAATAATGTACAAAGTACCTTTTGAAGAATTAAATTCTATTAAGTTTACTTTAGATAGTACACCTGAGGAAGATATACCGGGATTTAATGAAAAGTATGCTTCTATTCAATCCCATATTAGTAGAGTTTCTTCTATTTTAATAGAAGCTAAAAGAGAAATAAAATATTGGAATGAATATAAAAGTCGTTTAAAATCTTTATACGTAAGAGCTAAAAATAATTTATTAATTAACACTTCTGAAATTAAAGAGTTAAGAAATAAGGAAATGCAAGAATCAGCTATACAAGAAAGGATACCAGATTTAGTTCGTTTACTTGAAGGATTAGATATTATTATTGACAGCTTAGAAAGTGATATTGACATTATTAGAATTAAAAAGGAAGAAATAGATAGTGCTAATGTTAATCTTAATCGTCAACAGAAAGTTATAGAAGATATGATTGGTCTTAATATAATACCTACGGGTGGTGGGTTGTTAAGAATGAGAAGATGAGATAAATAATACTGTTTTGAAAATGTTAATGTATAATAAATAGCAATTATAATTTTTTTTAATTTAAAGGAGTAATACTAATGCCAAAGGTAACAGTTAGAGATAGTATTGTCGAATTATATCCAGATGAGATTTATGTAATGGAAGTACGTAAATCGGATATAGGAAATAATAAAGATAATGGTAATCAATTTTTGATTTGGGAGTGTGAAATTATTGAACCTGCAGAATATGCTGGTAAAATATATAAACATTTAACACCTATAGAAATAGGTCCAAAATCAAAGAGTTTTAAGTTTTTACTTTCTATCGGAGTTCCCGCACCTAAAGAAGGAGAGGTGTTTGATTTTAATTCTGATGATTATAATGGAAAAGAGTTTGTTGCACAGCTTACAACAGTTAAAATAAAAAAAGGACAAAATGCAGGTAAAGATAGAAATGAATTTAAAGATGTATGGTCTCCTCAAGAATTTTTAGATTTACAAAACAAATCTGCAGCGAGAGCTAATATTGTTCATAATATTGTTAATAAAAATACAGTTTTAAATGCTCAACCTACTGCATTCGAAGTAATACCGAATACCGCAAGTGTAACAGACTCTGCAGTAGTTCAATCTGAAGTAACTAAAGTATTAAAATCAGTAACACAACCTGCTACGGTTAATACTAACACACTTCAGCGTACTTCTATATTGCAAAATACAAGTGGTGTTACAAAGCCAGTTACAACTAACAAGTCTGTTACAGATTTTCCTGATTAAGGAGGTATTGATTGGCAAGCATAAAAGCAAAGAAAGGAAACCCTTTTGAGAGAAGAGTGGCTTATAATTTAATGCAAGCAAATTATAAAGTAGAGCGATTAGATGATAATACTAAAGGGATTGATTTGATTGCTAAAGATTCTGATGAGTCGGTTCTTCCTTATGCTATTGAATGTAAATTTCACAAAAAATTTAGTTGGAATGAATTAGTTAAAATTTATATCAAGACAGAAAAGACTAGCGAAAAGCATTTACTCAATCATCATTCGATTGTAGTATTAAAAGCTAATCAACAACCTCCTCTTGTTATGTATAAAGTAAGTCTCACGTATTTTGTACAAGAATTTACATCTTATTTTAATTGTCAATTTGTAGATATTCCAAAAGGTTATAAAGTATGGAAGCAATAATGAAAATTAAGGAAATTTAAGTATGAGCGGTATAATAGTTTTTGATATTGAAACATTACCTAATGAATTAGATGAAATTACTTCTAAGTTGTTAGATCATAAAGTAAGAAATGTTGTTGAAGAGAAGAAAGAACAAGAAATGTTACAGTATAGATTTCACGAACCAGCATATACAAAGGTCTGTTGCATTGGGGCCTTATATGATAAAGGAGATGGATCTGAAATTAAACAAAAGACTTTCTTTTCAAGAGATAATGAAAAAGAGGTAATTGAAAATTTTATTAATTATATTTCTCAATTTACAGGGAAGTTTGTATCTTTTAATGGACTTGATTTTGATGCACCTTTTATTCTTTACAAGTGTTGTCAGTATGGAATTGAACCTCCCCAAAGATTTTGTAATCTTGTACGCTTTCGAGTAACCCCTCATTTTGATTTAATGCAGATACTTACAGTTTGGGGAAAATTTAGAATCTCTTTAGCTGAAGCTTGTTATAGCTTTGGTATAACAGTAAAAGAAAATCTACATGGATTAGACATTCTAACTTTTCTTCAACAAGCTTCTGATGAAGACATTCAGCTATATTGTCAAGAAGATGTTCAAAGTACTTATATGTTATATAAAAAAGTAAGTTTAATTTATCAATAGTAGGAATTAAAATGAACCACACTTCTCCTTCTCTTGAGACTAGAAAGAAGCAGTCTGATGCAAAAAAGGGATATAAACATACCGAAGAAGCTAAAAGGAAAATGAGTGCTGCCCGCAAAGGCAGACCTAGTACGAGAAAAGGAATATCCCGTACAGAAGAAGTTAAACGAAAATTATCTATTTTTTAATACTGGCAAAAAGCACACACAGGAATCAATACAAAAAATGTCTACTTCTCATAAAGGACAAATATGAATTACATTTTAATCATATTAGGAATATGGGTTTACTTTCGATATTTCGGACCCTTACTAATTACATTCAAAAAGACATCTACTAATGCTATTACTCCAACTCGAGCTTACGGAAAAGCTGCTTGTTGGGATGTATATGCTCTTGAGAATAAGTCAATACCTACAGGACAGTGGAGAGAGGTAAAAGTTGGTATATCATTTGCGCCATGGCCTCATATTTATATGCCTTTTTTAAATCTATCTTTGACACCTTTTGGAAATGTAGCTTACAAAATACACACACGAAGTGGGTTAGCTATAAAAAAAGGATTAAGAAATCATTTAGGCATTATTGATAATGATTATAGAAATGAGATAACTGTTATCATGTATAATCATAGTAATGTAGGGTATGCTTATCCAGTTAAGAAAGGAGATAAAATAGCTCAAATAGAATTTTATAGAGTTCCTTCAGTTTGGATGTTTCAAGTTAATAAATTGAGTAAATCTCAAAGAGGTGAAAACGGTTTTGGGAGTAGTGGAAAGTAATATGTATAATTTTCTAGTTAAAATGTACACAGTTTTTGAATTAGCAGAAAGCAGTTGCAAATTCAAATTAGTTACAACTAAATTTCAAAGAATGCAAATACTACTAAGGTGTATTTATGTAGTATTTAGATTTTGTAAATATTAAAACAAAGGTGAATAGATGTACAAGGATTTTAAATTCGCAGAACATGCAAAAGTAGAAGTATTTACAGATGCTAAAGAGGCTTTACAAAGATCTTTTGATATTACAGTAAATCCCGTTCCGGCAGTTGTTGAAGAAATTCAAGTAACTGCAGACGGTAAAATAGTATTTAGAGGAGAACAAAAATCAATCTCATTAAATGGTATGGAATCATTTTTAAAAATTCTAAGTATACCGCCTTTATTTGCACGTAAATTACCTACAGATTTGTTATTATATAACATTGATAAGTTAATTAAAGACAGTCCTGCAAAACCTATTTTTGTATTAGAACGTCCTAATAATAACATTGCAAGTATTGTACAAGATCCATATACAGAAATACCATATAATGAAGTAATAGGACGATTTATAGAACGACCTGTTAAAAACATTGAATTATCTGAATCTTTGTTAAAGATGACTTTTGTATTTGATACCTTAAAAGTACCTGATCTAGATGACAGTCAAGATACTTTATATATAGGAGAGTATTTAGTCAGCTCATTAACTAAGTTGACCAGTTTGCAAGCAATAGCTGGATTATACAGAACTCAATGTTCAAATTCCTTTATCATGCCGATTCTTGGTAAATTAAAAGCTAATTATATGAAAAAAGAAGATGTTAGATTATTGCGATTTGCAGATGCTTTTGAGTGTTATGATCAAAATTTGGTAGCAACAGTTTTTCGTAATTTTGTTCAGAAAAAGCAAGGTTTATTATATGAACACCAAGTAAAACAAATTTGGGAAAGGATTGCAAAGGTATTTTCAAAATCGGATGCAGATCAATTATTTAGTTTTGATGATGATTCTAGAAATGCAATTTTATCCAATGCTAGAGGTTACTTATCAGAAGTTAAAAAAGCAAAAAATTTAAATTTAGTACCTCCAGAAGCTACTACTACACCTTTTCAAGCTTATAAAATCGCAAATGATGTGACAACCTCAGCCCACACTCGTATGTATGATATTGTAGATCAAGTACATGCAGAAACAGTTGGAGGAACAATATTGCAATGGATGCTTTTTAGTAACAATTAATAATTAATTTTTTATGTTAAAAATTTATCAAAATTTTAAATGCAATAAAGAATTTTCTACAGATAAATTAAAACGAAGGTTTTGTAGTAGGCGTTGTTCAGGAGTATATTCAGCCGAAAAGAAAAAAGAATCTGGAAAGAAATACTATCATTCTATAGAAACGAAGCGAAAAATAAGTAAAGGTAACAGAGGTAAGCGAAAGCCTTCTCCATTTAAAGGGATGACAGCTGCAAAGAGGTATGGAAGTGAAGAGAGGGCTCAAGAAATTCAAAATAGAAGAAGATTGAAATTAATAGGAAAGAAACACACAGAAGAGCACAAACAAAAAATAGGGAATGCAGGGAGGGGCAGGAAAAAGACAGTAGCAACTCGTTTAAGAATGAGTGAATCTCGTAAAGGAATGAAACAGCCAGAGTATGTTAAAAAGAAAATTTCTAAAACTGTTCGTTTAAATAAAATACAGCAATTAGAGAAGAATAGCCAAATATCAAAACCTAGTTATAATATTAGATCTTGTGAATTTTTTAAATATTTAGATATTTTATATAAAACAGAAGGAAGATATGCTATTTACGGAGGAGGAGAATATTTTATTAAAGAACTAGGTTATTTTCCTGATTATATAAATTTTGATAAAAAATGGATTATTGAATGGGATGAACCTATGCATTTTACTAAGGAAGGTAATTTAAGAGAAAAAGATAAAGTTAGACAACAAGAGATTCAAAAGATGTTTCCTGATTATAAATTTATAAGAATCAGGGCTACGTTGAATTTATATAGACTATTACAAAGGAATATGAAAAAATTAAAATTAGTTAAACTTTCAAAAACAGGGTTTAATTAATTGTATAAATCTCTACATATTAAAAATTTTCAGTCTCACGAAGATTCTCTGATTGAATTTGATCCTCAAGTTACTGCAATAGTCGGATTAAATAACTTTGGGAAAAGTGCAATATTAAAAGCTCTTCAAAAACTTGTAAGAAATGATCCTGAAGGAGTCAGTTTTATTAACGAGAATGCAAATGAAACGTTTCTTACTCTCGAAACTGATTTAGGTAATATAAAAAGAGAGATTTATAGAAGTAAACCCAGTGGAAAATATGTTATTATAAATAAAGAAAATCCAGCTCAAGATTTAGAATTTGTTAATTTTTCTAAAACAGGCATTCCTCAAGAGGTGTTAAATATATTAGATGTTTCTTCAATTCAGCAATTTGGTACTGATGAGTTTGATCTAAACTTCCATGTTCAAAAAGACAATGATTTTTTAATCAGAGGTAAAGGGTTATCTTCTACTAGAAGTAAAGTATTAAGTAAAATTACTGGAGTAGACATTGTTCAAAAAGCTATTCAACTAGGTAGATTAAAAGAAAAAAGGTACGAACAAGAAATTGATAATATAAAAAAAGATCAGCAAAAGATTAAATTAGATTTAGAAAAATATAATAATGTTAATGAACTAGATGAGATTATAAAAAATAAGTTACAGCAAATTCAAAAATTGCAACAATTAGAAACTGATAAAGTTTTTTATAGTGGATCCTTAAGTTCATTACAAAGTATTGTTGAAAAAGCGACTAAATTAAAGAATTTATTAAAAGATTCAATTTTACAATTTGCTATTAATGATTTATTAGTTTTACGAAACAAAATAGATAATCTTATAAAGTTACAAAAAGTAAGGTATAGAATTAACAAGTTGAATCAATTTTTAATAATGTCAGCTGTAGAGTTTAATGTTGATAGATTACAAATTTTACAAACGTTATTTAATAAAGTTGTAAAGATACAAACATTAAATAATAAAATTTTACAGTTGGATAAAGTAATTAAAATAAGCACTATTAATTATGATATAAGTACTTTTCAGCATCTTAAATATGCTAAAGAAAAATTACAGCAATTTAAAATATGTACTCAGAAAATTTCTAAATTAAACAATGTTACTAAAATTGAATTACCTAATTTAGGAAGTGTTCAAGAGTGTAAAAAGACACTACAAAATTATAAAAATATACAACAACAAATGTTATTACTTACTACTTTTTTGTATAATAAAGAACAAGAGGTACAGCAATTATGTGAGATTTTTAATGAACAAGAGCAAGAATTAATTAGTTATAAAAAAGAACTTAAAATATGCCCTACTTGCGGCGAATTTTTTAAGGAGAATTAAAATGGTTTTATATAAGAAAACAGAAAACAATGAATATATTACAATTGACGTACAAACTTTAGGTATAGTAAATAACAAAAATTCAGTAGTTGTATTTACTGTAGGAAATGAAGATTATTACCCATCCCAGAAAGATATGGAAGAAATTAAAAGTTTTGTAGATCAAGAGTCTGTTTTTAAGAGTAGTGAAGTATTAATATTACCTTTCTATGTTAAAATAACAGATATAACCTTGGATAGTGACAAAAATTATTTATTAGTAGTAAATATACCTTTTCATTTTAGTAAAGCTGATGAGGTAAAGGTAGAGAAAGAAATTACAGAAAGTTTACAAAGTCACTCTAATATTAAAGTTAAAGTACTTCGTGAAGATCTTAACATTACAGTTCAAGAAGCTAGTCTTAAAAGTAAGTTTCCTCCTTTAACTCAGCAAATGGTTGAACATATTGATGGAACACCTACTTTGGATTACGCTATTCGTATTTTGAAAGTGTATAGAGAGAATTGTAATTGTAAGTGGTCTGATTCTTTAAATGAAGAAAACAAAAGTAGATTATTTGATATTATGAACGAGGCGCAAGATAAGAGAGCTGAGTTATTAGATAAAGCAATATCTGCATTAGAAGAACATTTAAAGTAGAAATGACAATGGAAGAGAAAAAGAAAGAGTATGTGAAATATTTGGAAAGGTTAATTAAATTATTACAATCAAATAAGATTGAATCAATAAGTTGTGATTCACAACATTTTTACTTTCCTGAATTAGGAAGTATTGCGCACATGGCAGGAAAACCTTTTATATTTCATAAAGAAGAAATAATTCTTACAATTCATTACAATACAGAAGAATTAAATTAATGATAATAGGATATGTAACAGATACCCATCTTCGATCAGAAACACCGGAAGGCAGAATAGATAATTTTAATAACTCTATTCTTACTAAAATGGAAGAGGTGGGTCAGATTTTTAGAGAAGAAAAATGTGATATAATTCTTCATGGAGGTGATTGGGGTGATAGACCTGATATTCCTTACAGTGTTTATAATGAATTAGTAGGAGCTTTAAAAGCATGGAATAAACCCATTTACGGAATAATAGGAAGTCATGATTATTATGGGTATCAGATTAAAAGTTTGAAAAGGACTGCAGTAGGAGCTTTATACAAATCAGGTATAATTGAATTAGTTGGCAGCGAAGGTATGAAAGAATATATCGAATTAGATGATATTTGCATTTGTGGAACTCCTCATACGTACTGGTTAGATGAAGATTCTAAAAATTATTACAAAGAAAACTATTCTAGTAAAATTCAAATACAACTAACTCATGGAATGCTTCTAGAAAAGCCTGCAATCTTTCAACACACTTTACTTACTAATATAGAAACAAAATCTCAATATCTTTTAGGAGCTCATTACCATCCTGGCTGGAGTCAATTGTTTTTTAATTTAAAAGGAACAACATTTATTCATCCAGGAGGGTTAGCTAGATTAGACAATACAGGAAAAGTGAGAATTCCAAAAGCGGTAATTATTAATTCAGTTACTCAAGAAGTCTATAGTAAAGAATTGCAAACAGCTATAGTACACCCATTTAAAGAAAAGGTAACAGATTCTAAAGAAGAAATAACAATGAATTTAGTAAAAAGAGCACTAGATTATCTTAAAGATACTCAAGTAAGTGTGATAGATATTAAACAACAACTTCCACTTATTGCAAATAAATTTAAGTATAATTCAGAAATCGTAGATTTAGCTTTTAATTTAATTGAAGAAGCAGAAAAGGAGAAATAATAAATGAGGAAGTGGGAAATATCAAAACAGTTTGAATTTTCATACGGGCATAGAGTTTGGAGTCAGGAATTAAATAAAGAATTTAGTTTAGATAATAGCTGCTTTTGCCGGTTCATACACGGTCATAATTCAGTTCTTGTAGTTTATCTTGAAGCAAGTAGTTTAATAAATGGAATGGTAACAGATTTTAAAAATTTAAATTGGTTAAAGAAATGGATTGACAATACTATTGATCACAAGTTTATTATGGACATTAACGATCCGCTATTACCTCACGAAGTATCTGAACCTATAAATCGTTTTATAGGAAATTTTGGAATGAGTTTTGAAAAAGATGGTCTAATTAAACATGCAGAAGGATATGCTACAATCAATCCTAAATGTTACGAGGATTTTATTTTTCCCGTACGGGAGAAATTTGAAGGTATGGTATTTGTTTCTTTTGTACCCACTTCAGAAAATTTAAGTAAATGGATATTTGAAATAATTCAAGAAAAAATGTTAAAAATAGGTATAAAAGTATCTAAAGTAGATTTCTACGAGACACCTAAATCGAAATCTAGTTATTCAATTTAACTACAAATTAACAGTGAAAAGGTGTAAGAATTGAAAGATTTATTAAGTCAAAATAATTTTAAGTTTGATAAAATAGAATTTAAGAAGTTTGTTTGCAATGATTGTGGTGCTATATTTCAATCAGATGAATATACAACAAGAGAAAGCAAGAAAGATATTAATATGTCATATTTTATTGATACATGTATTACTTGTAAAAGTGAATGTATAATTAGTGAATTGAAAAATGCCAGTAATTAGAATTTATAATAACGGGTATATTTTTGATAGTGCTCGAGTGGCAAATTTTGTTCAACAAATTGATGAACTTATATGTAAAATAGAATCTCTAGATTTAGAAGTAGATGTTGAAATAATAAATTTTAAAGGAAAAGTGTTAAAAGAAAAGAATTATTGTAATAAAGATGTATTTTTTATTGAAGATTTGTATGATAAGTTATATAAATGTATAAATACATACAGTAACGATTTACCTTTTTAAGTGCAGGAGGTGTATTTATTATGGATAAAAAATTATTTTCAGATTATGCTACTGTAATAGTAGGTGGACAGACATATTATTGGAATATTAATAAGAGATATACTTATGTATATAGTGAAAGTGAGGAGTTAATGTTTATGTTACTTGCAACAGTAGACGAACTTCAAATAAAAGCAGGAATAATTGGCTTTAATAATGGTCACATGCACATTAAAGATAAAGTAAAGAAAAGTATTGCAGAATTACGTAGTTTAATAGGCATACCAATTACTCTTGAAATGATTGAAAAGTTAGAAAAGGAATTAAAATGAGTAACGTACAAGAACAGACACCCGCTGACAAATTGACTTCTCTTCAAGCTAAAATTAAAGAGATTGAAAATAAAAGAATAGGTGCAAATAAAGAGATTGAATTATTGAAAGAGCAATATACAGAGTTAAAGAAGACTCTAGAAGAATTAGGAATATCAAATTTAGATGATTTACCTAATTTAATTGTTCAATTAGAAGATGAGTTTAATCAGCAACTTGCATGTGCTGAAAAAGATGTTGAAAGAATTGAACAAGTCCTTTCTGCAAATGTCTAATCAAAAAAAAGAAATAGATCTTAATATACTTGAAGGTAAATACTATCACACAAGAGGTGGCTGGATAGCTAAAGTAGTACATGTAAGTACATCTCAGAAAATTTGTTATGTTATTCATAATCCTGGAGATGCAACAGAATCAGCCCCAATTTTACATGATAAAAAGAACGGATTTGCTCTTTATCCTAGTATATTAGCTTTTTTAGTACCTCCTGCCTATGGAGGACATCCTGCAGATTTAATAGAGGAAGTTACTACAAATTGATTGATCTATTAATTAGTTACAACGAACATCTTAATAAAGTCAATCAAACATTACAACGCCAAATAGGACAGAGAGATGTTTTGTTGCAAAATCAAAAAGAGAGTGAGAAAAAAGAAGCAAATGTTATAAACTTGCTTGGTAACATTTCAAAAGCTAAATTGTTATTAGAAATGGTAGTAAGGAGTACTGAAATAAGGGTAAAATCTTATATTGAACCTTTCGTAACTGAAGCACTAGATTTCATTTTTAATCAAAATTTAAAATTTCATATAGTATTTATTGATAGAAGAGGACAAATAGAAGTAGATTTTATTGTACTTCCTTCTAATAAGGTAGAAGAAGATTACCAAACTTACTTAAATGATGTAGTAACTTACGAACAAGAATTTGATCAGTTAGTAAAAATATACAGAAATATTAATTACTTTTATGGAGGAGCTGTTCAGGAAATATTAGGTGTAGTATTGAGATTAGTAATGATAGAATTATTACAAATAAAAGGACCTGTGTGTTTAGATGAACCTACATCTAGTTTTCACGAGCAGTATGCAGCACGTGTTGGTGTATTTATTAAATCATTAAGTGAAAGGTTTAATAGACAAATTATATATGTTACACACAGTCATGCTTTAGCTGCTGCTGCTAATAAAGTATACGAAGTGAAAAAAGACAGGGGTATCAGTAGAGTAGAGGAAATTTAAAATAAATGAAAGTTAACTTAAAAATTAAAAATAGAGGGCCTTTTATAGTTGCTCCTATTCATTGTCCTTATAAAGTTCAAGAACAAGATATTAAGTTTGATAGTTATCAGAATGAACAAGCAGACACAGATAAAGAAATTTTTACAGTTCATTCTTCTATTTGTCCTCTTTGTAAGTTATGTGAATTTATTCCTGAAATAAACGATACACAATTAGTTTTAAATACCGAAGGTTTTACAAAATATTTAACATTGTTGAATGAAGAAGTGTCAAAATCGATTAGAGGTCAAGTTCTTTATCTTCAAAAAGAAAATAGATTACCAATTGCAATACTTATAAGCCCGGTAATTTTTGATAGTATGTTAAAATTAACTTATAAAGATAGTCAAGATCAGTATTATTTAGCTTATTCTTATTTTATTAATAATGAAGTTCCTATTTGTTATATAACTGGTTGTCCTGTTTACCTTTCTCGAAAATTAACTAAATCTCTTATTCAAGTAGTTGGCGAGGTTGAATGGCGTTAAAACCTTTGATTTTGAATTAAAAACCTACTATTTTCCATTTCTTTTTTGTCTCTTTCTTTATAAATTCCATAAACTTTAATGTATAATAAAATAGTAACAATGTTTAATAGTATTATTTGATTAATAAAAAGAGGTAGTATGAAAAAAGTAATAATTTTTACAGGGTTTGGAAGTTTTTTATTTGGATGTATTGTAGTTTTTTTATTTCATTATTATTTACTAAAGGAACCACAACATACTAAAATAACTGAAACTATTTATAATAGTAATTTTGAAATAGGGATAGTTAAAGAAGATTTAGCTACTTATGGTAGATCTTCAATTTTTATAAAAATTGTTACACCTGCTATTGAAAATGCTGCTGAAAAGTATAAAATACCTATAGGTTTGTTACATGCTATTTTTAGAGTTGAAAGTGATTATAGACCGCAGATTGACCATAACAAAGTAACTGTTCCCGTGCATGGAAATAATATTATTACAAATGCCATAGGAATGGGAGGTGTGTTATGGGTGTATTGGGGTGATAGTTTGAAAGCACGGGGAATTGCAGAAACTGAAATGGATTTGTATTTTCCACAAATTGCAATAGAAGCAACAGCTTATATATTAAAACAAATGATTGATACAGAAACAAAAGTCAATGGTAATTTAAACTCGTTTAATGTATTGTCTAATATAATTAAAAGATATTTTGGAGCTTACAGTCTAATGTATTTAGCAAAAATGGAAAAGTATACGAGTGATCTTTGGATGAAACGAATAGCGAAAGAAGTATTAGATTTAACAAAACAAAAATACAAAGAATGATTGGCTAATTTTATTTGATAGTAAAATGTATCAGTCTGATAATATAAAAAATAAATTTAGATTAAAAATATTTTTATTGTTGAAGAAAAATACAGATCAATTTTTAGAAACAAAAAATGAATTAATAAAGAAAAATGTATTAAGACGGATAAACAAATTATTAGACTGTATTTATTTATTTATTAAATCTAAAAGAATTAGTTTAAGCTAATTTGAGGATACAATGAACCAAGAACTAAACAAAATAATAAGCGATTTAGAATATGCTGCTTATAATTTATGTAACGGCAAAAAAGATACAGATTTACCGCCGGGAATAATTAACTCTACTGGCGCAGAGGATTCTCTTTTAATTGCTATACGTGATTTGAAAGAGATAACCAATCGCCACGAACCGCTAGTTAGCGGGAAACTTGCGGACTTTACAGTTTCTGAGCTAATGATAAAAATGAATGAAATTATCGGACAATATCCAGTGCAAGGTAATTATGCAGATGATGGAAGATATACTTACCCCGGTAGATGGAATGCTTTACTTAAATACATAAAAGAAAAATGAAAACAGTGATTACTAAAAACGGAAATCTTGCTTGTAACATTACAAGTGACGAATTGGAACAAATTAAAGAAGATTTGCGACCGACAACAAGACGCAATGATTCTCTATACGAAATATTTAAGCAAATAGCAGAAGAAGATAAAAAGGTGAATCCAGAACTTTACGAAGATACTACCCGCTAATAATTACAACGAAACGATGTGACGGTTAATTTAACACGAACATAAAAGAAGAAATAATGGATTTAAACCAACTTTATATTGAAAATTGTGAGGGCTTTGACGAGTATATGCCCGATGGTTCTTGCCGAAACGGATTGCGAATGACACTTGATGGATTTCAAAATGCACTAAGAAAATTGAGTGGTCAAATTGAACCGCAAGTTATAAAGCAAACGGCGGAAGCAATAAGAGAACTTTTACAGTTAGCACAAGCAACCCATACTTATTGTGAGGATGGTTATTATAGTTGCCCGAAAGCTGAAGGTGGATGCTATAATGGTGCTTATAAAGAAGATGAATGTAATTGCGGTGCAGACAAACAAAACGAACGAGTTACAGAATTAAAAACAATTTTAATGAATGATAGACGTTTGACGTTGTAGAAAAGAAGTATTAGCATGGGCTTTGAAAGTACAAAATGAAGAAAGCATACATCCTTTTGATGTGGTATCAAGTTCTAAATCTGATAATTGGAAATTTTATTAATAGTATATGTTTTATAAATGTAAAAGAAAGTAGTTAAAAGTTAACTTAAATACTGTAATTTTATGTTGAAAATAAAAGAATTTCATAGAAGATACTTCTTGATTTATTGTATCCTTTATTACATATTGTAGTTGTAAGAATTATAAAAATAATCAGGAGAAAAAAAAATGGATGCATCAACTTACAAAAACACACCAACAAAATTAAATATTCTAGAACAAGAAGTAAAACAATATAGCGGAAATGCGTTTAGCCGGACACGGGAATTTAATAAAATAAATTTGAGGTTGATATGAAAGATTACCAAGTAACAATAGACTTAGCAAAAAACATTTGAACATGGAAGAGGTTGACCCCGATGTATGGGCTGCAGACGTGGCAAAGCTCATACGAATAATTGAAAGTATTCCAGCTGAAACGCTGATTAGGCGAGGGCGTTCTTTGCCCGATGTGGCTTGCGGTAATTGTAAACAAATAGAGTTTTGGTATATGAAAATAAAAATCCAAGACGAATGGATGGACGGAGTAAGCGGGGAATATAATTTTGTTAAACAATACTGCGATGCAATTACTGACCACGACTGGAAAATAATAAAAGTTACACAGTATAGAGGCGACAAGGAAGAAGAAATTGAAAGCAAGCCATCTGCCTAACGGCTGAGCCATAACCCGCCGAGCGGGAATTGAAAACTAAAATAGGAATTGAAAAATGAAAAACATTAACGATTGGATAACAGAAAATTTTCTTGCAAGCGAGAGAGAAAATAAATTAAATGATCTTAAAGAAATAATTTTATCCGACCGAGCAAGCGAGGTCGGTGTTAATGGCATCGTTATGCCGAAAATTGGTGAACCGGCACTTAGTAACTGGACATTGGTTTGCAACTTGTTAGATGAGTTTCTGCAAGCTAATCGCCACGAAGTTTTTGTTATAGCGAGTGAGCATACCGAAGGTAGCTCTGCGAACGGTGCGGTTGCGGACGTACAGGAGTTGTTAAGGGCAATAAGAGATTTAGACCAAAGGGAAAGGTTGGTTCTCACTATGTATTACAACGAAAAATTAACGTTAAAAGAAATTGCATCTATCTTTGATTGGACGATTGACGCAACACAAAAACAGTTTGAAAATATTATAAACAAACTAAAGATAGCAACCGCATCGCTATAACGTAGTTGCGGCTAAACTGCACCGACATAGGAAAAAATAATTAAATGAATTATAAATTCACGCATATCATCAAATGCGAAAATCTAAGACACCGTAAGGTGTCAGATTTGAGCCGCTGGTTATGTGGAAAATTTTGGAAGGTTGCGAGCAATGGCGCTCAAGCGGTCTTGAAAACCGTGCTATCGGCAACGATAAGGGTTCGATTCCTTAACCTTCCGCTAGGTCGAGTTCGATTCTCGATGGGTTACTGACATGCTGGTGCGAATGGAGTTAGGTTCGATTCCTAATGATTACGGTCTTAGAAATAAGATAACTCTGAGAGCTGAGTATGACAGCCGGGAAAGACCGGCGAATGGAAGATTGGCAGAGTGGTAATGCAACGGCTTGCTAAGCCGCACAACAGAAATGTTGCAGAGGTTCGATCCCTCTATCTTCCGCAAGATGCGAAAAATTTTTCCACATAACGGAGTTGCCCATAAGCGGACACGGAAATTTAATAAATAAATTTGAGGTTACAAATGCAAGACGAAAAATTAAACGAAATTAAAAGACGGATAGATGTTACTTACCAGGGGGACAGAAATCTTGCCGTAATGTTACAAGATGTTATTTATCTCTATAAAAAACTGGAAGAAAGTGTTCCGCTTGATGGGCTGGTTATGACGCAAGCCGACTACTTAAAAGAAATTGAGACAGCCATAGAAAACACAGTTAATGAATATGACCATATATTAAATATGAAGCGATACCCGCAAGTTGAAGATATGGAAAAGTGGATTAGGAATTTGAGAGAAGCCATACAACCATTTTAGGCTTGTCGGTATAACGGATCAGCGACAACCCGCAAGCGGTAGTTTAATAAAAACTAAATTGATAAAGGAATGATATATGAAAACAAAGAAAAATAAACCGACAAGCGATAGCGCAGTCGGCGTTGGTTGCGTAGTTAGTTTGCCGAACGAAATTTTGATAGAGGTTGAAGGCAGACAAAAAAGAGTTTTAACGAAAGATTATGTAACCGCAAAGACTAAACAATTGCAAGAATTTGGTTACACAAAATTAACAGAAGAAGAAGTTTCTTCTGAATTACAAAATATATTAAGCAATAAACCGCTTAATGTTATTGGGATGTTTATGAAAGATGACATCGTGAGGTCAAACTAACGTAGTTGAAACTAAAGCGTGAGCGAACATGGAAGACCAATTGAGAGTAAAGATATTTTTATTGTTGAAGGAAAATACGGATTTGTTCTTAACAACAAATAATAAATTAATAAGAAGAAACTCATTGAGGCGAATAAACAAATTATTGACCTGTATTTATCTATTGAACTTAAAAGAGCGAATCGCTTTGAGTTTTTAGTTATAAATTTTTTGGCGGAAGGAGCAAGACAATGAAAATTATATTAGTACCACATTGTAAAAAATGCCCTCACGGTGCGCAATGGAATTTAGAAGGAACTGAATATATGTGTGGAAAGAAAACAAAAATTAATTCTGATAAAAATATACCGGAATGGTGCCCTTTGATGGAAGCAACGGAGTTCTTAAGAAAGGTTAATAGCCAAAAACAATTATAACGTGGCGCGGGCTTACCCGTTTGCGGTGAATGAAAAACTAAATTAGGAGAAACAACAATGATAGGTTTTAACAGAGTAGCAAAATTTGATGATGGCAGATTGATGTATAGAAATATAATAACTAACGACTATACAAGGCTCTCTTTTGTGTATAGGGACGACATTAAATATAAACCTTACCCAACTATGCAAATAACTTGTACAGGGTGGAGTTTTAGCTGGTGGAGGTTTTGGGTATGGCACGAAAAGAAGCAAATCAGGCTGAAACGCTAGTTAGCCAAGCCGCTTCTCGGGCGGTGTTGCTTGCGGAAATGAGAGAAGGATTACGAATAGCAATGAATAATTGGAAACGCTGTTATTATGGATATGGGAAAGAAGTTATGAAAGAAACAAGCGAAGAAACTTTGGCTAATTTACATTTAGATGATGAGTGGAGTGGATTAAATTAAACAAAACACAAAGCGTGTTAATGAAAATGAGCGAAGGTAATCCCGGAGCTTTAACAACGATGATGCAAATAATGATGGAACACGATAATATTGATCCGCAGGCGATGATGGGTGGAATGGGTGTGATATTATTATTTGACACATTCCAAATTTATGGCTCATCAATTTATATTTTGTTCAACGACCAATGTAACAGGGATGTGAGGGAGTTATTGATGCTAATGAGAGCTACGCAACTTGGGTTATTCAGTAGTCGCAACCTTAAACAGATTGCCGATGACCAAATGGGAAAACATTTATTAAGCAAAGAGCAGATGGATGAACTTGATAAAAAAGTATGTGAGCAATTAGAACAATTTACAACCAGAGAAGCGTGGGAGAACGCAAAGAAGCATCCGTATAACGGATCTCCGTTTGTGCCGGTTGCGACATTAATTAAAAAATAGATTTGGAGAAACAAGATGGGAGAAAACGAAACTAAGAATTGCGAACAAACGATGTGTCACTTAAACAGCAGAGACAAAAGAGAAAATTATGCAAAGTAAAATAAAAGATTTTTGTAAAAGACATAAACCAGCAAACAAGACAATGACTTATTTAGCACATCTTGAATGGGTAGAACGAAAAATAAAGCAAGGGCATCAACAGTATGAATGCCCCAAGTGTAGGAGGTGGTTATTTAAGTGTGAAATGTAAGTTTTTATAATTAAATATTTATTATAAAATTAAAGGAGAAATGCAATGAGTTAGAATATTAAATTTATAGGTGAACGGAAATGTGTTAAGGAATTAATAGAGACAGCACAATTACCTGAAGAAGTAAGACAATGTATTTTAACTACGTTAAGTGAAGAAGATACTACCAAGAACAGTGTGAGAGTAGAAGGATGCAGACATACTTGGACAGGCAAAGAAAGTAGTTACAGTAATGTAGTAAAGTTAGTAGTTGAGCCCATAGATATTATATATCCGAAAATGTGTATAACACCTATTCGAGAATGTATTGAAAGTTGCGACAAAATATTAGAATATATGGAAGCGTTCATGGTTTCAGAGATAAAAATAAAATTAGAAAATACGATAAAGCGAGGTTAATATGTTTTTTAATGAATGGTATAATAAAAACACAAAATCTTTTCTTGATAAAAGCACAAAAGAGAAAATGTACACGGCACATAATTACGGATTTGAGGAGGGTTCAAAGAGGAACAAATATAACATAACGCAGAACTATTCTGCAAACGGTCCATTATTTTACAATCTTGAAGATAGAGAAGAATATTTAGCAATACTAAAATTTATAAAGTTGCTAGGGGTAGAAAGAATAGCCAATTTTATTATGAATCAAAATAAATCAATTAAAGGATTACAAAACAACAATGATTTATTTGTCAAGGCATACAAAGAACAAACAGAAAAAAAGTAAGTAGTTCATTCGTAGAAAATCAAAATAACAATTACTTTAGTTACGAATACAAAAAGGAGTAAAACGATGAAAGAAAAAATTACTTTAAGTCAATTACGTAAAGACGAAAAATATCGCAAGATGTCTCTCAAAAAACTTGAACATATTATTAATTGGAATATTAGTCACGGTGATTATAATACTTTAGAAGGTGAATATGCTATTGATAAGGCGCGCAATTTATTAAGTAAATGGACAAAGAAGATTATTGTTAAACGTTAGATTAATTACTGACGTTAGACATAAAAATTTTTATACTAATAAAAGAAAAGGTTTCATTTATGTTGTGGATTGTATAATAGCCTACCGAAAAAGACTTATTCCTTTTTTAGATAGTTATAGCCGGTGAAATTTGTGTTTTGCCTTTTTTGATACTATACATTTATTGTTAAGGGAAGGGAAAGTTAGAATTGCTTGTAAAAACCTCAGATATAATAATAGACACAAAAAATTCAGAATTAGTATTTTGCAAGACTTGTAAAAAATATTTTTCTAAAACGGAAATCATCACCCACATTTGTGATAGAGGAAAGAATGAATCTTCAACGACTCAAAGTTCCAAATCGTAATACCAATATAATGTCAGCCAACACAGCTTCTATTCTTGAAGCAGTAAAAAGAGCTTCTCAATCTACTCAACCTATTACTAAAGTAGATCAAGTTAAAATTCAAGAATCAGAAAACAGAGAAAGAATTTCTTTAAAGAATGCAACCGCTTCTGGATTTACAGAAATGAGAAATGGATTATACAAAGAAGCTTATAAAAATGTAGATTATGGTAAGATATGGATTAAGAAAGAGTTCGTAAATGAAAAGACAGGCGAGAAAGAAGAGTGGTTAGTTAAATATACGAATGACGATGACGAAGTTGTAAGACACATTGCAAGTTCAGGAATGAATAAAGTAGCAAGTTTAGATACAGACGAATCCCACGAACAAACTAAAAGAGACAAATCAGAGGTTATTAAAATGGCAACAAATCAAAGTATTGCAGAAGAAATTGTAAAAACAGCAATGGATTTTTCAGTGTATCAGAAGTATCCTCAATATAAAAAATATTTTACAGCTTTACTTGATTTGATGAATCCGCCTTATAGTTATGGTCATGGAACGGTTGCTGACAGTGGTGCAGAATATTTAACAAGTAAGTTTCCAGAAGTAGATGAAGTTGAAGCCAGTAAAATTTTAAATGTATATTTAGGTGAAATGGCTCCTTATGAAGAAACTGAAGATAGTTACCGTAATTCAAGTAAGATTGCTGCTAATGTTGATCCAAAAAAAGTACCTATAGCTGAAGGAGTCACAACTAAAAATATCACGATGGATCAAGGAGGAGCTGGAGGTACAGCTAAAGTAACATTTGAATTTTCTGATCCTGCTAAAGGTTTAAAATTTTATCAAGATCAATTTAGTGGAGGAAAGGAAAAAGTAGAAGCACCTAATGAAGAAGAAACTTCTGAAGAAGAAGAAAGTAATAAAACACCGCAAGGTCTTCCTCAGATGCAATCTCAAGTACAAACTCCCCAGCAAGGTGTTCAATTATCTCAACCTAAGGCATCGAGTTTAAATAAAAAGTCTGAAAAGAGTTTTGATTCTATAGATGGGGTAGCAATAACGTTAAATGAAATATTTGAAGATGCTGGAGAATATCGTATAAATTGGGAAGAAATAAAACAAGTTTTAAAAAATGCTAAAGAAGAATTTCCTTTATCTCAAGTAATTCAAGTAATACAAAATGGGGATTATGAAATTGAAAATAAACAAAAAATGTTGAAAATAGTTAAATCCTCTAATTTAAAAATAGGTGAATACTTAAAGAAGGCTGATTATTATGATAATCAGGCAGAAGATCAATACGGACAAATATTAGTTGAAGGAGATAGAGCTAAATTACAAGATGGAAGAAGAGTTGAGATTGTTTCAATTGATAGAGATAACATAAAGGTAGTTACAGTAGAAAGAGATCAACCAGTAGGAACACCTTTTTTAGTAAATGCTGAATCCCTTACTAAATGGGCATCTTCAACAGTTAGTGAATTTAGTGATTTATATAAAGGAATAAAAGTTTATCGAACAAATATGGAGGATAGTACATTTGCCGGCAACCCTTGGAAATTAGCTTCTCGCGAAGGTGCAAATAAGAAGGTTGTAAGTAAATTTAGTAAATTCTCTTTTGTTAACGAGAACGGTATTGAAATACCATTAACGCTTTCACCTTCTATTAAAGTAGGTAGTTTATTTGAAAGACCAGATACACATGAAGTTGCGAGGTTTGCCGGCTTTATTGATCGAGTAGCTACATCTTTAGATGAAGACGGTGAGGAAGTTTATAATGAACCTAAATTAAGAAAATTGATTAAGGATAATGTATGTGAGAGTTCTGAGTATTGGGCAAGGAATGGAGCGGATTCTGCTTCTGATGTTACTTCAAATTATAGTTGGAGTAACGTTACAGAAATGGATGGCATAGGAGATTACTTATTAAATTTAGCTTCTTCAGATAAGCAAAAAGCGAAAGTAATATTAAAAGAATATGCTATGAAAGCTGCTCAAGAGTTTAATGAATATTTAAAAACTTCTTCTTCTAAAATAGCAGTTAAAGATAATGAAGAACCTGAAGATGATTATAATAAAGGTGATGGAGAAGATTTTGAAGCAACAAGTGATAATGAGGAAGCAAGTGTAGATATACATATTGAAGCTGATCCTAAAACTATCGAAGATATTCTTGACAGTGTTTTAGAAGGAACTAATGTAGGTGATAAATTACCCGGAGGTAAAGGAGATAATAAATCTGATGAAGATTTTGATCCAGAAGAGTTAGAAAAAGGTAAAAAGGTAGAAAAAGAGCATACTGATGATAGTGAGCTAGCTGATGAAATTGCAAAAGATCATTTGACTGAAATGGATGATTATTATGATAAATTAGAAGACATGGAAAATAAAGAGAAGAAGAAAGAATCTTCATTAAATAAAACAGCATTAGATTTAGATGAAGTTTTAGGCAATACTTACAAAAATGAAGAGGATATAGATGACCCTGACGCATACGAAGTTTATTTTAGTGAAGGATATATTGAATTAATAAAAAATGACCGTATAGTACATCAATATAAATATCCAGAAGATATGGAAAGTGCTCCTATTTCAGGAGAAGAAAGCAGTGAAGTGAATGGAGTATATTATAACAGTATGGACAATTATTTAGAATTTTACGAAAATAAAAGAGTATTGTTCACTTTAAGTTTTAATAGATCTGCTAAAGTAGCTTCTTTAAATAAAGTAGCTAAAATAGTGCACGAGAACGGAAAATGGTTAGTAAAGAATGAAGCAGGAACCAAAACTTTAGGAACTCACGATACAGAAGAGGAAGCTACAAAACAACTTCAGGCTATTGAAATTAATAAGCATAAAGCAAGTTTAGAAAAAAGTACAGTTGAAAAATACCTACATAAGGCTTCTTCTTTAAATAAATCTGGAGATTTAGGAAAACCTGGAGCATTAAAGCTATACTTAGTTCCAATAAGCGGTAATGAAAGGTTCCCAAGAGGGGGAGAGTTTTTTGTAGGTACTAGAGATGAAATAAAATCAAAACTACAAAAATCAGAAGATTTAGATTCTGAAGAAGCAGAAGAATTGTTACAAAAGACCACTGCTAATTCGATGACAGTAAAAGGGTTATATATTTATGACCAAGATGATTCAGAAGGTTTAGTCTTAGGAAGAGAATCAACTCCAAATAGTGAATTTATATTAGCAATTAATGATGCTTTTAGTGAAGGAGGTAATGAAGATATGTATGCATCTAAAAAGATAAATTCAAATTTAAATAAACTTTCTTTTAATGATCCCTATGAAGGACAAGATGATTTTACTGATTACAGAGATCAAGATGAATTTTTACAATCAAAAACAGAAAGTATTAGTGTAGGAGATAGTGTTAAAGTTGATAATGACCCTTTTGATGAAGTAGGTACAGTAGTTGAAAAAGATGAAGAAGGAAATTGTTTAATTGAAATGCCAAGTGGAGATACTATTCCTTATCATACAGATCAGTTAATTAAAGTTGCAGCTGAAGAAGAGAGTTTAGAGATAGGAGAGGGTGATTTTCACCCTGAAGATAATTCTATTGAGCATTATTTATCTCAGAGAAATAGAGAATATAGAGAACAAAGTTTACCTGTTAAAATCGATATGTTAGTAGATGATTTAATATCGAAATTTAATTACTCTCCAGAATTATCTCGTAAATTAGTAAAAGACTTTATTAACAATAAAATTTCTTCTAAAATCGCAGCTGATATAAGTGATCAAATACCTCCAATGTCCCTTACTACAGATGAATCTAAATCAGACAAACCCGATTCTAATGCTCAACCTCTTCCTCCAAAACAGAATTTGAATGACAATCCAGGAGATGTTTTATATGACAGTAATAAAGTTCAGCAAAATGGAGGTCCGGATCAGTTTCAAACTATAGTTAATCCGCAAGAAAAGTCCGTCACAGTTAAATTTTTAGATAACGATCAAGAAGATGCTCTTAATCAAGCATTACATAGTGGAGTAGGCACCTCTCCAAGTTCTCAACCTCAACAAACACCACCTCTTCCTCAACCAAATCAATCAGGGGTTCCTCCAGTGAAAACTTTTGAAGAGAGTAACAGCGGTGTACAATACTAAAAATAATTAATAACATTAATTTTTAAGGAGTAAAAAATGACACGTATAGTTCCCCCATCGAGTGAAAATTATAAAAGAAAATTACCAAATTGGATGAATCCAAAAGCAGTAATTGAAGCAAGTAAATCATTTATAGGTAAAGTAGCAAGTATGACAAAAGAAGCTTCTAAACCAGAAGAGATTATAGCTTCTTACATCTGTCCTAATTGTAATAAATCTTTTCAATCGAGCCATACTGATTTTATTAAACAAGCTACCATAGCCAGTAAAAATAAAGTTGAATTTAAACCTACATGTCCTAATTGCGGTAAGGAAGTAATAGCTGATAAAAAGATACCTATTATGAATAGAGTTTCTAATCTTCAGACTCTTACTAACGAAAAGAGAGTTGATTTAAGAGACAGTCACAACCATTCAATTGGAGTGTCTTTAGGTAAGATTGGCAGTTTTAATAAAATTGCAGCTTTAGAAAAAGAAGCATCAGGTAAGGGCACTTACAATACATACGTAGATAGACATATAATGTATAGAGCTGTAGATGAATTAGGTAAGTATGCTCGTAAATCAGGTATGACTAATGCAAGAGCTCGTTATTTAAGATCAGAACATGTAAAAGAAGCAGGTGCTGATATACAAACTCTTAATAATATAGAATGTGTATTAGAATGGGTATTTGGAAGAAATCAAAAAGGATACGCAACTTCAACTATTAGTATTGACAGCGGTGGTAAATTTGTATTTCCGACAATATTTAAAGTAGCTTCAGGTAAAGAGTTTCCTTTTACAGAGCGTTCTATAAGAAGTATCGAAAGAGAACCAGTGATGTTTAATTCATACCCTTCAAGAAAGAAATCAGATGTACCTACTTTTAAGAAAGTTGACCCTTCTAATTTTAGAGCGGCAAGTTTAGGTAAAGTTGGTGAATATAAAAACGAAAATGAAAAGTAACTAGCGTCAAGTGTTTGCAGTTGAGAAAAAGCAATTTATTGTTTCAGTAAACTCTAATAAATTAGAAAATGTTGTATTAAGTAAAGCTACAGAATTAGGTTTAAGATTTATTGGCAGAGCAATACAGAAAGGTTCTTTACCTGAGTTAATTTTTGAAGGTACTATAGAACAATTTAACCGTTTACGAGATTTTAAAGATAGTTATTATAAGAGATAAATAAAATGGATCAACCGTTACAGTCAGTAATTCCTTCTTCAAATATTCAGACACCAAGAGTGTTTCAACCAAATCAACCAGTAATAAATCCTGCTGATGGAAAGAATTACAATGTCAAACAACAAGTACCTGGTAAAGGAGTTACATTAACTGATCCTCTAACTCAGCAAGAAATGATGGTATCTGAAATAGACAGTCGTAATCTTCAACCAGCATTAAGAACATCAAAAAAGATTTCTGTTGAAGATCTTGCAAGAGAAATAGTAGCAGATTTAACAGGAGAAGAATTACCTATTATAGAAACACCAGTTTACCAACCGGAGAAGAAAATGAGTACAGTTAAAAATCGGTGGATGGATACAAGACGTTTATTAAAGACTCAACGCGAGACACTTGCTAGTGAGCAGTCTGATCATCCTACTTATAATGAACATCGTCAGGTAAGAGCAATAAGAGAATTACATATAAATAAAGAAGGTGCTGTGTTTAATCCTTACAGGGGTAAAGCCGATGATACAGGTCATGATGAAAAGACAGGTCTTCCAATGTCAGAGACTAAAGAGATTGAGGTAGGAATGACAGAATTTCCATACGGAGTTGATAAAAACAAAGATCCTGAAGGGTATGCGGCTATGACGATGGAACAAATGGATGAAAAATTTGAAGAAGAACATAGTCATTTTAAAAATGAAAGAAAATTACCTCAGCAAACTATGATGCGTGAAGAAGATGATGATTACTTTACTGGTCAAGAAAGATTAAATAAAAGAAAGAAAGATGAGGCAGACGCTCCTAAACCTCGCTACTCAGGTGAAGATGATGAAGAGTTAGCTAAATCTTTAGCTACTACAGCTGCCGATAGAGTAATGGGCGAACCTATAGGAGGAGAGCCAGAGACTACAGAGACTAAAGAATTACCTGTTCAATTTAAAGACATACAGAAAGCACCAGGAAAGAGTATAGGTTATGAAGAACCTACTGTACTAGAAAATGCTAATCCTGATATTAAGGCAGCAATAGAATTACTAAAAAATACTCAACAAGATATAGAAAGAATTCAAACTGACATTAAGAATAAGACTGAACCTCTTCAAAAAGCCATTACAGACGCTACTTCTGGATTACAAATTGAACTAGCTAAGAATGCAGCTTTATTAAAAACTTGCTTTGATATGATACATACTGAATTAAATAAGACATCTGATAAGGTAGCGGTAGTGGAAGATAGTATTTACGCAGCTATTGATAGAGAAAAGGCAGTAGCTCCTCCTGCAAGTTTAGCTCAAATCTTAAAAAAAGCTGACGAAACAGACGCTAAAGTAGCAGCTGAAATTCGTAAAATCAAAGCTCTTGTTGAATCTAGTACTACAGAAATGGTTTTAGAACAATTTGTTTATAAATATCCAATATCAGAAGTTCAAAAGAAGAAAGTGCAAGCAGCTTTAGAAGATGGAGATATTGAATCTATAGTTCAGGAGTTAATAGGTGCATTAAAGTCTTTGCAAGATACAAACGAGAGAATATAATGTTACAAACTTTAAGTTGGAACATACAATCTGAAAATGATGCTATGAAAGAGCATGTTAGAAATGGCGACTTTCGAGCGGAACATTTTAGTACAGAAGCACTTACAGATTTTAGAAATCTTTACAAGCAGTTATTTATTAACGATGATTACATGAATAATTTTGCAAGAGTGAGTAATCAAGCAATAACAGCATGTAATTTGATATTAAATGTAGTAAAGAAATATTCAGAAGAAGTTAACGCTTTGGGAGAAGATACAGAAGAAGAATATTTTACAGATTTATTAAAAAGGTTACAAGATGAAGATTATGATAAGATTACATTAGAAAGCCTTTGGGAAATACCTTCATTAGTTGAAATGTTTTTAGATAATATTGGAATAAGAGATATATTTCCAAATAATTTAGTGAAGCCATTTTAGAAATTAAATTAATAATTTAGCTCTTCAAAGAGGTTAGAATTATGTTAGCACAAGTTGATGTAGCAAAAGGTTTATTTGAAGGTTATGAAAAATTAGGAGTTATTTTTTTATTAATGGTAGCTGTAGTAGCTTTAATTTGGTATTTACTAAAGTTAACAAAAGAGCATAAAACAGAAAGAGAAGGCATTAATAAAGATTGGCAAGGAGTGTTGCAGCAACACCATGAAGATATGAAAGAGATAATTAAAAACAATTCAGAAGCAATAAATAACAATTCTAATTTAGTTAGCAGTGTAAAGAGCCTGCTAGAATCTATTGACCGGAGGCTACCTTGATTAGTGCAATTCTCTATTTACTCAGTTCAATTTCGTTTTTTGGAATTTCTTTTATTTTTTACAAGTCCCATAATGGACTTCTGCGGAAAATATTTATATCTATAACTGCAGTGGTAGGATGGGGTACTTTTATTAGATTTTTATCGTATCTTTTCCCTGGATTTATATCAGAAGAGATAGTTGTATTGTTTATTACAATTCCTTTTGTAGTAACAGGGTTACCTAGTTTTATATTTTTATATTTGAAATATTATAAGAAACAACAATTATAAAATTTTATGTATGTATTGAAATAATGATGAGAAATTATGTCACTTATTGGTTTAACAAAGAGAAACTCAATGTGCAAGATTTGCACAGCTTTTGATGATGATGAAATTCTTACCGCAATTAATTTAGATATACTTTTAGGACGCAGAACTTACAAAGAAATTAGAGAACATTACACTCCTCTCATGCCTTCTCTTATTACTAGTCCTATAACTGATTCAAACATTAATAATCACAGACGTCATTGTGATCCTAAATTAATTGTAGATCAAACATTGAGAGAAAAGAATAAAGCTGTTACTGAGAGCGATTTTGCTGCAGTATTGTATGCTGAACGTTTTAATGAGGTTGTAGATAAAAAGAAAGTAATTGAATCTTTATATAAAAGTCGAATCAATACTGTTCAATTTTTAAGAGATTTATTAAAAGATAAACAAGATGATTATATTCAATATAAAAAACAAATTAAGGAAGGAGATAAAGTTACAGTAGCTGTTGCTACGGGCAAGTCAAAATCTACTGAAAGTGATATTCGAAATTTAATCGATCAAATTGATGATATCGAAGTAAGTATTCAACAAACAATATTGAAAGATTTTAGTGTAGAAAAAGGTCCTGGAAATACTTATATTAATCAAAATTTTGTCAATGTATTTGAAAATTCATTAAAAGGATTTATGACCGAGGCTATTCCTTATTTGTTATATAGTGTATTTCAAAACGATATAGAAAAAGGTAAAGAAGTAATTGCTCAATTATCTTCATATATGGATAAACACCTCACCCCTACTCTCAAACAAGTTAATCAATCGAAAAGTTTATTAAATTGATAGACTGGAGACAAATATTAAGCTGGCAAGTAGAGACTAACGAATTTTACGAATTAGAAAGATTACTCAATAATAAACATTACTCTTATCATCTAGAAGGAAATACATTTATTATTGATCATGAAGGATATGTATATCTTCCTTTTCTTACATCTCTACCTAATAATGTACAATTTAATAACAGAGGATATGTATATCTTTATTATCTTACATCTTTACCTAATAACATACAATTTAATAATAGAGGAGATGTAGATCTTAATTCTCTTACATCTCTTCCAGATAACATACAATTTAATAACAGAGGAAATGTATATCTTAATTCTCTTACCTCTCTACCTAATAATGTACAATTTAATAATAGAGGATATGTAAATCTTGCTTCTCTTTTATCTTTACCTAATAACAAATATGATATATTTAAAAACGATGGAGTAATTTCTTATAATCACCGTAACTCTCAATTTAATCCTAAAGATAGAGAAAAATTGAGTTGGAAAGAAGTTGAATGGTCAGATCTTAAAGGTTGGTTAGTAAAAGATACTACAGGAGGTCGTCCTTATTGGGCTGAAGAAGATTATAAAGGAGAAGTGTATTATCTTGTAATTAGTGTAAGTGAGCTACCAAATAAAAATTTAGATAAGTTTAATATGATTGCACTTCAAGGATCTAGTCAAGATGGTGTAATTAATGAATATGAACAAGGTGCAAAATTTACAGAACCCTATTGGGTATATAAAGATTTACGAAATATAATACCTATACGAAAAATATTTTAATTATATAAATTGATATCATGCCTACAAATTTTAGTGAATACGCCCAGCAAATAGTACAGACTGCAGAAGTAAATTTTAAGCCTCTTAAAGAAGTAGATGCTATAACTTTTCTCACCTCGTCCGATTATCAAAATGAAGACCTTTTACCTGTACAGAGAGTTATTACAAAGACTCTTTACAGATTGTGGTCATTATATCCTCCTGATAGAGATGAACAAGTTATATTAAATATATTGAGAGATGAGTGGGGTGTAACATTAGATTTAGCAAGAAAAGATCCTGTAAAGTTTTTAGTATTAATACTCGGAAGAAGATCCTCGAAATCAACGAGTATTAGCTTTATAGCTACTTATGAAGCTTATTCATTAATTTGTAAAGATAATCCTCAAGCCTATTACGGAATACGAGATCGTCATCCTATTCATATCATGCACGTTGCATCTGCTGGAGATCAAGCTGAAGATGTATTTTCTCTTACTAAAGATAATATAAGAAAAGTATCTTTTTTTAGACCTTACATCGATTTTGATAAAGATAGCGGTACGGAATTAAGATTATTTACACCTTACGATTTAAGAAAGAATGATGAAATAAGATTTAAAAATAACCAAATTACAAGAGGAGCTGGAGTACAAAAAGAATCTACTCTACCGGGATCTATTACTATAGAATCTGTAACCACATCAGCTGCAAGTCATCGTGGAAAAGCAATTAAAGCATTAATGCTTTCTGAGTTTGCTCATTTTGAAAGAGCTAAATCAGGAGGTAATAAAGATGATAACGTATTTTCTGAAAATAATAAAACAGACTATGCTATTTGGAAAGCATTTACTCCTTCAGTAAAAGATTTTAAAGATGATGGAATAGTATTAGTTGAAACATCTCCTAAAGAAAAAGGAGGAGAAGCTTACAATCAATACTGTATAGCCGGAGGTATAGAACAGGAAAATGTAGATAATATTGTAGCTGATTCTCAATACCAATTAATTCAATTATCTACCTGGCAGGCTCGTTTTACTGAATATGTTTATGAAGATTTTGAACCAGATTTTAGAAATGACCCTGTTGGAGCTAATATGGAGTATGGAGCTCATTTCGGTAATCCAGTAGGGTCTTTTATTCCAGAAGAGTGGATTGAGAGAGTACCTCAACCCATGGTTAATATTAATTTTAATAATATACATCTCCAGAAATATATTATTTCAATTGATCCTGGAGGGAAAGCAAAGAAGAAAAAAGCAGATACTTATATAGTAACATGGGGTCATGCCGAGGGAGATCTTCAAGGTCAATACGTTCAAGAAGGAGAAAAAGTAGTATATTGGATTGATGGAATAGAAGGATGGGATGCTAAAATTCAATCTCTTGGTAATGGTAAGTATGATATTATACCAGTTAATCCAAATTTAGTATTAGATTTTGTGTTAAATTTAGTAGATAGTTTAGGTAGAAATTATGTAGCAGAGATTGCATACGATCAATTTGATTCTTCTAGTCCTATTGCAACTCTTCAAGGATTAGGATTACCTGCTGTAGAAACAACATTTACTAATCCTTATAAAAGTGCTATGTACGGTAATTATTTATCAAAGTTAAGCACTAATCAAGTTAGAATGTATGGAGTGGATGAAAAAGGATGGGTTAATAGGTGGAAATTGGAAATGAAACATTTACAAAGAAAAACTCAAGGTAATGTTACATTCTATACTCATCCAACATCTGGACCTGTTCAGCACGATGATACAGTTACATCTACTTCAAATTTAGTACATCGATTGTGTTTAATTACAACTCCTACAAATAAGAGTATTCAACAAGCTCATAAACAAGGTACTACTCCTATTCAGGTTAGAAAAGGTCCGTTGCCAGTAAGAGGACCTGCATTTGGAGGTGGAAGGATAAGTTTAACAGGGTCTAGACGTTACAATTAATGTATGATATAAGTAAAATAAAAGGAGTAAATTTAGATGTCTATAAATGGTTTATTTTTACTTATGCTAATTACTGGCATTGTTTTGATAAAAATTGTAGTAGGTTGGAAAGAAAAAGCTGATTTATGGGATCAAAGAGTTGGAATAAAAAAAGATGAATTACACGTACCTAATTATCAAGAATTGATGAGTACAAAAAAATATTTACAATTTAAAGCACGTATGGATTATTTTTTTATTTCTGCATCATCTTTTATTAATTGGTGTAGTCAAAGAATATCACAAATAAAATGTTTAATAGTAGAAGAAAAGAGACAATACTAGAAATTACTTATATTTTTAGTTAATATAAGGAGAGTAATATTATGAAACACCCATCTGCTTGTAGTAAAAGTAACAATCTTAATTTACTTAATGATATTAACCCTTCTCACCGGCCGGTCGATTGTACAGAATCGCAAACTTTACTTTTTAATGATACTGAACTGGAAAATTGTACAGTAATACCTAAAAGTGTATATGAAATATATGATGAATGGGATAGGTATTTTAAACCTATAATAGGTGAATCATCAAGTAGAGAAAGAAGATTACAAATGCAAATTAGTTAATGTATAATAAATTGTAAAATATAAATAATATAAAGGAGATTTTATGAAAGAGAAATCTTTAACAGGAGCTGTTGTGCGTGTTAAAATGAGAGAATTAAAAGCATTGAGTGATAAACATGGCTGGAATAATTATAATATGTATAAGCAATTTCAATTAACTAAAGGTAAGAAACATGATTTAATTTTAACTCTTGGAGAAAAGGGAAACAGTTCAGTATTTTCACCAGCAAGTCATAGAGGAGAAGGGGTTTATTATCAAGTTGATCTTGGAAGAAAATTAGGTGTGGTATATGATTCTTGGTATATACCAACATCGGTATTTGTGGTGAAAAAAGAGAGAAAATAAAAGGTATAAATTGACTAATCGATTAAAAACTCTTCAGGTTCAAAAGTCTCAACTAGAATTAGAAATAGCAAACATAAATAAAGAGCTTAAAGAATTAAGTATTGTGAAGTTAGAAAAAGTAAATAAAGTAAAAAGTATACAAAAAGAAATAATTGAAATTACTGCTGATATTACTATATCAGAGCATGCTGTATTAAGATTTTTAGAAAGAGTAAGAGGTGAAGATTTAGAAAGTATTAAACAGCAAATATTAAGTGAAGATTTAAAAAAACAAATTCAAGTATTAGGTGATGGCACCTATCCTGTTAAAGATTTTAAAGTATTAGTGAGAAACAATATTATTGTTACGGTAACAACGAACGGTACAGAAATTAACAGTAAATATAAGGTGCATAATGAAGAGTGTTAATGAAGTAATTCAAGATACTTTGAAAAATTTATACCAACCTAATCTCGATTCTGAAGTAAGCCAAATCAGTACAGCACAGCATATAGTAGACAATTTACAAAAAGAAGGTTATGTAATATTACGAAAACAAAACTTTTTACAGTATTATTGTAGTAATGAAGTTAAAAATAGTTTAAATCCCCTTCCTGACAACTACCAAATAGACAATTAATATTTATTTTAAATTTAAATTAAATAGAGATACAATAAAGATTTACATATGTATCGTTTATGTAATGTATAATATTAGTATGTCAACAAACAAAGGAGTAAACAATATGGGAGCAGTAGAACAAGAAGTACCGGAAAAAGTAGAAACTGAACAATCGGTAGTAACTGAAGAAAGATCACAAAGTGCAGAATCAGAAGTATCTTCTGTTAAAGAAAAAGAAGAGGTAAAAGAGTAACAATGACAGGTCAGCAAGTTATTGATACTGTTATTAAAGCTAATTCTTATTTGGATGTATTTTCTAATATAGAAGATTGGAAAAATGATTTTAATTCTTTTATACAGATGATACATCCAGATAAATGTCATCTTCAACATGCGCAATATGCTTCAGCTAAATTATTAGAATTTAGAAAGGCATTAGAAAACGGTGTTGACTTTAATGATGATGCAGGATTAGTAACTTACTTTCCGAAGTGTTGTATTTTTAAAGGAAAAGAAGACTTATTAAAACTTTCATTAAAAAATTATAATAAACTTATATCTTTCAATAATAAAAAAGATTTACATTTTCATAAATATTTACCTAACTCGTTAGAGTTAAAAAATAAGCAGTTGGTAACAAATTTTGAAGAAAGAGCTCTTCCTTTATCATCTATTAAAAAATTACCTCAAGAACATGTTAATTGGGTGTTAAGTCGATTACTTGAAATATCAACTTGGTTTGACAGTCACCAAATTTATCATGGAGGTATTAATTTAGATTCTATTTTTATTGTACCTAAAACTCACGGAATCATTGTAACATCTTTTTATCATTTAACTGAAATAGATAAAATAGTAAAGACTATATCTGGAAAGTATAAACTATTTTACCCTAATGTTTTGTTTACCACAAAAAAAGCTTCTTCTTTTATTGATATTGAATTGTCAAAAAGAGTAGCTGCTTATTTATTAGGAGATGTATCTGGTAATGGAGCAGGTTTAAGAAAAATATGCAATGAAGATTTTATTAATTTTTTGTTGAAGTATGATGTAAGGTCATCATTTGATATAATCAAAGATTATAGAGAATTGTTAAAAAGAAATTTTGAAACAAAATTTTATCACTTAAATATATAAGGAGAATTAATTATGGGTAGTACAAGTTGGTCAAGTAGTGCATATGACAGTTTTAAATCAAGTTATAAGTCAAAAAGTACTGATGATATTTTTACACATAACAAAACAAAAGACATTTCTTCTGAAATGGATCCTAAAGGTTTAAAATTTAGAGAAGCTAGAGATAGCGATACACATCCTCAAACTGTAGCAATAGGTATTTTCTTAGATGAAACTGGAAGTATGGGAGCAATACCTGAAATGATTGTTAGAGAAAAGTTACGTAATTTAATGGAAACTTTAATCACGCACGGCATTAAGGATGCTGCAGTATTATTTGGAGGTATTGGAGACCATATAGGACCTGATCAATACCCTCTTCAAGTAGGTCAATTTGAATCAGGTACGGAAGAGTTAAACAAATGGCTTACCGATATTTACTTAGAAGGAATGGGCGGTGGTCAAAATAGAGAATCTTATTTGCTTGCATGGTTAATTGCAGGGCGTCACACATCGATTGATTGCTTTGAAAAAAGAGGTCAGAAAGGTTTTCTATTTACAATAGGCGATGAAGCTAGTTGGAATAAAATAAAAGCAAGTAGATTACAACAATTGTTAGGTTATTCTCAAGCTGAAGATGTAACAGATGTTCAATTACTTGCTGAAGCTCAGCGTATGTATCACGTTTTTCACATTCACATTCAAGAAGGTAGTTACAAAAACGATCCTCAAATATTAAAATACTGGAAAGATTTACTTAAAGAGAGATTAATTGTATTGGAAGATTATACCAAGATTTCTGAAGTGATTGCGTCAACCGTAGCTGTTATTTCAGGAGCTGATATGGAAAAAGTACTTGATTCTTTTGATAGTAAGACTTCTCTTGTAGTACGTAATTCAATTGTTAACGCTATTAAAGTTGAAAATGGAGCAGTTGAGGGTATTATAAATCTATAAAAATTATGTTAAAGGAAAATAATGAAAATATCTATCGTATTGGGAGCAGGTTTTGGAGATGAAGGTAAGGGACGTACAGTTTCTTACCTTGTGTCTCAATCAAAAAAACCTCTTGTAATTAGATTTAGTGGGGGTCACCAAGCTGGTCATACCGTATTTGTTAACAATAAACAACATATTTTTTCTCATTTTGGATCAGGTACTCTTCAAAATGCTCCTACTTATTGGAGTAAGTTTTGTACAACTTACCCGATAGGGTTAGTAAATGAGTGGACGGCTTTAAAAGATCAAGGAATAAATTCTTCCATTTTTATTGATCCTCTATCACCCGTTACAACTCCTTTTGATGTTTACGCTAATCGGTATGTAAATGCAAATAACCAACACGGGACTTGCGGTGCAGGTTTTGGCACAACAATTGAAAGACAAGAAAATCATTACAAATTGCAGTTTATAGATTTATTTTATCATAGTGTATTAGAAGCTAAACTAAAAAATATTGAAGATTATTATAAAGCTAAAGGGTGGGTTTTTTCTAATGAACCTGATTTCAAAAATCGCATGAAATGCTTTTTTGATAGTGTTGATATTATTAATCATTATGATATAGGAAACATTCAAGACTTTCAGTTTAATGATTTTGATCATGTCATCTTTGAAGGTTCTCAAGGGCTTCTTTTAGATAAAGATATAGGATTCTTTCCTAATGTAACAAGGTCAAATACAACAAGTGAAAATGCATTAGCATTAATAGATGAGCTTTTTAATACAGTAGAAAAGGATATTACTACTTTTTTTGTTACTAGATGTTACCAAACACGTCACGGTAATGGTTATATGTCGGATGAGAGGTTTTTAGACTTAAAAAATATTGAAAATGAAACTAATATTTTAAATAGTTACCAAGGAAAGTTCAGAACAGGTTATTTAGATTTAAGTTTACTTAGGTATGCTATTTATAGAGAAACTTTAAACAATCCAAAAGGAATTAAATATTGTTTAGTAGTAACATGCATTGATCAACTATTAAATTCTACTTTTACAGTAAAGGATGGTGGTAAATTAAGAGTTATTGGTTTGAATGATTTTCGTTTAATTATATCTAATGTATTGTTTTCATATGGAAGAGCAACAGATAAAATAGATATTATTGCATACACGGAAGGAAGTAAATTTTAAGTAAATTAGAGGTGACAGTAGTGGGAGAAACAAGTAGAGATTATTATTTGAAAATTGCTGCTCAAATGTGGCATGGATCTTCATATGAACAAGTATTAACACTATTTAGGGAAAGAAAACCACATTATACAAATAATAATTTAGATGTTTTAATTTTACCTGCTGAGTTAGTTCATATTTTAGATGATACAGCTCAATTACTTCGTCAAGTTGATGGAGTGTTAAGATCTAGACAAGCGATAGCGAACATTGTAATGAATTATAAATTAAATAAAAAGGCGTAATTTGAAACATATTGAATTGACAAAAGATACTTTATGTAAAATTTATGACATTTTAGTAACTGAGTGTAACGTAGATGAGAGTATGAAAGAATCTTTTGTATTTCACCATCTTAAAAAAGACTACCCTAATGAGTGGAGAATTTGTGGAAAGCTAGGGTATGGAGGAAAGATTTGGAGGCGAGAAATAAACTTTGCAAATCGTGTTGAAATGTATATTTCATGTTATGGGGAAGATGAAACAGAAGAAAGATTAAAACTTATAAGTAAAGTAAATAAAAGGATTGCTAAATTATTAGGAACAATTTAGTATGTTACAAAAAGACAAGAATAGAATTATTGATATTGCTTTTATTATAAAGGATTTTCAAACAGAAATTGAAAGACTTAGAGATTCTGAGAAAGTAAAAGCTTGTAATATTAATACATCTCAAGCAGAGTATACTCAAGCAGGTGAAAAATTTGATTTTAGAGGAAAGGATTTAGAGGAAGTGTATACTAAGATGAGTGAAATGTATCATCTATTAATTGATATAGGAAGTTAGAATGAAAACTAAATGTTATTGTATATTTTGTGTACATCACCCTCTTCACGACAAACAAAAAGAGTTTAAAGAGATTACGACTGGATACAAACCGGGCTTCATGGTAAAATCTGAATTTGATGATCAAGGAATAGAGGTAGAGTGTTTACGGCCTGTTTCAGATGCTTTTTATGAATTAGGAAGAGAATCAGAAGATTTTAAATGGGAAGTTACAGCTTACGGAGATGGATGTGCAATTACCGGAGTTAAAGGGATAGGTTATACAATATGGGCAAATTGTAAAAATGAAAAACACGAAGAAATTTAAAGATTTTTTTGAAGCTTGGTATTTTTTAGAAGAACACTCTTATTATAGACATCCGAAATACCATAATAGTTTTTTTCAAAGAAGTTTAGATATTGAAGTTGTTAAAGTCAATCCAAAGACAGAATGCATTGATGATAATGAACAATTAAATATCGTGACAAGGATATGGTTAGAAAGTGGTATTAATTGGATTAACAAAGAAACTTACGAATCTACTCATGATTGGAAATTAGATTGTGGAGGTAAAACATTTGAAGAAGCAATTATTAACTTAGCTAATTTAGTGTTAAAACATTATGGAAAGTCTAAAACGTAAAGTAACAGCAGTTTGTCTGTTTACAATGTTTGAAAACTAAATTGTAGAGCGATGTGAAAAAGTTTATTGAAGAAAAGAAAAAATAATAAAATATTAAAATTAAGAACGGCTTTATAAAGAAATTGCAATTGTACGATGTAAACAGAAGGAAAATAGAAAAATGACAATAGTAAAAGCATTAATGAGTGATGAATATAATTTGATATTATCTACCGGACACAAATGGTTGGTATATGATACTCAATTTAATATGTGGGTAGTTTATGAACAAGTGAGACGCAAAGTTGTGAAGATAATCGAGACAGAAATAGAAGATGAAGCAGTAGCAGAACTAATTAAATAATTTTGTCCGCACGAATTGCTTGTTTTATGCTTTTGCGGACGTAAATAAAAGGAGAAATAAAACGACACTAGAGAGATTTGAAGAAATATTTGACAACACAGAAAGCGACCACAAACGACAAAGTAAGATATTTAAGGGACTTGAAATAATAAGAAAATATTTACCAGATGCTGATATTGAAGCTGCTGAACACGATATTATTTATGCGGCTGATGTAGATGAATTAATAGAGGCGGGCATAACAGAAGATGATGTAAAAGAACTGGCTAAATTAACTTGGCATATTGATGAGGATGCTTTGGCGCACTTTGCGTGATAGTTTGCAATAAACATAACATAAACTTGAGGTCTTTTTGATTTGCTGATTAAACCGTGAGAAGTGAACATGGATAATATTATGAATTATGGACTAACATTTTATTGTGTGTTAGGGAAATGGAGTAAACCAAAAATACAGTGGATGAAAGCAACGAGAAGTTTGAGAATATGTTTAGGATTTGTTGCCATAAAAATTGGGTTGTATGATTTAGAAAGATGGGAAAAGAAAGTTTTAATTGCATATATAAAAACAACTGATAGCGACGAGTCGGTTTAACAAATTAATGGAGTGAAAATGTTTAGCAAGATTGAAAGATTAAAAAGAAAAGCTAAAAAGTATTACCAAGAATACAACCGAATACTTGATGGAATGGATTGCGGAGTAACATTAGCGTTGCAAATATCTTCCCGGTTGAGCATAGCGAAAACTAATTTCAACAATACTTTAGATGAATTGGCAAAGATCGATCCGCAATGTACCACGAAGAGACTATGATAGTCAAAAACATGCATAACTGATCAGCGATTAAACGCACCGGGCATAAAAAGAGAGATTAAAAGTATAATTAACATATTAAACAATAAAATAGCCGCACAAAAGATAGGTGCCGTTCTTGATTATGTAGTTAGTTTTTGAGGAGCGAAAATATGCAATTACATCCAGCAACATTAATTCTATTGGATAAAGAGGATATTATAGATGCTATTAAACAAGCAATTTATAAAGAATATCCAGAGTTTAGATCAACATACAATATTATCATTGATACGAAATTGGAAAGAGTAGAAGTAAGAGCAATTTGTTATACGCCCGTTAAAAAGGCAAATGATAGCGACGAGTAAAACTAACAGAGTTGGTTTTAAAGGGTTTTACGGAATAAACACTAAAATAAAATTGAGGTAAAAATGTTAAAATGTAATAACAAATTTTGCTATAATAATTCAATAGCTGGATGTTCACTTGAGTTTGAAACACAAACTGATTGCGATACATATAATGACTATAATGAAAGCAACCTTGTTGAAAACCGAGTTAGCCAAGCCGCTTCTCGGGCGGTGCAAGCCGCCGAAAATTTAGAACAAAAGATTAAAGAGTTTGCAGACATACGCGGATTAAAGTGTTCAAAAACTTTGAAAAGTTCCTGGAGGGGTTAATATGATACATGACTTAAAGAAAATAATATTTTTAGACATTGATGGAGTTTTAAATTGTGAAATAGATGCTATTCAAAACGAATTTGAAGATATTTCTAAAAGATGTGTTAAGATGTTAAATACGATTATTAAAGAGACAGATGCAAAGGTTGTAATATCTTCTGTTTGGAGAAATAATAGAACAGTAGACCAATTACAAGAACTTTTAGAAAAATATGGATTCGAAGGTGAAGTAGTAAGTAAAACTCCCCATCTAGGTCAAGGAAGTTTAAGAGGTAATGAAATTAGATGGTGGATTGAAACAAATATACCTTATGAGGAACAAAACAATTTTAAATACGTAATACTTGATGATGACAGTGACATGTTATTATGGCAAAAAGATAATTTTTTATGTGTAGATGGGTATTGTGGAATTACACCTAAAATAGTGTATAAAGCTTGCTGGATTTTGAAAGGTAAAATAGGAGTTTAATTTAAAGATAATTAATGTATAGTATATATAGGAAATTATAAAACAAAGATTTTAAAGGTATATAATATGTTTTGTAATCATAAATACAGTAAGGTTGAAGGTAATTATCAATATTGTACAAAATGTGGAAAAGCAATTGCAGCACCTAAAGTAGAATGTAATCATAGTTGGGAGGAATACGGTGTATATGAAAAACATAGTGGAACAACAGGTTATCTTACAGGTTACATTATCGTTAATAAATGCAATAAATGCAGAACTTTTGAAAAATTTGAAATATCAGTATACAAGTAATTACATTTAAAATGCAATTATTTAATTAGGAGATAAAAATTATGTTTTTTAAGTCTATTACATTATCAAGTAAGCATTGGTCAGTTAAATTATTAAAATATGTATTTCCAAGCCTTCCACGTTTTTATAATTTCTGCCCTCATTTTTGGTTAGCCAATCTTGCTTTAATCATACTTCCATTTTTGCTTTTATGGAAAGGCACAGTTTGGAGTTTTGTGAAGTTAGTAAAACCTCTTGTAAAATTATTATCTGAATGGTTTGATGAATGGGATAGTGTTCAACAAGAAAAACATGCAACTAAAGTATTAAGTACACTATCTAAAGAAGAGTTAAATATACTTGCCTATGCTTACGATTTGGGACTTTACAATTATCATCGTAAACGGCTAAACCGTTACTTTTTTGAAGATATAGATAAACGTGTAGCAAAACATCTTACAAAAGCTTTTAATATACTAATACGTTCTAGTATAGGCGTCACGTCTTTAAGACATGTAATAATCCAATCAAATTATAATTCTAATTCTATGGAAGAAATATATAATAAATATTTTAACGATAATAAAAAGACATACGTTCCTCCTAAAGAAATTATACATGTAAAAAAGAGATCTTGGTACCCGACAGCAATAAAGATATCTAAAGTATTAGTTAGTCTTCTTTGCATACCTGCATTGTATGCTATATATAAATTAATTTATTTATTTGGTTTATTTATTGGATGGGTATGGTATTGGATAACGTATGCTTTTTATAATTGGGATTGGGCTGCAATAGGACAAGCAGCATTATATATACTTATATTTGTAGCTACGCTTTTTATTATCAAATTCTTTAGTAAAAGATTTTCAGGCAGCTTAGTACTCACTGATTGGTTATGTAAAATATTACTTAAAATTGGAAATATGTTTGTAATAATTGGAAGAGGTTTAGCTTGGATAGGTAGAGGAATTAGATCAGTTTTTTCATTTTTCTGGGAAGCAATTAAATCATTCAAAGCTGATAACTGTCCTGAAATTATTTGGAAAGATTAAAATGGTAAAAGCAAAAAAAGAGACATACGAACTTAGATTAATTACATTTAAAAGAGGTTTACAACGGATGTTCTCTATTGTTGAAGTATATTTTAATAAAAAAAGACAGCCTGAATGCGGTGTTCTTGAACCTGTATTTTTGTGTCATCGTAAATTACCCCAACTTAAAAATAAAGTTAGTACACTTATGGAAGTTTTTAATAAACCAATTCTAGATTTTGATAATAATTTAAAGACATACCGTGAGCAAAAAAGACGTAAAAAGAACGAGTGTGCTTGTAAATCCAGACCATATTAATTTAGTTATAGCAGCTTTACTTTTTAACGGTTCTGCAGATTTATGTGTTGCTTGGAAAGAAGAAGATTATATAAAACTGGTTGATATTGCTGAAGACATAATTAAAGTAGTCAGGTTAAACAGTAAAACAATTGATTTATCTTTTCTTAGTTTTTGCGGTTCAAAGTTTGACTACAATTTTGAAAATCCTAATATGGTAAAAAGAGTTAAAAAGTTAATTAAATTAGCAGAAGGAAAATAAGATGGACGGAACACCTTTAGAACAAGCATTAATGAATAAATTACAAGTTACAATTACTTACACAAAAGAAAAGACAGGTGAAGTAAAAATTCATACTGGAGGTATTACTAAGATAGGTGTAAACAAAGCCGGTAAACCCGCTCTTTGGCTATGGGATACTTCTCTTCAAGATAATATACGTCAAATGTTGTTATCAAATATAAATAGTTTTCAAGTTTTAGATACTCCATTTGTAGTACCTAATGGATGGCCTCTTGAATTAAACGGGCAGATAATTGGATATTAAATAAATAAATTAAGATGGAAACAAGAAATTGAGTAAAAATTATTGGATTATAGCAGATTCTCACTGGGGGCATTCTAATATAATTAATCTTTGTGATCGTCCTTTTCACGATGTTAAAATGATGAATGATTATATGTTAATGAGATGGAATCAAGTAGTAAAAGAAAGAGATATTGTTTACCATTTAGGAGATATGTTTTGGACTGAAAAAACAGCTTTAGAAATATTACCTCAATTGAAAGGAGAAATTCATTTAATACTAGGCAACCACGATAGAAATTGGAAAAGAGTATATAATAGGCTACAAAGAAGTCCATTAAATCCACTTTCAAATTTAATTATAGAAGAAAGAGATATTGTAACGATTTCGGAGCCAATTAAGGCCATACTTTGTCATTATCCTTTATTATCCTGGAATGGAGCTGCTCATGGAGTGTTACATTTTGCAGGACACACTCACGAAAAGTGTAAGAGTGAAGGACAGAGAGTTAATATTTGTGTTGAAAATATTGATTATACACCTATAAATTTAAATACATTAATTGGATACGAACAGCAAGTAAAAGATTACTATAATATTTTAGATCTAATTAAAGCTATACAGGAGAAAAATGGGTAATAGACGAAAACTTATTATTTATATAAGTGGAGCCTATTACGGGAATGATAATGGAAAGATTATTAAAAGTAATAGTCAACTTGCAAGAGAATGTGCTATAGAATTGTAGGAAAAGGGATTTACGGTTATTTGTCCTCATTTGAATACTTCTCATATGGAAAAAGATTGTAAAATTAGATATAAGGATTATGTAGAGGGAGATTGTGAAATACTTAAAAGATGTGATTGTGTGTTTATGCTTCCTAATTGGAAAAATTCAAGAGGATCTTGTTTAGAGAAAGAAGCTGTAGAGAGTGAAAAAATATACGTTGTTTATACAATGTAAGAATTAGAGGATTTGTATGTTTGAATATTTTGTAAGTTACCCACTTAATTATTTAAGTACAGTTCACAATGTTGTAAATGCTTTTATAACTTTAGATTTTGAAGTAAGAACACATGGGGACGTTTTAAAATTAGAAGAGTTGTTAATAGAATAAAAGAGTGATTGTGTATCTGTAATTACTCTTATTAGTTTTCAAAAATTAAAAGGTTAAAATGAAAAAGGTGTTAATAATTGGACCTTCAGGTAATTCAAAAGAATACGAAGTCGACGGATTTGAATTAAGTTCAAGTAAATATGAGGGGTATGAATTAGTTTTAATACTGTTAAAAGAACAAGAAGAAGAAAATTTAGCTACTACAATACCTATTACTGCTACAGAAGTTACATTTGAACTTGTACCTCAACCTTCTAAAAAAGGTATTATTAATGATGTAAAGGAATCTTTTTCTGAACCTTTACGAAATCTAACTCAATCTGATATGTTAGTACAATTAAGAGAGAGTAGAGAGATTGTCTTTTTAGATTCAAAAGTTTCTTTAAACGTTACAGGCAAGGCTACAATAAGCACACTAAAATACAGTTTAGACAGAGATGGTTTAAATGAAGCCATCCAAGAATTAATAGATAAAGAAAAAATTCTTACACAGACATACCAAATGCAAATACTAAAAGAAGCATTAGTTGTGTACAACGCAACAGAAGATAAATTTTATATAAGAGAAGAGGTTAATTGTGGACACACAGAAGTCACTAAAGTTTAGTGATATAGATATTCACTCAGATATCGACAAGAAAGTTGAAGGTGAGGTAGATATAGTGAAAGAAGATTCAATAGAAAAGAAAGCAGATCTTTATCAAAGAGAATTGTTTACTATTATTCCGGAAGATCACGACCCTTCTTTAGGTATTTTTCCTGGCGATCAGCAATTATCTAATCGATACGTATTATTATGGAATAGTATAAAAACTATTACACCCTCAATCATCGATAAAGGTTATAAAATACTTAAAATAAAAATAGCTTCAGAATCAATAATTACCAACGAGTTGCGAAATTTAGGAGGAGGAGTGTATGCTTTAAAATACATATCTAATACTCTTCCTTTTGAAGAAGTTAAAAGTATAAATTATACAGAATAAAGGTGAATAGTAAATGAAAGTCAATAATCAACAGCGTAAATTAATTAAGCAAAGAATGTTAGAAAAGGGTATACAAAATTGGTTATTTCAAGAAATAAAGAAACAAGACGTATTCCACGACTTTGCATCAAAGTTTTTTGAAACATATGAAAGAACAAATTTTTCTATTGAAAATCCTAATTATATAATATCTAAATATAGTATTAATTAAAACAAGAGGTAAAGTGAAGATCACTGGTAATGTAGCTGATGTGGAACTTGTCAATCTTAAATTGAGCAATCTTAAAGGACAAGAAAGTAGGTGTAGTGAATGTTTAGAACCTTTTGATGTAGGAGATAAAATTATTGTAATATCTGATGGAATAGTTAATTCTAATGGAGATATTGAACTGTCAGAGATAATGCATTTTGTAAAAACAAAAGCAATTAGAGACTTTTTAACTAGGTATATAGATTTACTTGAAAAATCTACAAATAAACCTACCGATGAAATTGTAAAAGTACAGCCAGATAACTAAATATTTACAATATTCATTAAAAATATGATTGAAATTGAGCAATCCTTTAAGCTACCAAGAGTTTCCAGAGAGTGTAAAGCAATTTGTATCTTACTGTTTTAAAGATTGTCTATCTAAGTATTCTTTGTTAGATAATAAATTACAAGCACTTTACATTTCATTTGAACCTCGTCCCTTACAATACCCAGATTATGTTAAAGCAGAGCTTATTTTACCTAACAAAATAGCTTATTTCGATAAAGGAAATATTAGGTGGGATGGTATTATGCATGAAATTACTCATTTAATTCAGTATCACCTAAACGGAAAAGAAGAAAATATACCCTATCTTTCTAATTATAGCAAGGTTGCATCGTTTAATTTTGAGAATTATCAAAAAGATGAATCTGAAGTACATGCTTTTAAAATACAAGCAGCTTTTGTGGAATATAGAAAACAAAGATTAAATTGGAATAGTATTAAAGTAAGTAATTCATCTTTAAATAATCAAACTACTTATTACATATATGATGCTAAAACTGGAATATTTATAAAAGAAGTTTATAGTTTAGAAGAAATCAGTCAGTTATATGGAATTTCTCCAGCATTTTCTAAACGTGCTATTGAGAACAACTGGGCTATGAAAGGTGTTTATATTTTAGATGCAAGTAAGGAAAAAAAGAAAAGATTACGTATACCTAATCGCCAAGAAAGAGAATCAGAGATAAGAGGAGTAAAGATAATAGGAACAAATCCCGAAACAGGAACTGAATATTCTTTTAATTCTGTAAGTGAAGCTGCAAGAGAATTACATATTAATAGACTTAGTATAATTCATGTATTAAAAGAAAGACAGGGTACTGCAGGGGGAATGAAGTGGAGGTATGCAGAGAATTCTAAAAAAGAAATAAACAAGAATCAATGGCTTAATAAAACATTTGTATTAAATGATTCTACTAAATTAGAAGTAGTTGATGTGAACGATGCACAGGAACCTATTTTTGTGTTGCGAGATGTCAACACTAAAAAGTTATTTAGATATAATGAAAGTTCGTTAAGAGAAAATATTCTAAAAGGTATGTTAGTTGAAATTTCTCAAAATAAACTCTCTTGGCAAGTAGAGACTAACGAATTTTACGAATTAGAAAGATTACTCAATAATAAACATTACTCTTATCATTTAGAAGGAAATACATTTATTATTGATCATGGAGGAAATGTATATCTTTATTCTCTTACATCTCTACCAGATAACATACAATTTAATAACAGAGGATATGTAGATCTTGATTCTCTTACATCTTTACCTAATAACATACAATTTAATAATGAAGGAAATGTATATCTTTATTCTCTTACATCTCTACCAGATAATACACAATTTAATAACAGAGGAAATGTATATCTTAATTCTCTTACATCTCTACCAGATAACATACAATTTAATAATGAAGGAAATGTAGATCTTCGTTCTCTTAAATCTCTACCAGATAACATACAATTTAATAACAGAGGAAATGTATATCTTGATTCTCTTACATCTTTACCAGATAACATACAATTTAATAACAGAGGAAATGTATATCTTGATTCTCTTACATCTTTACCAGATAACAAATACGATATATTTAAAAACGGTGGAGGAATAGTTTATTACAATAATTATACTTCTCAATTTAACCCTAAAGATAGAAAGAAATTAAGTTGGCAAGATGTAGAAGATTTAACTGGATGGATGGTTAGATTGGAAAATACTTTTTACGGGACTTTATACGGTATAGTATTATTAGATCTTCCGGGTGAATTGGAAGCTATGTGGAGAAGTTCTGAAGGGGGAGCTAAAGAAGTATACTATTACCATAAAAATAATACCGCTTTTTTAACAAAGAGATATGATAAAAGACATATTGATATTTTTCCTCTTTATAAAGTAGAAGAAACTAAGTTATCTTGGCAAACACCTCAAACATGGAAGGATTTTGAAGGGTGGTTAGTAAAAGAAAATGTTGAAAACACTCGAATACCTTATGCTGTGATAAAAAAAGTAGCTATTTCTGAAATAAATCAAAATTATGTATTTGTAGAAGCATTTTTTGCTCAAACGGCAGAAGATGCAGTGCGTTATTATCAACAAACAACAGATTCTTTTGTGTACCCTTTTACAAATTTAGATATTAATAGATTTACACCCATTCGTTACATAGGTAACCAAAATGAACAATAGTCAAGTCCAACAAATTTTACAATACTTAAAACAAAAACAAGGTCGACCTATATATTTATCTGATCTTGCAACAGATTTGAGTATTACTGAAGATATAACTCCTTTAATTACAGCAGGTTATATTTATCCTTACAATCAAGGATTATTTTTAACTCAATTAGGAGAACAATTTTTAAAAAGTAAAAATGTTTCGGATTATTATAATAACATACGAAAGTTTCATGCAGGAATACATCCTAAGAATAGGGAATTAACAGAAAATGCAAATATTCAAGATCAATGGTTAAAACATTTTTTAACAGCTCTTCAACAGTTTAAAATTAACCATCCTGAATTACAAGATTTATTTGCTATACTAGGAGTTAAAGCTGAAGAAGATATAGGTACGTGGCACGATGCTAAGGAATTTATTAAAGATGCTCAAGCAATTTTTAATAAATGGAATTTTGGGGAGTTTAAAAATCTTGCATATACAAAAGAAAAAGGAGTTTATACCGTACCTGAAGCATTGAATTCAGTTGAGCATGCTATAGCTGAATCAATGACAAGATTGGAACAATATTCAAAGCGACATAAGAATTTGTTTAGAGATTCAAGTCGTTACAGACAAGTATATGATGAAGTAGAAAGTCTTGTTTATAACTTAGATCAGAAATTTGAAGAGCAATTGAAAATAAATTTAGCTAATTATAAAATAGGTTCTGTAATTGATATTAATTTATTAGAAACAGAATCTCTTCATGCAATTACTCTCTCAAGAGGTTATAGTAAAAGTGATATAGATTTTGTTAAAATAACGTTATCTAAATTAGGTAATCAATTAATCGAAAAAGCTCGGACAGTTCTTCCTGACATCTTTTTTAGTAATGAAGATTCTCAATCTGTTTTTACACGTTTATTTGAAATGATGCATCAAAGAAACGGTACGTTAGCCTATCAAAATTTTAAAGCATCTGCTTCCCACACACCTCTTGGAAATGGTGTGTTTGCATTATTATTTAACGGTCAAGATTACAGTACCGGAACATCTTTTTTTTACAGATGTAATTTTGATGATTTAACAATTATTAATTGTAATTTTAGTAATACTAATTTAAGTGATACAAGCTGGACAAATGCAAAAATTAGCAATTGTAATTTTGAAGGAGCAAATTTAACAAACGCTGAAATGGGTGATGTAGAATTATTTGATAATAACAATGTTACGGGAGTTAATTTTACTAATGCATGGGTATCGAGAAAAATTCTGCAAAGTGCACCGGACATTCAAGGTGCAAGAACTAACGGAATGGTTTCTATTACAAAAGATGACATGAAAGCTAAAGGATATAGAGGAAAAGAAAGTTTTGATCACGAGTATATAAGTACCAAACAAAAAGTACCTGGCTATACAATGAATGCTCCAGGAGATGAATGGAATAATTTAATATTTGCTACTGATAAAGCTAATGAATTTCCATCTGATCTATTTCAAGCTTTCAATTATCATGGAGGTAGCTTAAATTATAAAGGTAAAAGTAAAAATGATAAAATATTAGGATGGATTGGAGGTAAGTGGAGGAAAGATAAAGGAATACTTTATGTTACTGAAATGCAGTCAGATTTATTACAAAATACAAGAAGAGTCAGAAATAAGGATGATTACAATCAAAAGAATTGGACTAGGACTAAATTTAATAAAGACTGGCCTGCATTGGCTTCTAAACTTGAAAATAGATTTGACGGGTGGCAGAAAGTATTTTTTAATAATGCTTTACGAGAAGCTCAGCGTAGAAATGCAAGTTATGTTTACGTACCTACATCAGTTTACTATGAAGAGAAACATTCAAATGCTCCTTTTAAGTATTATGATGCAATAGTTCAAAACTACCCCCACACAACCACTTCAGACGGTAACTGGAATGTTATTGATATGAAAGATTCAGGACAGATGTTAATAGCCGCAATGGAGGATAGTCTCGATAAATTTGCAAATTTAGTTGCATTAAGTTTAGACTATCACACCTGGAAAATTTATATAGAAACTTACATTAAAAAGTTCGTAGAAGATCAGGAACAATTAACGAAAGGGTTAGAAAGTAAAGAAGAATTAGCAAAAGACGCTTACAAGTTTATGTTAGAAGCTATTCCTCAGAATGTTCAAAATGATTCAGATTTTAAAGATATTTTAGAGGCTGCGGTTGAAGAATTAGAAGATGACGGATATGGAAATATTTTAGAAGAAGCACAATTTAAAACTCCCACTCAAAATCCTCTTGAAACCCTTAATTTTGGAAACCGTCCAGATGAAGATGATGAAGGAGCTGTACATATAGATCCTTCAGGTCAGCCCATGGAGCCTGAAAAATTACAAGAAGGACACGGAGAAGAAATTTATAACCCTCTTCGTTCTCTTGATTTTAATCGAAAAGATTACGAAGTAGAAAAACAAAGTATGGTTAATAAATATTTAGATGAATTAAGTCAAGCTAAAAGAGGTGGAGATCAAAATAAAGTTAATAGTATTAAGAAGAAATTAGATGAATTAATTAGTTTATCGAGTCTTTCGTTTAAAAAAGAAAGCTGGCAAGTAGAGACTAACGAATTTTACGAATTAGAAAGATTACTCAATAATAAACATTACTCTTATCATCTAGAAGGAAATACATTTATTATTGATCATGAAGGATATGTATATCTTAATTCTCTTACATCTCTTCCAGATAACATACAATTTAATAATGAAGGATATGTAGATCTTTATTCTCTTACATCTCTTCCAGATAACATACAATTTAATAATGAAGGATATGTATATCTTCGTTCTCTTACATCTCTACCTAATAATGTACAATTTAATAACAGAGGATATGTAGATCTTTATTCTCTTACATCTCTACCTAATAACATACAATTTAATAATGAAGGATATGTATATCTTAATTCTCTTACATCTCTACCTAATAACAAATATGATATATTTAAAAACGGTGGAGTAGTTTTTTATAATCACCATAACTCTCAATTTAATCCTAAAGATAGAGAAAAATTGAGTTGGAAAGAAGTTGAAGATGCGATTCCTAACGTGTGGAGTAGAGGCTGTAAGTTTTCTTCTCCTCTTGATTGGCGTTCAGGAAAAGATTCATGGAAGAATTTGGAATTTAATTATGACCCTTCTCGAGGACAACAAATTCATCAATATGAACCTACACACGATGAAGAACAAGGTAATGGTGCTCTTAATTCACTTGACTTACAAGATTTATACTATGCAGATAATTTTAAAGAACCCATTACAATAGATAAAAAAGATAAAGAAATAGAATCTCTAGACTGGACTACTCGAAATAATTTACAATTTGGAATTTAATTATGTATTGGGCTGAAATTACAGATTACACAGGTTGGATGGTAAAATTAGAACATTCTGGTACATCATTAGCACCTTGGGATACTATGTATGGAATAGTCACATATCAATATCCGGAAAGCGATTCTATTTATTTATTTGATGGATGGTTTTACTATCATGAAGAAGATGTATTAGAAAGGTATGATCCAACACGAACAGGTAATATGAGAATATGGAAAGGTTTGGTAAAAAACGTACATCCGTTATATAAAATAGATTTGAATGTTAATAAACAAGCTAATGAATTCACTTATACAGATGCTTCCGATGTAAATCAATCAGTTTTTTCTCCAGGAAAAGAGGAATTTCATACTGAAATATTTCCATTTTTAAAAGATGAATTTATTGGAGAGGACGAAGTACCTATTAAGTTTATATTAGATCCAAACAGTAAAGGGTATACTAAGATTGATGAACCTCAGGGAACAGCTTATAATGGAATAAGAGCTTCATTAGATAAACTCTCTTGGCAAGTAGAGACTAACGAATTTTACGAATTAGAAAGATTACTCAATAATAAACATTACTCTTATCATCTAGAAGGAAATACATTTATTATTGATCATGGAGGAAATGTAAATCTTGATTCTCTTACATCTCTACCAGATAACATACAATTTAATAATAGAGGATATGTATATCTTGATTCTCTTACATCTTTACCTAATAACATACAATTTAATAACAGAGGATATGTAAATCTTTATTCTCTTACCTCTCTACCTAATAATGTACAATTTAATAATAGAGGAAATGTAGATCTTAATTCTCTTACATCTCTACCAGATAACATACAATTTAATAACAGAGGAAATGTATATCTTTATTCTCTTACATCTCTACCTAATAATGTACAATTTAATAACAGAGGATATGTATATCTTGTTTCTCTTAAATCTCTACCTAATAACAAATATGATATATTTAAAAACGATGGAGTAATTTCTTATAATCGCCATAACTCTCAATTTAACCCTAAAGATAGAGAAAAATTAAGTTGGCAAGAAATAGATAATTATGCTGGTTGGTTAGTCAAACTTAAAAACAAAAGAAATACTAATGATAAAGGTAGAGTTTTTCTTGTTTTATCTGATGTATGGAAGGAAAAAGATGAAGTTATTACAGGATGGAGAGCTCATGTATTTACTAAAGAGTATGATAGAGAGGTTACTGAAAAAGAACAAGAACAAGATGTAATTAATCAATTAAAAAATGGAGATAGTATTGCTCGATTGACTGGACAATTTTATGATAAAATCCCTATTCGAAAAGTTTTAGATTTAGATAAAATTGCTTCTAAAAAGAGTCTTTTCATATATATTAAACCGGACGAAAAGTTACCTAAAGCGCTTCAAAACGAAAAAGCTCTCCATATTACATTAGTATATTTATCTAATACAGTTGATGATAAAAGAGAAGAATGTTTAAAAGATTTACAAAAAGTACTAAAAAAATACAAAAAACCGGAATGTAATTTTACTGGTAAAGCAAATTTTAATAATACTGATAATTCTAATGTATTATTAATAAACTTTGAGAACGGTGCTGAGTTATACTCTGATATAATTAAAGTATTAAGTAAATATGTAGAAATTGATAGAGATTATAATTTCATTTCTCATATGACTATTGAAAACGATATTGATATGAAAAATGTTGAAGATTATAAATGGAAACCTGATAAAATTCATGTTGAGTTTGAAAAAGACGTACCTGCAGTTACTATTGAGTTTGAAACAGGAGAATTAGGAGAAGAAGAAAATTTAGATAAAACTTCTACTTTAAATAGTTTAAGTTGGCAAGAAAATAATCTCAATACAGTACTTTTAAAAGCAACTATAGATGATATATGGAAAGTAACAAATCCTGATAATAGTTATTACATAAGTATGGAATACACGGATTTACAAGAAGATAATAGTGTAGGAGGTGCCGGTAAGTGGACACGTACTCTTCCTGAATTATTTTTTGAAATTAAAAAATACAAAGAAGGAGAAACTTGGAATACAGGATTTAAAGTTCCAGAAAATTGGAAAGTTAAGTATGTGGGAAGGTTAGAAGATTTAGAGAAGGAATATCAAGATGTCAAAAAAAATCAAAGTACTGAAACACAAAAAGAAGCTAATTTTACATATAATCAAAAAGTATCCGAAAGCAATGAAAAAATTAAGTTAGCATGGAAAGATACAGATATTGAAATATTTGCTCCAAATACAATTTGGGCTGAAGAAGTTCAACGTTATGGAGAAAACGTATTAAGATATTGGTATGTTAAAGAAAAGTTAGGATACGGTGTCATTTTTGGTATGGATGATTATGATTTAGATATTCTCAAAAGAAAAGTTATAGGAGAAAGTCATAATGATGGTCATTTTAATTTTTATAATTCAATGGGAGATCCTAATGAATATAAATTTGTTCAAAAATGGGACCCTCTTCAAGTTAAATTAGGAAGTCGAGAAAAATTAAGTTGGCAGGAAATTTCTGAAGATTTAATCGGATGGGTGGTAGAAGTGCACGGAGGATACAGGGTAATTCTTGATAGTATTGATCGAGATTGGTATACTGTAACAGCTAAATTCTCTACCGAACAAGAAGCAAAAGAAAGATACAGTGAAGGATCATTTAGTACATTTATGTTAAATAAATCTCAAAAATTTCAACCTCTATATAAAGTTGATCTAACTAAACAAGCATCTAATGAAACAAATTTTACTGAATACAAAGATAGAAATCGAAAAATGTATGAAGAGAGATCGAAATATTACGATGACAAAGATGGAGGTAAAATCTTTTGGTCTTCTACTCAAGCTCAACAATCTCGATTTGAAACCTTAATTGGAATAGGAGATTTAACTGACAAGAAGATATTAGATGTAGGATGCGGTCATGCAGATTTACTAGATTACATAGAAAAAAAAGGAATAAAAATTCAAGAATATGTAGGTATTGACATTGTAAAAGATATCGTTGAGAAAGCAAGAGAATTACATCCAAATATGAATATTGAAATAAGAGATATACAAAAAGATCCAATAAAAGATGAAAGTTTTGATTATGTTTTTGGTAGCGGTATATTCGCTCTTAATACCGAACAATGGAATCAATACGTAATTGACATGCTACAAAAATTACTTGAAACAACTCGTATTGGTGTAGCTGTAAACTTTCTTAAAGCATCTCAATTTAATCAAAGTAGTCAGTTAAAATATAATAATGCTCAAGATGTATTAAATTTGATTAAACAAAATGTTACGGATAAAGTTATTTTAAAAGAAAATTATTTAAATGATGATTTTACTTTGTACATTTTTAAAAATCAAAATAAACTTTCTTGGCAAGTAGAGACTAACGAATTTTACGAATTAGAAAGATTACTCAATAATAAACATTACTCTTATCATTTAGAAGGAAATACATTTATTATTGATCATGAAGGAAATGTAGATCTTTATTCTCTTACATCTCTACCTAATAACATACAATTTAATAATAGAGGATTTGTAAATCTTGCTTCTCTTTTATCTTTACCAGATAATATACAATTTAATAATGAAGGAAATGTATATCTTAATTCTCTTACATCTCTACCTAATAACATACAATTTAATAACAGAGGAAATGTATATCTTTATTCTCTTACATCTCTTTCAGATAACATACAATTTAATAATGAAGGATTTGTAAATCTTGATTCTCTTACATCTTTACCAGATAACAAATACGATATATTTAAAAACGATAGAGTAGTTTTTTATAATCACCATAACTCTCAATTTAACCCTAAAGATAGAGAAAAATTAAGTTGGAACTTAAATTTAGAAAATGCTAGTTATGAAACTATTTTACGTGCACCAAAATATAGTGTATGGAAATCTATTGACAGTAATAATTTCTCTATTTACTTTGTTCTTCTAAAAGAAGGAGGAGTTGAAGATGCTGATGGAAGAATTGATTTATACGGATTTTGGAAAGAAAAATTTGATTATGTATTGAGTACGGCAAAATATATTATTAGTATAAGAAACGTAGACAGCACAGGTTACCCCTTTTATATAGATAAACATTGTAAATTTACATATTTAGGTCAACTAGAAGATCTAATAAAGGAATATCAAGATGAAACCGAAGAAGATCAAGACACCGAAGAAGGGAGTATAAAAATGGCAAAAAAGATTAAGACAAAAAAACAAAAGAAAGTTCTCATTAAGCATATAGTTTTGAAATTTCCCAAGACGATGAAAAAACTGAGTTAGAAAAGTATGTTAGATATAAAATATTGCGCTTGTGGGTGCGATGGAGGGTATTGGCATAGTACGGCGAAAGCAAAAATTATTGATCAAGAAAAAGACGAGATTGCAAAAGATAATGGATACGCATTAAATTAGATATAGGTTAAATTATGCAGAGGAAGTAACGGAGCTTATTGAACTTCATTATAATGAGCTAGTACAAATGTTTAACGTGGGTTAGTAGATATGAGAGACAACCGGCATCAAGCACTTTTTATAGAAAAGGGTATAGTAAGTCTAACCACTGAGATACTTAAAAAAGCTTCTTTAGAAGATTTTGAACAAATCACAATAAGTGATATATATGATATTCATAACAGTATTCTCAGCGAGTATGGAGGACTTCCAGGAGAAAAAGAAGATACAAGAGGAAAAATAGAAGCTACAATTGGAAGAATGAATTCAGGTTTTGGAGAAGAAGAATTTTATAAAGATTTAATTGAAAAAACAGCCATTCTCATGCATAGTTTAATTACTACACACCCATACGTAGACGGAAATAAAAGAACAGCTCTCGGAAGTGGTTTATACTTTTTACATTTAAATGGATTTACCTTAGAAGATAGTGAAGAATTAGCAGATTTAATAATTTCTATAGCCGAAGGAGTAGCAAGTCACAAAAATCTCATTTATTATATAAACGCTCATAAAAAAGAATGGAATGAAGAGTTTTATGGAGAAAATTACCATACTTTGATTGATACACACAATTTACTCACTTAAACGGAGTTTATATGTCAAGCAGTAAATCAAAAGCATTGCAAGATGAAATGCAATTATTTTTAATTGCTAATTACTATAAAATGACAGATAAGGATATAGCAATTTCTTTTATGGAAAAGTATAATAAAGTATATGATATTATTAGTACTGTAGATACAATTAGAAAAAGATTTGGAGACTTAAGGTTTAAATTAGGTTTACCTGCATTTACTTCTCTAGTAAAAGAGTTAGATGTAAAAAAGTCAGATTCAAATTCCTTTTCTTCATTTGAAATACTTACCAAAAAAGACAAGGACAAGGATAAAATAATAAAAATATTAAAAAGTTCTCAAGAAGGTACATCTTTAGATAGTCTATCTAATAAAATAAGTGAATCTATAGATTATGCTCAATACATAGTAAATGAAATTATCTCAGAGGGTTATGATTGTTTTTTGGAAGATGGTAAGTATTTTATTAATACAGAAGCAAGACAGGGAGGTTATCATACTATAAATTTAGAAAAATTTGAAAATAAGTTTTATAAATTTGGTGCGGTTGCGGATACCCATCTAAATTCTAAATTTGAAAGATTAGATGTATTGAATGCCTTGTATGATGTTTTTGAAAAAGAAAAAGTTACAACTGTATTAAATGGAGGAAATTGGATTGATGGAGAAGCAAAGTTCAATAAACACGATTTAATTAATCATGGAATGACTAAACAAGTAAATTACTTTATTAAAAATTATCCTCAACGTAAAGGGATTACAACATTAATTGTTTCTGGAGACGACCACGAGGGGTGGTATTGGCAAAAAGAAGGGGTAAATATCGGAGAGTATTTAGAAATGAAAGCTCTTCAACATGGTAGAAAAGATTTGATAAATTTAGGATATGTCGAAGCTGACATAGATTTAAAAGCAAGTAATGGAGGTTCTAAATTAAGGTTGATGCATGGAGGAGGAGGTACTGCATATGCAATGAGTTATACTCCTCAAAAAATGATTGAAAGTTTTCAGGGCGGTGAAAAACCTTCTATTTTACTATTAGGACATTATCATAAAGCTGATTATATGTTTTATAGAGATGTACATTGTTTACAGCTAGGAACAGTTCAAAATCAAACTACATTTATGCGTAAAAAGAAAATTCAAGCACACATAGGTGGATGGATAATAGAATTTCAACAAAGTAAAGATGGAGCTATTAATAGATTTAAGTGTGAATGGTTATCGTTTTTTAATGAGACTTTTTATGAAAGAAACTTATATTACAATGAGTAATTAAAGTATTTGAAAAATTTTATTGTAAATAAAGATAAAAACAAAATAGTAAATTGCGATGCAAACCGTGCAAAAATGAACATTCTTGAATTCATTATTTATATAGATCAATATTCATATTTTACTGATTTGTTGAGAGGATTTAAGGAAGGTTTAAAAGGATTTTGTATACTAATTATGTCTATTCTAGGAGTATTACTATTTCCTGTTTTTTTATTTATACGTGCATTTTTGGCTATAAAAAGGTCCAAGAAAGAAGTAAATTATTGGAATAGTTTAAAGAAAGGTAATTAAATTGAAAGAGCTTGATCTGATAGCTGAAGAACTTATTAAAAAACTTTCTTCTATGAAAGTAACCCCTTCACAAGTTCACTTGATAGAACAAGCTCTATATAAAGCTTATGTTATTGGATTTGGAATGAAATCTGATTTTAGAATAGATAAAGAATTTCCTATTATAAATATGAAAAATAGTTAGAGAAAAGTGATGATATATTGGGCTGAAATAGATGATTTAACAGGGTGGTTAGTTAAAGTAGTAAGTAAGAAAGATAAAAATTACAGTTTGTATCTTGTCGTTCAGGAAGTACGCTTACAAAAATTAAATGTAGATAAATACTGGTTAATAGGAAATGCATATTTTAACGAACGATTAGCTATTTTTAATGCAAAAAGACCTGTACTCAACCATACTATATATTCTGAAAATTATGATATTTACCCTATTCGAAAGATATTTGAATCGACTGAAAAACTTTCTTGGCAAGTAGAGACTAACGAATTTTACGAATTAGAAAGATTACTCAATAATAAACATTACTCTTATCATCTAGAAGGAAATACATTTATTATTGATCATGAAGGATATGTATATCTTCCTTTTCTTACATCTCTACCTAATAATGTACAATTTAATAACAGAGGATATGTATATCTTGCTTCTCTTTTATCTTTACCAGATAATATACAATTTAATAATAGAGGAGATGTAGATCTTGATTCTCTTACATCTCTTCCAGATAACATACAATTTAATAACAGAGGAAATGTATATCTTAATTCTCTTACCTCTCTACCTAATAATGTACAATTTAATAATAGAGGAAATGTAAATCTTTATTCTCTTACATCTCTACCTAATAACAAATACGATATATTTAAAAACGATAGAGTAGTTTTTTATAATCACCATAACTCTCAATTTAATCCTAAAGATAGAGAAAAATTAAGTTGGCAGGAAATTTCTGAAGATTTAATCGGATGGATGGTAGAGGATCAAATAAATAATGATTTGTTAAGATACGGAATTATTGTAAAGCAGCATAATAAAGTAGAGGTAGATATTATATGGGGTTTTAGTAAAGAAGACGTTTTAGAAGTAGTAAAAAATTATTTTTTAGATGCAATACCACGAAAGTCAAGAACAACTTATTACATACATATTTTAGATAATATTGTATTAATGTACGATACCGGATTACGCCCAATTAAAAATTTAAAAATTGCAGATCAGCTTCCAAAGGCTGAAGAAATTAATCAATATGACCCCGGTCCTGAAACTCTTCTTAATCAATATCCAAGTAAAAGGAAAGACAATTGGGATTATAAAAAGAGAAATACAAAAAGTGATGAAGAGATGGTATTTGAAAAAGGACTTCATCAAGACGTTAACCGACCCGAAACTGGAAGAGAATTAATTCCCTATGCATCAAAACTTTCTTGGCAAGTAGAGACTAACGAATTTTACGAATTAGAAAGATTACTCAATAATAAACATTACTCTTATCATCTAGAAGGAAATACATTTATTATTGATCATGAAGGATATGTAT